AGTGTCGGTCGCTCGGTCGGTCGGTCGCTCGGTCGGTCGGTCGCTCGGTCGGTCGGTCGCTCGGTCGGTCGGTCGCTCGGTCGGTCGGTCGCTCGGTCGGTCGGTATGTTGTCCTTTATTGGATAGCTTATACCGAAACAACAGAATGGTGTGTTTCGGTATGGGTTACCCCAACAAAATAAAGGAGGACATAATCATGGCAAAGACCAAGAAAGCAACCGCAGTAGCAGAGGCAGAGGAGACCGTCGCAGTCGTTACGACGAAGCTCGAAAAGCTCAGAAAAGACATGCGCGACACGGCAACTGCATACGCCGCCGCATACAATCGTCGCGAGTCGAAAAGAAACCTCAAGCCCCTCCGTGAAGCAGCCAACGCCGCACTTCAGGAGTACAACCTGGAGCTCGCAGCAGAGACATTCCGCAGGTGGGACAAAGAGGGCGAGCCGGTGAAAACCGCAATCCGCGAGAGGTATGTGCCTCATGCGCAGAAGTGCAGCTTCAAGACCAACGACGACGATGTAATGACGGTCGTCTTCAGTGACACCGATTACAAGGTCAATCTCCCCATGCTCTGCAAAATCGTCGGGATCGAAAAGTTCGCAAGTCCGAACTGGTTCGAAAAGGTGGAACGCCTTGCATGGCTTCTCGCAGGAAGTCTCAACAAGGAACTCGGAGACAATCCGATGTTCGACTATGAGATATCAGAGGCCACCAAAGCATTCAACTTCCCCGAAGAGATCAACCCGCATTCCGATGAGGGGACTCTCGCAGCACTCCAGCAGGTGTTCGACTCCATCCTGTTTATCCCCGATGAAAAGGGCGATAACATCATTCAGGTCAAGAGTAAGACCCTTGATAACAACCACGTATCCGCAAAAGAGTGGGCGTCCATCAAGAACTCTATGACTTACAAGGGCAAGCGCCCGGGTGAAGTCGTAATCGGCAACACCGGCTTGATGACTGAGCTTGTGGCAGACGCCATGCACGTCATATCCACGCTCGGCGACTTCAAGCTGTGCACTGCTGACAAGTAATCCATAGCACGCGCAAAAGCCGGGAGCAATCCCGGCTTCCTTAATGCAGCCAATGACGGTCACAAGCCCGTATAAATGCAGAGTGAGGAACGCACTTATAAGCGCATGTTATAAGAGTACATTTGCTATCAAATGCGTCGCCGGCAGCATGAGGAATTAAGCCCATGGTTCGGATAGTGAAAACCGCCGGAGTTAAACCGAGTTAGATGTGAAACAAGGTCGCATATGGTTTAAATGCGTCAACAAAACTAACCGAAAATAGAGATTATTAGGTTTTATAAACCTATAAATCAAGCAGTCAACCGCCGGGCTTTCTGGTCTGTTGACTGCTTTCTTATAGGCTTATAGGGTTTTTCATATCCAATCCTACAACCAACAACACCTCCGGGTTTTTGAAATATCAGGCTTCATGTGCTACCTCCTTCTTAAGCCGGGTTTTTTCCCGGCGTCCTAATGCAGCCGTTGGCGGTCACAAGCCCGCATAAATGCAGAGTGGGAATTTAAGACAACTATCGACGATTTATTAAGAGGGTTTTTCATGTCATACGAAAGCTTTAAATGCTGGGTTTTTTCCCTAGCAAGCAACAGCGGTTCGTTTGTTGTGGTTTCTAAGGATGACTCAACGCATACATATTGCGCGGATTTTCCAGACGGAACCAGACTTACGGTAAACCCTGACAGCGGGAAAACAAGGTTGGATTTTGGGAAAAAGGTGATTTGTTGAGAAACATTTTAGGGTTTTCATTGAATTATATCGCCCAGCTTGATATAATTTATCACAGAAGGGCGGTGTGCGGGAAATATGGAATTTGAAAAAATCCGCATGGTTTTTTCAAAAGGGAATATCATAACGACTCCGAAAGGGTTGTCGGCGGTATATACAAGCCGGGAATCCTGGGTTGTGCAGAATATAACGGAAAACGCCTTTGAAGTTCTAAAGGAAATGATAAGGGTTTCCGACGGGTTTACATTCGATACATCCGGGAATTTGATTTGCTTTACATTTCACGGGTATTTTGCAACAGAAAACATGGTTTTATATCCTGCGGTGGAAAATCAGATGTCCATCGAGGAAATGAAAAATATGGTTTCGGCTTTTTCAAACCCCGACAAAGAGAGGGAATTTGCCGATTTTTTCATAGGCGTGGATATTAACGATCCGGACGCTTCTCTGTCGAGGCTTTTGGAATGGTATAACGAGAAAATAAAAGTAAATACGCTCGATTTTTCGGCTTTTAAACGCTGGAAAGATATGATTCGGTTTTTCAGGGTTCTCAAATCTCAGGGTTTTTTTGCAGACGCGGAAATTTCAGAGCCGGAAGACGGGTTTAACGGGTGTATTTCGATTCATATAACCCCGGAAATTCAGGATAACAGGGTTTTTCGCGGGAAATCAAAAGACGACTTGTTAAATCTTATTAATGCGTCCGGGGCTTTTGATTTTGAATGTTTGGTTTCCGAGGGTTTTTTAAATCTTGATTTTTACTCATAAGTACATATAAATCAAAACGGCAACCGGCGGATTTTCGCTGGTTGCTTTTTAATTTGAATTACCTTCATTCTTCATATTGGTTTCCTCCTTTCGATTGCCCGGGGTTTCCCGGGCTTTATGCCACCATGTGTATGCCTCCTCGTGGCGGTGGCGGGTAATGCAAAATACACATTATATTTAGGAGGGATTTTATGGAAAATCCGAGAGGCGATAAGCTCGCAATCGTAATAGGCAGGAATCGCAGGGTTTATACGCGGTTTCTCAAAAAGGAAAGTTCTATCCGAGACTTTGCAAATCGATATGCGGATAGAGAGAGGGAAAAGTCCCGCGCCGAGGGATTCGAGCCGGTGGGTATGGAATTAGAAAAACCTAACGAAACCACCTTTATATTCACGATCAAATACTCGGAGGGAATTTTAAAATGACGTATTATGAAGTTTCGCGTCGTATCGCCGACGCGATTAACTGGAATCAGGTGGATCCCGAGACTATCCTTAAGTTTCGGAGGGGCTTTTTAGACCCTTATGAAGTGGTATTAAAGCACCCCGATTGCGCGTCATCATATTATCAAAGGCTTTCCGAAAAGGTAAAAGAAGGCGTCAGGGTAGACGCGGAAAATGACGCGAGAATTGCTAAACAAATGAAAGCACGGGGTTTATAACCCGGGAAAGCATTACTGTAATCACACACCGGCAGGGTTTTTGCCGGTGTATTTTTTATGCATTCGGGAGGGATTTGCATGTTATTTAATGAGTTCAAAAGGAAAATCGCCGGCTATGTAAAAGCCGCCGGCGGAAACACCCCCGTGTCGTTCATCAACGACACAATAAAAGGGAAATACATTGCGGTTTTTCCCGACGGCACGCGCATTTCCGGACATCCTTCGGGTCTGAAAATGACGGTGACGTTTGGCGATCACCATCAGATGATGGTGAACGCATAAGGAGGGAATATGAACAGCAGGCTTTTACTCATACCTACCAAAGACCGGAAGCGCGAGTGTTGTTACTGTGGCACTGATAACGTGAAGTATCTTATACGGTTTTTCGATCCCGACACAAAAGAGGATATAACCATGCGGCAAGAGCGAAAAGTCGCGTGCTGCACTAGATGTGCAGCGCTTTTCATGAACTTCCGCACGATATAGTCCATAAATATATGGAGGAGGGAATATGAACAGCAGCATAAGAAATGGTCGCACACTTTTTATTCCCCACCCGTGGGAAATCGAATCGCAGATATTCCTCATGATAGACTGGGAAAAGGTCGATTATGACTATATCCGCGCATACAACCGCGGGAATATCACGGCTCCCGAAGTGGCGGTCAGGTTTCCTGAGTCAGTCCCGGATTATTACTTTCAGCTCGCCACGGAAATGACGAAAAAGCTGAGAACCAGATCGTGGTGGGACGTTTACGAGTTCATCAATAAGGACAGCACGTTTCGCAGGGATTACGCGAAACGCTGCGAGTTATAAAATAAGGGTTTTACCCATAAAAACGGAGAGATCTTATGGCAAATAATCTTCTTATTATTCCCACGGAAAATCGGAATAAGTATACATGCTGCTTTTGCGGCACACAGAAAGTCAAGTATTTCATCCGGTTTTTCGATCCCGACACCAAGCAGGAAACGACTATGCAGATGGATAGGAAAGTTGCTTGCTGTAACAGATGTGCAGCACTTTTTATGGGAGGCAATTCATGAAATACTACCTCAATCGTGACACCGGGGAAATGACATGGAATCACGCGGAAGCGGTCGAATGGTATCGCTCCGGCGTGGAAGTGGAAATCTGGAAAGACGAGAAGATGGTTCTCGCATGGGTTTTCTGAGGAGAGCAGCATGCAGGTTTATCTTGTTTTCGACATTATCCCGACGCCGCACGAGGTTGTCGGGGTTTTTTCTACCGAACAAAAGGCAAGAGAATGGCTTGACAGGGCACACGACGATTTCGGGTGGACTTTAGGCGAAGTTGCAGGTGCGATAATCGAGCCGTGGACTGTCGACGCGGATATATATCAATAAAACTATACTTTCATAGGAGGGCATTATGAATCAGCTTGTATATTTACTCATCGCTGTTTGTGGGATTTGTCTTTTCCTTCCCGTGACGGCGGGGATTTTCGAGATTACATATCGGATATCCCCGGTTTTCCGCCGCATGGTCGACGGGTTTATCAATCATGTTCGGCAGTAAAACGAGGTGGACATGTCACGAATAGATATATCCGCAAACAGGAATTGCTATGCTTTGGCATGGAGCTATGGCGAAATATGTGTAGGCTGCGGATGTTGCTCTACCAATAAAAAGAAACGAATAAAGGCAAGAATCAAATATCATGAAGACTTACTCCGGGATTGCCGAAACTTCAATTTCTGGGACGATAATCCTGAATGGAGAGCAGCACAAGAAAGAAAGATAGCTGAGGATATCAATCATCATGAGAAATGCCTGAGAAAACTACGAGAAGAATTAAGGCAACTGGAAAAATAAAGGAGAAGTGATATGTGGTATGCCGATCTTCCGATTGATAAATGCGAACATTCATTCGTGTGCGTGCTCTACACAGATAAATTTGATAATATCGGAATCGAGTATAAATTAGGCACAAATCAAATAAATCCAAAGGGATGTGATACGTTACAGGAAATAGTAGAACTGGTCAAACGGGAATTGCAGAAGTTTCACCCGGACTGGTATATATGTACCAACGTATGCTATCCTCCGAAAGATTATGGCGGTATGTCATTTTTGATCATTCGCCGCCGATATTATGGTGAGTGACACAGGAAGAAAGGTAGGTGTGGTATGTCACAAACTTTGATAATCGAAAACAACATTAAACATATATGTTGTGATGTTGCTTTTGACGACGGAGAGTTTTCAATAATATTTCCTTGCACTATAGATGAATCTTTCCTTAAAGGAGAGTATGAGAAAACAGTGTTAGGAACGATATACGGCTGTATATATTTCTACACATTCAAACAGGTACAGACATTACGAGATCTCATGCATTGCGTAGGTATTGAGTATGGGGTAGGTAAGACGTTTTTCGACGGCGCATTCTTTAACGAACATGAAATTGACGCGCCATATCCTGTTCTTGACAGCCGTACGCATATTTTGACGACCGTGCGGTGAGCGGAAAGGAATCGATGATATGGAAAATGAACGTAGCCTTTATGACGATATATGCTCTGAACTTACCAACTATGAAACCGGTGAGGGTCAGGAAATGACGGACGAGGAACGGATAGATGTTTTTTACAATTTACTGTGCCGTGTCCAGAACGCGATAGATTTCGGGGATTTAACTTTCGATTGGGAAAGACATCCACTTTTACACAAAGGAGTGTCATATGACGGAAACACGATACGCAAATGATCCGAACAACTCCGGGTTTTACAAAGTGAAATTCATGGTAAATGAAACCGGGGTTTTACTTACTCGGGGATTTGACTCCCCATATTTCGCAGAGAAATTCGTAAACAAGTTAAAGCACAGTAAAAAGTGTACACTGGTTTCATATCCGATATTTTAGGAGGCTTGCAATGTTTTCAAAACAGTTTATAGATGAGGCGAAAGCTTTATATCCCACATGGCATGCTCTTCATGAAGCAATAGCAAATGGTTCTGGAATCATAGGCAGGTATCTTGATGATAGCACGCCGACGGCGATTGATTATCGCGAAGTTCTCGCCGCAGCTTCCCTTGAGGAACTCAAAAGAAAAGCCATAATAATCAAACGGAAGAACGATTTATATAATGCGTATAGATCCGGTTCTTGCTACCAGACAGAAAGCGATAAGCGTAAAGGTGTAGGTTGTCCGCGTCTATACGCACAAATGACGGACGACGAAGCCGCGCTCGATGCTTTCCATTGTTATGGAGTTTATCATATTCCCGACTGCAAAAGGTTTGATACCGGTGAATGCTGGGAACTCTTTGATGCTCTCGGCTTAAAGATGAAATAGGCAGCGAACATTCGCCCCGATAGCTCAATTGGTTAGAGCACGTAAAATAAGGTTTGTTTATGAAAATCTTTGACAGCAAAAAGATAATTGCTCTTGTAAAGCCGAGGTTGCAGGTTCGAGTCCTGCTCGGGGCATTTTTATCCGGCGGTAGCTTAACAGGTAAAGCGTGGAGCGATGGTTGCGGGTTCGAGACCCGCCCGCCGGCTAGTTTTCATGAGGAGATGCCAACAGCAAAAAAGAACACAAAATATTCTGATTTTGAACAAACGGCATCTCGTGTATTTCAAAAGGCACATACAGCAACAAAAAAACGTTATCAAAAAGGTTGATTTTGATGAACTCGGTTTATCTTGCCTTCCTGATAAACCGAGTGAAATGTGCCTTGTAAATAACTAACCCCTGATAAAGACGCCGAAGAAAAACAAGACTGCAAATCTTTTTAAGTTCAAAAAACTTCGGCGTCTTGTGGGGTTAAAAAACAGAAAGGGGTTAATTAAAATGGGTTTTTATGACGCGATTAACGACGAGCTTCTCGAAGGCTCAAACGTATCCGTGACTGAAAACGGAGCGATAGGCTACCGAACTACCGGCAAAAATCTGCTCGATTTAAACTTTGCGGTTGCTTCTTTGCGTTTCGCATCCGACGAGGATATTATTGCCAGATTCAAGAAAGCCTTTTTTGAGGATAAAATGCTTGCCATGAAGTGGCTGTTCTTCGCTCGTGATATCAGGGGCGGTCTCGGAGAGCGTCGGCTTTTCCGCACAGCCATGCGGTTTATAGCAGACTACGATCCCAGCATTGTTATAAACCTGATTCCCCTTATCGCAGAATACGGCAGGTTTGATGACCTGTGGGAATTTCTTGAATATCCGGAGATATATCCGGAGATCATCGACTACATTCGCGCCCAGCTTCTCTCAGACATAGAAGACCGACGGGACGGCAATTCGATTTCTCTTCTTGCCAAATGGCTGCCGTCCGTAAACGCATCTTCCGCAAGAAGTAAGAAGTATTCAAGGATGATTTGCAACGGGCTCGGAACGAAAGTGTCTACGTATCGCAAGACTCTCAGCAGCCTCAGACGATATCTCAATGTCGTTGAACAGAAGATGTCTGCCGGAGAATGGAGAAATATAAATTACGAAGCCGTCCCGTCCCGTGCCAACCTTATCTATAAGGATGCATTCCTTCGCCACGACGAAAAGAGGCGCCGGAAATTTTTGTCAGCGCTTGAAAGGGGCGAAGCGAAAATCAACTCAGCCGTGCTTTATCCGCACGATATAGTCCATAAATATATGGTTGATAATTTTTACCGTATGGATTTACGTTATCGCGACGAAGCCATAGAAGCAATGTGGAAATCGCTTCCCGATATGGTTAAAGGCGGCGGAAATACTATCGTAGTCGCTGACGGTTCCGGGTCAATGTGTTGCAAAGTGGGAGACGGAAACAGCTCACTAACCGCACTGGAAGTAGCCGACGCATTGGCGATCTATTTTGCAGAACATTCGTCCGGTGAATTTCGGAATAAATATATCACATTCTCCGAGCACCCGCAGCTCGTTGATTTTTCAAAAGCATCGAGCTTGCATGACAAGCTCAACATTGCATTGTCACACAACGAAGTCGCAAACACTAACATAGAGGCAGTCTTCGACCTGATTCTGAAAACCGCAGTCAGCAATCATATGCGTCAGGATGAAATTCCCGCAAACATTCTGATCATATCCGATATGGAATTCGATGGGTGCGCGTGCACTAATGACGGATACTGCTGGGGCGGCTTGCCTCAGAATTTATTCAAGACAATCGAGCAGAAATATATAGCAGCGGGGTACAAGCTCCCCAGGCTCGTATTCTGGAACGTCAATTCCCGCACCAACACAATTCCCGTACGCGAAAATGATATGGGCGTCGCGCTTGTCAGCGGTTTTTCTGTCAATATCTGCAAAATGATCATGAGCGGCAAGACCGACCCGTACGAGTGCCTTTTGGAAACCATCAACTCCGAGAGATATCAGCCTGTTGAGGATGTGTTAAAAGAAAATAAGAGGGTTTTCATATGAATAAACAGGAGTTGATCAACCGTGTCTCCCGCGACACGGGGCTGACAAAAAACATCGCGGAAATCGTTATGGACTCCATAACGAAAAACATCACCGAAGCTCTTTCGGACGGCGACGACGTCAGAATAATGGGATTCGGAATTTTCGAACTCAAACGGTATTCTGCACGAATGGGCAGAGTCCCCGGAACAGGGGAGACCGTAGAGATACCGCCGAGAACCAGTCCGGTTTTTCGGGCGGGAACAAAATTAAAAAAGGCAGTTGCCGGAAAGGATGAAAGATGTTAAGCATAATAATCAAGCCCGAAGGGGTATGGGGGTATTTCCAGCGTCATAAGCTGGAACTCAAGGAAGCGATGCATCTTATCGCGAAAGACGAAGCTCTTGCGATAAAGATATACGTCACGGAAGAAAAGGGGTTTCCCGAAATAATCCTTACCGACGGAGATATCGAGGTGTATAAGGAAAATACCGAGAACTCCACAGACTGCTGTGAAACGGTCTCCACGATCTACGATGATTACAAGGAGTACGTGGGATTAGGAGAGGAATCCTATGCCCTGAACGATGAACTTCCGGAAGAGTATATCATTCTCGAACGCGAAGAGGAGCTCGACGATGCGTTCACGGAGCTCATGCTTACCATCCTCGATGAGCAGTGCGATCCCGGCGTGATGGAAGATATCAAAGAACATGTGCTCGAATACATCGCCAGGAAACACAAGCTCGAAATCTGGCGCCCAATGTACCTCGAAGACGAAAACGGACAGGAATTCTACGAAGAATATCCATACGAGTGCATGGAGTTCGAGGACGAAGACAATCCGATATATCAGTAGTCCGCCCGGCGTTTTCGTGACGCTGCGGCGCGAGCCCCTACGCTGCCAGAGGTTATGTCTGGACTGGGGCTTTTTACATAGTCCGCCGGCAACACTCCCTCCCACCGCCGGCGGACTTTCCTGTGTTCTTGCCTCCGTAAACAAACGGAGAGTATATAAAAAAGGAGAAAAAAGTATGGCAAAAATCACTATTCTTCCCGAGGGTGCAGTAATCGTAACTCTCGCAACCAAGCTTGAGGATCTCAAGATGGTGGAGAAGTATCATCCGGAGGCGCTTGTCGTCAAGGGCGGAGAGGATGGTAAGGAAGAGCTTTTCAAGCTCACCACCACCGAACCGAACGGCCACATCAACCGTTACGGCGCGGCATTCACCAAGGCAACGCACGGCGAGGGTTTCGCGGTAGTCACCACCACCCTTGAGAAGCTCGGCGGCAGCGGAGACCCCGTGGATATCGTCGCGGACAAGCTCGGTTCTGCGGTGATGTATCTGAACAAGATCGAAGAGGGTATTCCCGCCGTTCTCGCCGAGACCGCCGCAGCAAAGGCAGCCGTCGTCGGCTGCATCACCGTGGTCTGATAACCACGGTTCCCTGCATGAGCTGCCGCAGGCTTCGCGGCAGCTCTTTATTATTACATCAAACTACATAAATTAATGTGAAAAGGAGATTTTATCATGATCAGAGTCAACATCAGAAACAATATGTCCGAAAAGGTGTTCGTCGTTTCCCCCGAAACCACCGTCGCGGCCGCAATCGAGCAGTCGGGCATGACGCTCGCAAGAGAGATCTATCTCAACGGCTCCCCGGTTTCCGCCGCCGATCTCAACAAGAGCTTCGCCGAACTCGGCGTCGAGTCGGAAGCGTTCATTCGCGGAATCGCAAAGGCCGTCAACGCCTGATCTCACGTATTTCCCGCCGCTGTCAATCAGCGGCGGGTTTTTCATGGGGAATTGATGGAATGGCAGACATAGGGGACTTAAAATCCCTTGGGTCAAACCCGTATCGGTTCGAGTCCGATATTCCCCACCAACCACATTAAATAAAAGAGGGAGAGTTGATAATGTTCAGAAACAGAATTGAGCTGACGCCGTTTAACGACGGCGTAGCGGAATCGCTATTCGGCGAGAAAATAATGGGCGGCAGTTTTCAGTACGACTGGTCGTTTCTCGCCACTCTGCGGGCGCTGACGTATCCGAGGATGCCCCAGGGCGATGTTTTAACGCTGAATTTTTCGGCGTCAAGCTATAGCGGACTCGATACACAAAACTACAACGACGAGAGTCTGGCAAACGCTCTTTTGCAAAAGGGCTCAGCTCCGAGGAATATGTTGAGGGTTCACAATTTCAATAATTCCCGGCATGAGGCAAACGTCTCATGGGTAGATTATGTGGAAAAAAACTTTTCCCGTCTGCGCCCCGGCTGGGTAAGATTTGAAAAGGCGTCTCTCTGGTTCAGCCAGAAGAAATTCAGTGGGGCGGTTTTCATCAACGCGGAGCTTAAAAGCGCCATAGTGTTCGTTGCGGATATGGATATACCGCGCATGCACTGCATTCAGAGCGCGATACCGGCGTACCTTCCGTGGTATTTTGACCCCGAAAAGGGTATGACGGAAACGGAAATACAGCTTCTCCAGTCGCTCAGGGAAAACACAGATGTAAATTATCGCAAATGTATGTCTGAGCTTGCTCAGAAATACAACTTCCGCGAAGAGATAATCCGCACCAAGCTTGCGGGGTTCGAAACGGCATACGAGAGAGCCGAAATGAATCGCGTGCAGACAAAAATCGAAGAACTTTTAGACAGGATCAGCGCGGCGAAAAGAAATATGCTCGAAGCGCTCGAAAGGAAAAAAGAATACGACATCAGAGCGCTCGGGCTTCAGGAAAGGATCAACAACAGTCCGTCCGGAGACTCGGAAATAATGAATTATTTCCTTGTAAACCCGAAGCTGACGCTCGTAGACGTATCCGGAACGTTAATCACCTTTTATGTCAGGGACTATCTGGAATACTACAATGAAGACGAAGCAAAGATATGTATAAACAACAGAAACAGTTGTATCTATCCGTATAGCAATAATGGTCGCCACAGCGATATGGAGCGCCTGATGAGGGCGATATTCATCGACAAAAAACTGCGTATCCGGTTTTGTGCCGCATACCAGTTCAATATTAACGGGTACGTAAGCGCGCTTGCGGGGTTCTCGGGATACGGGTTTGACTGTGCTGAGTTTACTCCGAATCCCCACATAGACCGGTATGCTTGTATGGGGGATTACGAACGGTTTGTAAACGAATATCTCGCGCAGAACGATTATATTGGCGCGATAGAACAGACCGTAGCTTCGTGCAAAAGCCTTAATTTCGGAGATGCCTATGTTATGCAGGAGTTTATGGGGCGGATGTACAGGGGCTCCAGAGACGATGTGAATATGCGGTGTATCGAACTTCCGGACGGCAAGGTAGTAACGCCCGAAGAGGCAATCGGATATTTAAAGCAGGAGGATAACAATGGCAAAGATAATTAAACTGACGCCGAAGTATATATCGGAACTTCAGACGGACTTCCTGAACGCGATTCAGAAGTCGAAGCTCTCCGACGGAAAGATAACTTTTTCAAAGTCCTTCGGGAACATCGACGAAAAAGCCACCGTGTTCTTCACTTCGCCAGCGTGGGCTAAGATACAGGCGCTTGTCGACGGATTCAGCAAGGAAGTGGCGTGGCATGCTTTAGCTTCTCGCGGAAGAGACCCGGAAAAGAACGAATATTTCGTTTCAAACGTAATAGTTTATCCGCAGATAGTTACGGGAATCGACGTGGACACGGATCAGGAAGAGTATCAGAAGTGGCTCGATTCTTATGACGGAAATACTTTAAACAGCATACGTTTTCAGGGGCATTCGCATGTGAATATGGGCGTCAGCCCGTCCGCCAAAGACACCGGATTCTATAATGAACTGCTTGCGCAGCTCGACGACACGGGCTTCTATATCTTCATGATATTCAACAAGCGCGGCGAGAAGATGGTAAAGATATACGATATGGCGAAGAACCGCCTGTTTGAGACGTCCGACGTCAAGATTGAAGTTCTTCTCAACCCAAGCTGCGCCGGAACCGTAAGTCTGACCGGAAAGAACGGAGAAGCCGCATCTCTGAGCGAAGAAGAGCAGACAGTCATGCTCGACGCTCTCCGCACGTTCAGAGAAAAGCAGATAACCGACGAGTTTATCAAGGAAGCGAAGGCTGTGGTGAAGGAAAAAACATATGCCGCGAATTCACAGTACCCCGCGAATTCATACGGTTATCCGTATGACCACAGCTACTGGGGCGAAACCTGGGCGGGAGCCAAGACCTATCCGGCTCAGAACACTAACCCCGCAGACAAAACTCCCGAGCCCGTCAAGCCCGCACCGGCTTCACCCAAAACGCAGGAGACAAAACCCGCGCCTGCCGCTCAGGGAGCCGCCGCAACCGGCGGAAAGAAGAAAAAGGGAAAGAGGAAGAAGTCCGGAGGCCTGAAGTATTACGGTGCAACCGAGATAAAATACAATTCCCCCGCCGCGAACGACGATGACGACGAAGATGATCCGTACGGGCCGTACGGATATCGCGACGGACGCTGGTAAAGGAGGTTTTTATGACTCGGGGAGAGTTTTTTGAAAATGTTATAGACTGGAGCGATCTGAAAGATGTCTGCGAAGAGTACGGATGTGACATCTGCGATGACATATATAACGACGACGGCAGAGACGACATAATAGAAGACCGCCTGTATGACTGGGTAAGGAGCGAATCATGGAGAGATGTGAGAGACTATCTCACTTGCTACAGTACCAACTCATACGACTGGTGGATATATGACGATAATTATGACGAATGGGAAGAGGCAGGCGACGGCCTGTTCGAAGTGCGCAAAAATGACGTCGCAGAGTGGCTGAGCGAAAACGGTCATTTTGAAGACGAAGAAGTATGCGACGAAACCGAAGACGAAGATTTCTTCGGACAGGAAGAAATACACGACGAGCCCGAAGAGGACGCCGAGCCTGATAACTTCGACTTCGGAGAAATGTTATCGTCTTCCGCAGTTTTCATACGCGAGGCCGAAGAGCAGCTTAAAAAGAAAGAAGAAGAAGACAGGCAGAGACAGGCAGAAGAAATGCGCAGCGAGTCCGAGGCCGCCGCCGCGTTCAATGATTTCGTATCGGGTTTCCAGATTTAAGGATTGAAAGGAGTACAAATGAATCTTAGTAAGTCATATGATTTTTTCCAGCCGGAAAAGGATAAGGCGCGTATACACATCATAGGCTGCGGCTCCGTCGGCAGCACCCTTGCGGAAAATCTGGCAAGGTGCGGCGTCACGAGGATGACGCTGTGGGACTTCGACAACGTCGAATCGAAGAACATAGTCAACCAGATGTTCCGTCAGCAGGATATCGGCAAGCCTAAGGTAGAGGCTCTGCGCGATATACTGCTTGAGATCAATCCGGAAATAGAGGAGGATCTCGAACTCAAGCCCGAGGGATGGCAGGGAAATATGCTGTCCGGATACATCTTTCTTGCCGTCGACAATATCGATCTTCGACGCAAAATAGTAGAGCAGCATATGAATAACGCATATGTAAAGGCGGTTTTTGACTTCCGAACTCTGCTCGAAAGCGCACAGCACTTCGCGGCTGACTGGAGCAGTCCGGCTTCAAAAAAGAATCTGCTGAGCACGATGCAGTTTTCGCAGGAAGAGGGTCTTGAAGAAACTCCCGTTTCGGCGTGCGGCATAACGCTCGGAGTTGCCACGACCGTCCGCCTTATATGTGCACTCGGCGTGAACAACTATATAAACTTCGTCAAGGGCAACGGCATCTGGAAGTTCTGTCAGATAGACGGCTTCACCGGCACGCTCGACTGTTTCAAGTAAAGCAGAGATGAAAGAATCGAATCCGGAAAGTTAAATCCATGCTGGTAAACAAAACTCACGCAGAAAGAAATATCTGCGTGAAATTTTTACAAACTGATAAAACAGATTTTTACAGGAGGGATGCCTATGAATCGCGATTTTGACCCGATCCCGCTGAGCGCAGCGATAGTCCGGCAGGCTTTCGACGATTATCAGGAATTGCGCAGGAATAATATCGAGGAAAGGAAGACCAGAGACAGAGGAGAATACTCTATGGAAGAGCTGAGAGTATTTTTTTCAAGCGACTGGGGCAGATTCCTATTGATGATGACGCACAACATATGAAAAACAGACTGTAATGATATTTATGTAACCAAAAGTTACATGGCTCTTCGCCGTCGGCAAGAGTAACGCCATGACGAGGGGACGTATGTCCGGAGACGACCCGTATCCTGAAGAAAAAAACACCTCAAGAAAACGACAAAAAAAAAAAAAACACAGTATCAAAACAAAGCTGAAAACAACAACAAAGCACCCACCAGCACAAACCCCAGGATACAAAACGCGGATTTCCCGGAAGAAAAGACCACAAACATCGTACACCAGATCTTCAGACCATACCTCCCACATCCTAAATAAAGATAACTAGATTACAGTCGGCAAGAAAGGAAAAGAAAATGATCTACATTACGACTCCGCAGTCTCCGGTATATCCGCAGATAACACTGGAAGAACTGCTGTTTATGCCGGATTACAATCCAAAGCCGATATTGTGGAATTTTGCAAACACGCGAACAAGAGAGGCGGAACGCGCCCCGGCAGAGCTGATGCGCAAGATCGACGTAAACGCGCTGATATCACGGCTTTCCAAGTTCAATGCGGATACGGAATACCTGCGCAGCAAACCGCGAAAAGAACTTTACAGAGAGTTCTTTATTCCAAAGAAGGGAAGCGAGGGAGGCAGGATAAAGTGGCGCCGTATAGACGCCCCAAACCCCGATCTCATGAATGCTTTGTACACGCTCAAGTCGATATTTGAAGACAATTTCCGTGTTCTCTATCACACTTCGGCGTTTGCATATATAAAGAAGCGCAGCACAATAGACGCAATAAAAAGACATCAGGAAAACGAGAGCAGATGGTTTGGGAAGTACGACCTGTCCGATTTCTTCGGAAGCACGACGCTCGACTTCGTTATGGACATGTTCTCGATGGTGTTCCCGATATCAGAAGTCGCAAGGCGTCCGGACGGAAGAGCGGAGCTGAGAAAGGCGCTTGAGCTTGCGTTTCTTGACGGCGGGCTCCCGCAGGGAACCCCCATATCTCCGCTTATAACGAACGTCATGATGATCCCCATAGACTTCAAGCTCTCCAACGGACTCAGAAGTCTGGAAAATCAGAGGTATATTTATACAAGGTATGCAGACGATTTTCTGGTGTCCTCAAGATTCGATTTTGACTTCAGAAAGATCGAGAAGTACATAGTCGACACGCTCCGGGGTTTCGGAGCGCCGTTCAGCATCAACTCGGAAAAGACAAGATACGGTTCTTCGTCCGGCAAAAATTTCAATCTCGGACTCATGCTCAATAAGGACAACCAGATAACCGTGGGGCACAAGAAGAAAAGACAGTTACAGGCGATGCTCTCTTCGTATGTCATGGATAAAATGCACGGAAAGAGTTGGGAAAAGAACGACGTACAGGCCATGGAAGGCTATAGAAACTATTACCATATGGTGGAAGGAGAGGTGATAGACAGAATAGTACAGCATCTGAACGAGAAGTTCAGAGTAGACATCATGCAGATGATAAGAGAAGATTTGAAAGTTTGACAGATGCACCAATGATGATATTCCTTTTGGAGTATGCTCTTCGCTGTCAGCAAGAGTAACGTAACGGCGGGGAAAAGCCGGATACTGCAGCAGCAGCATCGCCAGGAACATGTAGACTCTAGCCGGAAATCCTCAACCCCATCCCGGGAATACCCAAGATTAATACAAGATACCCGGATCCAGCTACCGAATCTCCACCATATCCTGAAAAGAAATAGAGCGACACCCGTCTACCAGGCTCGAACCAGCTCTGCCGAGCGACTCGGCGCCTGGCCTTCCGCCCGCCTCACCAGTTAGACATCACCAAGTTCGATTGAATGCAATGTCAGACAGAGAAAGGAAGCGACCTTTGATGTATACCAGGAAAACCAGAGACAGATGGGACATACTTACAAACTGGGGTTATGGCTGGGAATGCGAATACAGCGCATATTCACCCAAAGAAGCCAGACAGACTCTCAGGGACTACAGAGAAAACTCGTGCGGAAGATTTGCCGTTCGCATGGAAAAACATCGCGAGAGAATATTTGAATAAGTAACGAGAAATTTGATATTAACCTACGATGCAGATTGATTGTCGCAAAACATACATAGCAATCGCTCTCCGCTGACAGCGAGAGTAACGAGATAATACGGATTCGCCTTTACTTTCAGATCAGGCAGGCAGGAGCAGGATCAAAGAAAGATCCTGCCCGCCTGCCGATCAGGAAAGTAAGGGCTCTCTCCCGGCATAAGCTTTTTATAACGTCGGATTAAGACGACGTTATAAAGCTTTTATGGATCGTAGGACAACACAGATCGAGTAGTGAGTATAAAGCCGTATCGAGTATGCTGTGGCGTACAACCCTCGCATAGCGTCCGTACAACGCTCCGGGGTCGCAGCAGGAATTAGAGGTCTAGTGTAGCGGAAAAGCACGCCCCCGCAGACGGGGGATGGGTTAGGTTCGACTCCTGACGGTCTCGACCAAAACGAAAATTCCTTAAAATTACAAAGATATGAAAAAGCAGCGTAAAACTAATGAAAGTATGGTCAGCAGAGTAGACCGCCGGTGAGATATGTACAGTCAAATCCGGCCGCTGTTCCCGTGGGTGAAAGTCCCACGGCTCGATTTCAATTAATACATAGGTATGAGGTATTTGCAAAATGAAAGCAACTGTTTCGCGTGTTTATGTCTTAATAAGACATCTCCCATTCGTAGGGGGACAGATTGAGGGAATCTTTTTGTCAAACGACAGCGCTCTGAAGTGGCTGGAAGAACAAGTACAAAACGGCGAATGGTGCGCGTTTGATGCAAAGTATAATACCGAAATTAAAGAATGGGATGTCAAAGGAGGAAAATATGTTACGTTACGTTGATATTCCAGATGGTAGATACAGCGGGTTGTGGTTCGACTCTGACCCCTGGAGGCTTACCGCAGAAGATCAGTGTTGGGACGCTGAAACCCTCCGTCAATTAAAAGAAGAGTATAATGTTGTATTTTGTACTGATGGAGACGGGGTCACCCCTATAATGGTTTCAAAAGAATGGGGAATAGTTCTTGGCTGTGAAGACGATGGTACTATCTATTTCAATCAAAAATACGGGCAGCCCGACATGTGTTTTTCTTTGGTGTGGGTAAAGCACTTCATGGCAGATCTTAAGGAGGCATATAAGATGGGCGTTAAGGAACTGTGGGAAGAATTTGGAGATGTCCCCATGGATCCGGAAACGGAGTGCATAGAAAGCGATTGGCGCAGCTTTCCAAAAGGCACGCACAGAGAAGATATTTGGCACTGGTTTGAAGAAGAGTTTGGGATCGAAGTACATACTCTGATGTACGGAGAATAAAACACAACTGTATAGAGAGGAATTGTATATGACGGTCTATCTCATTTTTGACACAGTCCCCATCCATCGCGAGGTTGTCGGGGTTTTTTCTACCGAGCAGAAAGCGAGAGAGTGGCTTGACAGAGCATACGATGATTTTGGATGGACATACGGAGAAGTCAGCTCAGCAATTATCGAACCGTGGGTTGTTGACCTCGAATAATACTTAGAATAAAACATAACTTTGATGAGAAACTTATGAATTATAAGATTGGAGACAAGATATTTTTTATAGGAATCCGTTGCAATATCAGCAAGCTAATGGGAGATGTAGGCGACTGTAGTTGGTTTTGCCCAAAACAAGTTCCAGATTGTGAACGATACGTCTGTGAATGCGAGATTGGCAATCAGGCGGCTGCCGACAGCTTTAATAATGACGATGACTCTTGTTATGCTTCACGAGCCGAAGCAGAAAGCGCGTTACGGAAGTTGCAACAGAAACATATTTGATAATGCCCTATGATTTAATAAGGAGATATGACAATGTATGAGTGAGAATCCTTTTGAAGCAATAGCGAACATTTACAATTACGCCGTTGAAGAAGCGGATAAGTTGGGGTATGCGAATACATTCAAGAAATGTGCAGAGCTTTTCTTTAAGGCTGTCAATGAAGAGAGCGCCTTGAGAGACAATCCGGTTCACTTTTCGGATGTCGAATATCTCGACGGATACTTCATTTTTGGCTCCGGCACGAACTCTGTGGTTCACTTCCATATAGATGAATGCCCGGGCTGGAAATTCGGCATTTGGTGGAATGTTCCAGAAGAAGGAAAATCATCTGTTTCCGGAGATTTCTTCGCTCAGTTTGAGGAAGCTATAGACAAGTTCAAGCCATCTGCATCCGAGATCAACGGGAAAATCAACATTGATCCTGATGGAAATTTCTCGGCTTCTGTATGGGGAGTATCAAGAGAAATCCGATTTATCCGAGATGAACCGTACCTTTCATTCTGCCGATCTTATTGCTTCTGGGATTACAACACCGAGCATCATACACGAGAAGAAGCAGAGCAGGAATACAGAGAATATAGAGAGCGCAAAGATAATGAGTATAATTACACAGCTCTGGTAGACGGTAAAATCCTGATGTTCGTGAGGGAAAAAGTTCTTCCAATATTTAAAAACGCAAGGATTGTAGACAGAGGTGATGGTTGGTCTCCAAGATATGATGTTGTTGCGCCTTTGAAGGACAATACAGACATTGTGAACAAGCGCGGCTGCTACAATTGGTTTGCTGAGGATGACGAAGAAGGTCAAAAGATTATGGATGAATTCAATGTATTAATAAAAGAGGGTGAGGATTACGGAGATAAGTACGGGTTCTATTATTCTGCGCCCATCCACAGCAACATTGGGTTCTATGAAGAATAAAATCAACACTTGATAAGGAGAAAGCAATGCGAAAATACATTGAAGCAGAAGCGGCGTTAAAAGCGGTCTGCAAAGATTGTGATATACGACATCCGTCTGAAAAAGATGAGTGCCCGTACAAGTTCACTGGTTGTATGGCGTTTTATAACGTATACGATATTCCTATTGCTGACGTGCAGGAAGTAAAGCACGGAAAGTGGATTGAAAAGAAACACCTGATGCCGCTCGCTTTCGATATTTTTCCCCTTGATTTTGATAATTATGACGAGAAAATACATACTGAGTGGGTGTCATATTGGCATTGCTCGTTGTGCGACAATGAACAGAGTCGCAACATAAAGCCATCAGACAATTATTGTCCGCATTGCGGCGCAAAGATGGACTTGAAATAAAACAATTATTGATATAAGAGGTGTAAAAATGAACATCGTTAAACCTGGAAAACCTCAGAACAAAGGAGAGTTTCATTTTATCTGTGAAAAATGTGGGTGTGAATGGTATGCCGACAGGGGCGATAAAGGATTGGGAATATCGCCGCCCTGCTGCGAGTTTTATGCATACATGAGATGTCCAAATTGTCACTCAGAAACTATAGACGAAAATCATAAAATAAAGCGTTGATAGGAGCGATAAAGATGTGCGGCAGCAACAATGGCAGGCATATTTGTGCCACCTGTTCTCATAGCGACGGATGCATGGCCGGGTTTTTTGATGACGACTGGTTTCCTGCGAATATGGAGAAAGTTATCGATAATCTCGACAATCATAGATATGATGATAAAAGGATAGCTATGAAAAAATTCCTTATTCAAGAATACCTGTACGACTATGACCGTCGAACATACATTGAAGTCGATGCGAGGTGAAAGACTGTGTTGTATAAAATAGTTCCTAAAAAACCTATTGCGTCAATCATCGACGCAGAGTCGCCGGACAGCGCAATAGATGCATTCGCTTGGAGTATGGACGACGACATGAATATTTATTTTGAAGCTGTTCCCGCAACCGACGCGGAAACAAAGGAGTTTGAAGAATCTAAGCAATCTTTTGCTACTCATCTCCGAATCTGCTCCGTCTGCGGGAGGCCGGTATATGCCGGCATGACAAACGCGGATGGAAGTTTTTATGTCCACGAGGAATGCTTTGAGACATACATGAACGAGACTTATGGTGCGTGGTTTGAAGTCGATGATGACGGCTGCGGCGGCTATTATATGGGTTGCGAACGTGAAGAACCTATCGGCCCCTATGCCACCGGCATCTTCTATACAGAGTGGGAAGACGAGGAGTTTGAAGAATAATGTATATAAGAAAAACGCGAGACCGCTGAAAGGATGAAATTTGAGAAGAATAAAATCAACTTTTCATAACGGATGGTGTAGATATGGAGAATAAGATTGTAATACGACTTCCAAACGGTTATCACCTTGTTGCGGAACAGAATTCAGATCCCAACTATCTCAACGAAATATTTATCGGGATTTTGGACGAATATGGAGTGTGGCATCAAGACCTCGCCGTCGTAAGATGTGCATACGAAATAGACGATGAATTCCGCGTTCATTGGAAAGACGAGGAATTTGACGTTCTGGTGTATTCCGACGAGAACAACGAAGATTTCACACATGACTTCACAGTCGGACTGTATCATAAAGAAGATGGCTTAAATATTTGTGGAGAACATGGTTGTGACGGTTGCTTGTATCAGCATCACAACGATATTGATATATGCAAACAGGAAGCCGCAAGAAAGAATAAAATGACTTTTTGATAAGGAGAATATTTATAGTGGCGAAATGTAAAGCATGCGGAAAAGAAATGCTGTCTGCCGTTGGTTGCACGTTCAATTTAATACAGATGGCAGACGGGAAAACAATTAAACGTCATAAGGTCGGCGACGAGGGGTGGTATGACAAAGGGCAGAGATGCGGTGACTGCGGTGCTTTATATGGTCATTATCATCACCCCGGATGCGACGTGGAGCGTTGCCCCGTTTGTGGAGGTCAGCTTATTAGTTGCTTTTGTGACATAACGAGCTATGTTAGGAAGTAAAACCAATATTCGATAAGAGGTTTAGAAGGATGATAAAAGAATTCATAAAGAATAAGTCCAAAATCATCGTCATTTGGGCGAAATACGATGATGCCCATACATACTTTACGGGCGATATTCCGACGAGCGCGGACGCGATTGCTTCTATTCACCGTTTCGAGTCGGTCGAATCATTTTCAATGTATTGGCGTGCAATACGCGATTGCCCGGAAGATATGTGGTATTGGGTTCTTGTTGAAGAGAACGGGTGTCAAACCTGTATCTGTTCAGGAGCTTGCGATAGCGGTGACGAGGATGTCTTTGTTGAGTGTTTCGGCGCGGGATATTTTGAAGAAACATAAAACCTTGATTTGATAAAAGGAGAACTGATGAGAAAGTTTATTTGTATTTTTCTAATGACTATGATGATTCTGTCTGTTATGTCTGGGTGTGACTTTGACTCTGAGGAATTTGGGTCGGCATCGGATACGATCAGGACAAAGGAAGCAGCAAATATACTGCAATACAACCAGCCAACTCCGACCGATATTTCGTATTCGCTTGAACGATATAACCTAATACGCAGAACATACTGGGTAAACGGACAGAGGGAGAAAGCAAACTCTCTTCCTTGCGAAATAGAAAAGCCGCTCGGATATATAGTATTATTTTCCGGCAATGTTGTTGTCGGAAATTTTATTGTAGACGGCAAGGTTTCAAGCTTAAACAGTTTCCTTACCCCAGATAGTGAGTATTACTCCAGCAGTGCTATAAATAAGTGGCTTGCCGATGTAGATGGGTCGTATGGAACAAACGACAGTGGGATTTTCTTCTTTACTCCGGACGGCAAGTATATCGAATGGAGCGGTGACTATCTTTATTCTGATATTCCGTTTGTGGTTGAATCGCCGGTTCTCAATATTGGAGATGGTAATTGATATGAAGAAACTCGGAATAGCAATAATAATAATTTTTGCAGTGATATTAATAGTCGTTTTCCCTATTTATTTTGGTGGAACTCCGACCGGCAGAGCAGCATGGAATAGTTGGTTTCACGACGTTCAGAAGGCAGATGACACCACAAGTTACCATACAAAAAAGCAGGTAGAGGACGCTTGCCGTTCTATGATAGCGTCTTATAATTCAGACAGGTTAACATACGAGCAGTATAAAGATAGCGACAATGCCGTCAAGCAGGAATGGGCGGAGCAGGCGAAAATGAGAGCAAATAAAACCGCAAGTACATATAACAACTATATTCTTAAAAACAGTTATGTTTGGAAGGGTAATGTTCCGGCAGATATTTATATGGAGCTTTCGTATATTAAATAAAACTCCAGATTGACGAGGTGAACAAATGAAATATTGCGTAACGATTGTGAGAACTGGTTGTGTGTTCGTAAAAGCTAATAGCCCCGAAGAAGCAATGGATATTGCAGACCATCAAATAACTGATACTGTGAATTGGTCAGATGATTGGAATCCGACAGCCGCAGATGCCATAGAAGATGACATCTTTCCGGATTGTACATTCGTAAGCGAAAAGGCGTTTGAATAAAACAGTTTTTGATAAGAAGAGGCAATAATGGATTTTCCAAATATGACTAAAGAAGAACTTTCTAAACAATTATATCAAGAGGTTTCATACTATAATGAGGATTTAATGGGCTTATGCCAGATACTTGTAAAACAAGTCCCTCGGAAATATATATATAGAATAATTAGCAAAATGTATAGAGTGAGAAAGACTACTACTGATAAAACCGGGATTTAACGAGGTGTTAAATGAGAACAGGTAATATTCAAGCTAGCTTTACAATGAGTGTACCATATGATAACCCAGATAAAAATGGTGTGTCATATAGTTATGAAGCTATCCAGAATGCGCTTTCTTCTGTGATAGTCCCATTACCAATTATAGTTTGTCCTAATAATGGAGATTCAATGATAATTGGAAATACAACTTGTAAGCCATATGCAATTCAGCATAATAAAAAAGAAAACATCATCGAATTCACGGTGGATGGTGTCATATATTTCGGAGGCACGGAATGCTTCGTGAATGAGATAGACGGTAATAAGACTATTACCGATTTTGAGATTGCAAATTTTGGCTTTTCAGAATAAAAACCAATATCTGGCATATGAGAGATATGGGTGGTGTAAACCAACCGTCTCTTATATAAACAATACATATCAACTATCTAATAATGCAGGAGGATAATATGACTTATGAGGTCTTAATGAGAATCTCGGCAGCCTACCGCAAAGTCGTCGATGCGGAAAACGAAGAAGAAGCAAAAGATATTGCGTGGGACGAAGGGGACTTTGGCGAAGCGTTTGACATTGACGGAGAGTTTGTTTCTTGTGTGCCAGTCACGGATACCGAGGTGTAATGATAGGTAATGAGCGATAAACATATCAACAAGAAACTCTTTTTAAAAGACCTGAAATGGGTTCTCCGTCCATGTGTGGGGAGCAACTACGCAGATTGTATTGCGTCTGACGAAGATTTCTTTAACGATGTGATTCGGGATGTGGAAGAGACGAGCGCATGGGAAGACGAAGGCTGTTATAACGAAGATGATGTCCGTCTCGCGGTAGGCCGGGTTTTAATAGAACGATTAAACATAGCTTACTATTAAGGAGCTGCATATGAACACAAGAATAGATTATTTGTACCGTGACGCAAGCAACTATAAAGCCTATAATTCCGTAGTGTTATCCGGGAAGATGTCCGCAGAAGACGCAGAGCGCATTAGTAAGTGCTTGTGCGACGGTACATACTTTATACCGAGAGATGTCGGACTTCCCGAAATTCGAGTCTGCGGCTATCGTACCGATGACGACCACTGCTGGTTCGAGTGGGAAATAGGCGTCGACAAATATACCGGAGAAGCATTCGGATTTGAGCTTACCGAAGATAAGCCCACGGTGGGCATAAGAGTTTCTGAGCTTGTAAAAAACTTTGAAAGTGTAAAGAAATGGAACGAGACAAGCTGGATGGAAGACTACGAATATAAGTCATACGACCAGTTTTGTGAGTAAGCAATACAATAAAAGCGACGCAATATTTAAATGGGTGACGTGATAACAAAAAAGGATAAAGGCAATGATTGAGATTGGAATGGTTTATACATTTGACACTCATGGCGGAGATTCTACATGGAATGATAGAAGCGGAGAAAATGCGTTGTTGTTCGTCCGCTTACGGAAGATGAAGCAGATCTTTTTGATGTTGGTCAGATGTATCGCATCAGGTTTAGTGATGGCGTTGAAACGGATGCTTTTGAGGATGAACTTTCGTAAATTAGACAAACTTTCATTGGATGTTTTAAAGGAGTTATGAAATGTATTCAGAAACAGATATAATTAAAAGTTTGAAAATTGCAAGCAGAGAAATCACGGATGACTGTTCTTGGAGCGGAGCGATTATATTGGCTGAAATAATTCTTGATAAGTCAGAAGATTCTATTATGGAAATGATCGATGATTTAAAAATAAAATTTGCAGAGGATGATAAATAATGCCTACACCCGACTTTGTAAAAGCAAAACTCGACAAAGTGTACACGGACTCCGTACTGAGAAAAGAAATGTCGCCGAGCTCATGGGCTGGCGACGTCTCGTATATGCCGGTTGTCAGAATGAAAATGACATGCGGAGGCGGGATGGGAGGATCTCAATGGTACGAATATATACAACGAGAATCGTTTTTCTCGGCCTGTTCTTTTGTTATAACAGCGGGCGGGAACTCATTTTCCCACCATCCGACGCTTGTTTCTGCGGCAGGAGACCACGGCATCATTCACGTCAAAACATGGGATAACAAAGATATCATTCTGAATACGGCTTATATGGTCAAAGCGGATTATTTTACGATAGCAACCGCAAATCTGTACAGCCAAAATCATAATTTTCCAATCGGAGTCTATGCTTTCAGCTATCTGATTCCGGACGGGCATACATTGACACTGTCTAACGAATGCAGACCGGTGATATAAAACACATGAAAGAAATCAGGCTTAAATGGGACGATCTTAGCCCCACGGAAAAAGAAATTGCAGTTAATAACTACAGAAGTATAAGAACGGTTGAAGAAGAAGCGGAGTGCAGCGAAGAGCGTGCGAGAAACGATACCCCATTTTGCAGGGGTTTTTATAAGAACATGACGACCGGAGAGATTACGGTCGATATCTGACTTAAGATCGATTATAAAGGAGAGGATATATGTGTATGCAGTAGTGTTTACATACAGTTTTGACCACGACGTCGCTGTTTACCTTTACAAGACACAGGACGAAGCCGTACAGCATCTGGAAGATTATCTAAAAGAGAGATTCGCGCATGAAGCTACAGACCAAAAGACCCACTACGGCATATCATTTGATATAAGCGAAGACGGTCTTTACGGTACATATAAGCAGCATTTTTTAGATCACATCGAAACTACCACGGTTAGGGTCGGGACGGTATACGATTAACTCATGGAAACACAAAAGGAGTAATTAATATGGAGTTTATATTAAATTTATTGTTTGCAGCTTTGTGTGGAGCTATGGTGGGGTTAGTATTCGGCACAGTTTTCTTTGTATATAGTCATCGACCAGCAAAAGATGAATTCGAAAATAACGACAGTAAATCACAAAGCGGCATTTTAGTAGATATCATGAGAGACGGAAAAAGAAGATTCGTTCCGTTTTACGATATCAAGTCCGGAGATTTCATAGCCTATCTGGGAGTGTTCGCGGGTGATGACGCGCATCAGAGCGGAGATGCATCATATGACGGATGGCTATTTTATGACAGTAACGGACTCAGTGTGTTTCCCGAAGATCTTGACGGAGACGTCCGCGACGACAGAGAAGATAAATGGTTTGGGATAGTCCGGTGGTGTAACGAAGATATAGCATGTAAGATGGTATGCATGGGAATCACCCCTACAAAGAAAAGCATATTAGAGGTCAGGGATTTTTGCGAAAAGAATAAATCTTTCAATGATACAATGTGCAAAGCCGGTTGGGATATGATCGAAACGGCGATACGGGAATGCGATAAGGAGCGGAAATATGGAAGATTCTAATAATAATGTTGAAATAAACGTGTTTGATGTAGAGGAAATACATAATAACTGTACCGTTCAGATTCTCAAGAACAGCGTGACCGGAGAAACAAGCGTCGGATGGTGGGAAAATGAGTTCCCGCCCGCTGTTATAACAAAAGAACAGGCCGACTAAGGAGGATATATGGGTTACTATGTGAACGCAGACGGGTTTATAACATTAAAGGAAGGCAAGTACGATAAGGAAATGCTCCTGGCTGTAAGAAATAAACTTAATAAAGCATTTGATGAATATGACTGTGGCTCTAACGACGATATCCCTTACTATTCTTTCGGACTGTGCGGAAATTATTATGCAGACGAAGTGTGTAAAACGCTTGATGATGTAGCCGACATGGTCGGCAATTATATAACTGACGGGGAAGTACAGTTTTCCGGCGAAGATAGGGAATATTGGCGATTCGTATTTAAGAACGGTATGTGGATAGAGGAGCCGGGACATGTCGTATATAACGAGGACGACCTTGCGACTCAATCCGACGTGGTTATAGAAGTATGCCCGCATTGCAGCAACGAGGTTGAGATGCGCTGGAATACAAAAGTTTCCGGGCTCAGAGCCTTTTGCCCCTTCTGCGGAAATAGGCTCATGCTGTGCAGCGAGTGCGACGGGATGATTGTCGGATGCGACTACGACTCCGACTCCGATACCTGTAAATTTAGCAGACCCACATACTAAATAAATTAACCCGTCCATTGGGTATTGACAACAACGACGGGGTTACAATGTTTCTTTATAAAAGTCAAGTTCCGAAGCTATTAAAGGGATTCTTTTATACCGATATATAAAAAACACGAAAAAACAGAATGCCGCAGACCCATTGGCGCTCAATGGGTCTGGGCTATTTTGATGAGATGCTATAGTGTATGGTATTTCAGATAACGCAAAAAAACAGTTGTCTGTTATTTTATTCCAAAAAGAAAGGTGGTGCGACGATGATAAAGTCGGAACAGTTTCTCCTCATCATGAACGATTCGCTCGGTGCTGCTGCGGTCGGCGGAGCATTGGAGAACCTGATGCCAAACGCCGGTTTTATTGACGACGTAAAGAGGCATATGGACGCCCGCAGAAAGTCTGCGTGCCGCAGAAACAGAGCATTTGCCGGACAAAAAGCACCGGCTCAGGCTTAAACACAACAAACTGGTTTTCCTTTTAAGAAGCGCCCCGAAACCCATTGGGGCGCAGGGGATCGGGAGATTGTTTACAACCGCAAAGGTTGTAAACGGTTATATCTGAACGTGGTGCAGTGGGTAGCACTCCTGATTTGGGATCAGGAAGTCGCAGGTTCAAATCCTGCCGTTCAGACCACGGGCGAAGCGGTTACGCACTCTGCCCGGTCATGGTCTCCTTTCTCTCCATAGCTCCTCCCGCCGCCGGACTTCCCGCGTGCGGGAGGGGCGCACTTATTTTCTATAAAGATAAAATTTATTACCTACGATGCAGATTGATTGTTCAGATCACAACAATCGCTCTCCGCTGTCAGCGAGAGCAACAAGATGACACGGATTCGCCCTTGCCCTTCACCTCCGCGTCACTGCCGGGACGCAGGACGACCCGGCAGGGCGCGAGAGGAGAAGGCTCATACCGGCATAATCAGCGAAAACTCCATTATGGATCGTGGGACAATAAAAGTTCATACTCGGGCGGCTCGCAAGTCCCCGGGTTTTCATGCTGGCGTGGCTCAAAGGCAGAGCAACGCACTTGTAATGCGTAGGTTGTGGGTTCGATTCCCTCCGCCAGCTCCATTGGCGCGGCGTAAAGGTTGGTTGCCGAGGCGAATATTTATAGCCAAAACTGTGGGAGACTGTTATTCCTGCCAAGTCGCGCCTTATTTGCCGACATAGCTCAGCAGGCAGAGCAGGCGCTTCGTAAGCGCAAGATTGCAGGTTCGATTCCTGCTGTCGGCTCCAATTTTCAAACACACAGAAACACAAATAAATCAGAAAGGAGAATTACAATGGCTTACAGAATTGTACAAAAAGAATTTAACCCAAACACAGGCAAAAACCTCGTCGAAATCGTACTGGACAGCGATTCAGATCTTTCGGAAGTCGGTACTGATTATTCCCCGGGCAGCATCGCGGTAGTGGCAGACTCCGGAGCTCCGTCATATATGCTGAATGCTTCAGAAGAATGGAAGGAGTTATAAAATGAGCGTTTTACGAGATATAGTCCGCGCAAAAATATTCGCGTCGGGCGGCGGGGGAGGCGGAAACGCCGTGCTTTCCGGCACGTTTATAGCGACTCAAAATACCGCATCGCACATAATCGAAGAGCTGATCGGATCGACTGTAACTCATTTTTTGATAACGGCCATGCCGTCACCCAGCGCAACAATCCAGTCTTCGGCACGTGCTTTCAGCGCCGGGTTTATCAACATGGAGGATACCATGAGCTTCTCTATTGGAACGAGTTCAAGCGGAACATCGGTTGCAGCCATTAGAATAAAAGACACCGAGGATGAAAGCTTTTCGTTAGACAAGACGACGGGAGTTTTTAAGGTTGCCACGGGAACCGCCGGACTCGGGTATATTCTTGCCGGAATAACATATAAGTGGTTTGCTTGGTGAGGTGGTGTATATGAGATATTATAAGACCGTTGAAAATGGATATATTACGTCTGTGGGAACAGGTCTCAGCGGGGAAGAAATCAGTATAACAGAATATAATAACCTGCTTTCCGTGATCGGCAATCGTCCACAGGACACATACGATACATGGTATCGCCTGCGTGAAGACCTTACATGGGAGTCGTATTCGGCTCCTGCGGCAGACCCCGATCCGGAAATAGACGCTTCAGAAGCGTTCGAGATTATTTTCGGAGGTGCTGAATGAGATACAGCCATGCTATAAAAATAAGAGATGTGATGCACAAGGCATCCGAATCTCTTTCCGATAACGATGCTTATGAAGCCATGGAGCTTATCGAAGACTGGAAGTCCGGCATTGAATACCCCGGCGAAAAACGATTAAGATACGGAAATGATCTGTATAAAACAAAGAGCGCACACCGTTCGCAGTCGGATTGGACTCCGGATATCGCTACGTCGCTCTACGAAAAAATACCGGAACCGGGTCAGGGAGACAGCCCGAGCAGCCCAATTGCCTACAACGGCAACATGGCGCTCGAAAACGGAAAATATTATTCTCAGTTTGAGATAACATATCTGTGTATCCGTGATACCGTAAATCCCGTATATAACAACCTCGCAGACCTTGTAGGTTTGTATGTAGAGGTAGTAAACCAAAACTAATAATTTAAATCATCCAAACCGGAGTTACAATACTCCGGTTTGTTTTTCTCAAAATGAATGGAAAGGAATGTCACAGTGCGAAAATTAGCAAGTATAAAGACGATCTCGGACATACTTCCGATTGAGGGCAAAGACAGGATCGTCCTGGCGCTCGTAGACGGATGGAGCGTCATTGTTAAGAAGGACGAGTTTCAGGTCGGTGACAAGTGCGTTTATGTAGAAATAGATTCCGTAATGCCGGAGAAAGAAGAGTTCGAGTTTCTCAGGAAGGTAAACTTCAGAATTAAAACCATGAAGATGTCCGGGGTTTTATCGCAGGGTATCTGCTTCCCGTTAAGCATTCTTCCGAAGAAAGAGGACGGAGAATATGAGACAGAGGAAGATGTCACCGAAATACTCGGTATAAAGCAATATGAAAAGACGATGGATACAGAACCGCAGACAGCTCCGTGCAAGAAGGTTTCAAACAAGTATCCGCACTGGTTAATGAGAATGGCATGGTTCAGAAAGCTGGTTCTTCCGAAGAAAAAGGCACGCGGCTTTCCGTCTTTCGTGTCCAAGACCGATGAAAGCAGGATCCAGAACATGCCGTTCATCTTAAAAGATAAAAGAAAGTGGATTGCAACAGAAAAGATAGACGGACAAAGCGGTACTTTCTGCCTGGTCAGACATAAGTCCCGTCTGCCTTTTATAAAGGATAAGTTTGAGTACATAGTATGCTCCCGTAATTACAGAACCGACGACAAAAGCACGTCTTACTGGAAGGTATCTGACAGATATAACATCAGGGACGTTCTGGAAAAGCTGATCGGCGATAACGACTGGGTTGTGATTCAGGGCGAATGCATCGCTCCCAACGTCCAGGGCAACAAATACAAGGTCAAAGAGGCAGATCTGTATGTGTTCAATCTTATCTACCCGGACGGCAGAGTGGGATCACTTACCGCCAAGTATGCCTGTGAAGCTTTCGGTCTGAAATTTGTTCCGATAATTGAAACGGGATATATACTGCCGGATACCGTTAATGAAGTCCTTGAATATGCTCACGGACAGAGCATGATCGGAGACACCATAAGAGAGGGAATCGTGTTCAGAAGCATGGACGGCAGGCTGAGTTTCAAGGCGGTCGATCCGATTTTCCTTATGAAGTATGACGAATAACGACAGTTCTATAAGCGTAAGAATTTTCGGGGTTCCGGAGAGGATGGATTGTATAAAAAAGAATCAGAAAATTCTCTCCGTTTCCGACGACCACATATTCATCGACTATGACCACGACGGCGTGATTCCCACAGCGAAGCGTACGTGGTCAAAAGAAACGGACAAAGAGTTTACGATGGTTTTACAGGACGATATCGACCTTTGCGACAATTTTCTCAGCTATTGCAACAGGATAGTGAGAGCTCATCCTAATGAAATCATCGCTCTTTTTCCGGTTCAGTTTGTCCGACGTGTCCCGGAGAGCAGACTGCCGAAAAAGTCTCCATATATTTCTACAAATACCTTGTCCGGATGCGGTGTCATTATGAGAACCGAATATGTTTCACCATGTTTGAATCGATGGACGGACGACAACGCTCTCGGAGACGACACAAACATACAGAGATGGGCAAGAGAAAACAGCGTGGGCGTTCTCACCACAATACCTTCTCTCATTCAGCATATAGGAGATGTTTCGGTATTTCTGCCGGGGAGAGTTATCGGCAGAACAAAGTATTTTGAAAAAGACCCGAAGAATGTCGATTGGGATAATGGGTACGTCACACCGTGGACAAATATTATTGAAGATTGAGAGTGATTGAGTATATGAACAACCTGTGTTCGAAGTGCGGCAAGACAACGGCGAGGATCTATCCGGATCATACATGCCAGGGCTGCTATAATTACTTCCATCAGGGCGGCACAGAGAATGAGCTGCCGAATAAAGGAGAGATAGTACGCGACAACCGTGGTTATGTGGTTTGTCACATATGCGGACGAGCCTACAAACGTCTTGGTTCCCATGTCCGAGAGAGCCATGGCATGACTACGGCGGAGTACAAACAGGAATTTGGGCTCTGCAATAATGCAAAGACGACAGAGCCTGAGTATTCTCAGCATATGAGGGACTTGGCTTACGAAAACGGAATGCCGGAAAGACTGATCCGGTCTGGATACGCAACTCGCATTCGGAAGGGTGAACGCTATAAAAGGCTTGGCAAGAAATCTCGTCTTCAGGAGTGCTTAGACCGCTCAAAAAGATATAAAAAGACGAAATAAATGTGAATAAAATTCGGGTTTTATAAAACGGTGGCGGAATAGGCAGACGCTTACGCCGTTAGGTTATGCGTGGTGCAAATACACGCCCGTTAAAAAGGAGAGATAATATGATTTTCGTAACAGGCGATTGTCACGCAGACTTCAGACGATTCTCCAAAGAGAATTTTCCTGAACAAAAAGAAATGACCAGAGACGACACGGTGATCGTGTGCGGGGATTTCGGTCTGTGGCATGATGCGCCCGGCGAGCAATGGTGGTTCAGATGGATAGAGGAAAAGCCGTTTACGCTGGTTTTTGCAGACGGCAACCATGAGAACTTCGACAGGCTGTACTCAAATGAATTCCCGGTGGTTGATTTTCACGGAGGAAAAGCTCACAAGATTCGAGAAAATCTATATCATCTGATGAGAGGATATATATTTGACTTCGAAGGCAAATCATTCTTTGTCTTCGGAGGAGCTCAGAGCCACGATATACAGGACGGAATCTTAGACAGAAGTGATTTTGAATCAGACGAAAGTTTCTTAAATACCGTTAAATCCTGGAATGAAAAAGGGAAATATTTCCGCATCAATCATATTTCGTGGTGGAAGCAGGAACTTCCCACACAGGACGAAATGGACTTCGGAATCAGCACTCTTAAGCAGCACGGCAATAAAGTTGACTTTGTAATATCCCACTGCTGTCCGCAGGAAATAGCGTCGATGAACGGGTATCACACCCCGGACATACTGACTTCTTACTTCGATGGTATTGCAAGGCAGATCAAATTCGATAAGTGGTTTTTTGGGCACTATCATAATAACAACACAACATATTCAAAGTTCGTAATGCTGTACGAAAACATCGAAAGAATCTTATAACATAAGAAATGGAGTTTGATAGGGAATTATCAAAATATAAAAAGGAGACATTTTTCGTGAGTGATATCTTGATTCGTGGCATGAGCTTGCCAAAAGAAGGATATCGGCAAGTCTTTATCACCGCAGAGGGCGAAGTTATTTGTTTTCCGACAACTCCGGCAAACGGTGAAAGGCGGTACATGGCAGTCGAACTTCCGCCGCATGGGGATTTGATAGACAGATGCGACATTAAAAATAAAGAAATAACCATTGATTACGATGAATGGGATGACACTTTTGAAGATGGGCTTTTGTTCGTTACTAATCTAATTGATGACGCACCCACCATCATTCCGGCAGATGAGGAGGCGAGGAATAATGGGACTTACTACGACTGAATATATAGAACTAGAAGCTGCGCTGAAACAAGCCGGGTTTGTACATGGAAAATGGGATGACAAATATATTAGTTCTGATAAACTGAAATCCCTTCCCGTAGCTGATGTTCGTCCTGTGGTGCGGGGAGAGTGGGAAAGAGTGGGAAACACAGATCATTTTAAATGTACTTGTTGCAATAACATGATATTGGCAACTTGGGATATGCCATCAGAATTGTTTAACTTCTGTCCGAATTGCGGCGCGGATATGCGAGGTGGATAATGGAAATTAAAGAAGCAATAGAATTGCTGGACAATCTGCTTGGGATGATTGAAGACAACCATGGCAACGATTATGACGAGGCTCTTCACATGGCAATCTCCGCGCTGGAGAAGCAAGCGCCGAAAAAACCGATAGGAGCAAAAAGATTTGCAGATTTGTATCTTGGTTTTTGCCCATCTTGTGGGGAAGGCAACTATTCAGAGTACGGCTTCTGCGGTAAATGTGGACAGGCTACCGACTGGGCGGAGGCGGCTGACGATGAAAGTATGTTTGAAAAGGAAGGCTGAGAATGACTGAATATGTCGAAGTATTGAGCGATATTGCATACAGGATGGTCTGTCTTAGTGCAGAGTTAGGATTTATCGGTTTTGTACTTTTGTTATTACTATTGTTTAAGAACATGGGGGGCAAGAAGTAAAATGAAGAAAAAGTTTGTCAAAGGTACTTTTGAGCTTGATGTAGGCGTAACGGACTTGTCCGAATACGAAGAAAAGCACAGACAAATAATTACCAGATTGTTAAAGTGGGCTGAGTTTTTTGATGTGGCGATAATTTTGAGGACTTCAAATGATAATCATTATCTTTGTGAATATATGATTACCGGAGAAACGGCAAAATATTGTCTCAGTTTATATTCAGAGCTAAAGCAGATGTTAAAATCTGATTTCCCAAAATTTGAGACCTTATGGCAGGGCAGCGGCGACATCCTTTATATCCTAGATGATATGAAAGATCAGAACAAAAGGGGTGTAAATATGAGCAACTACGAAAGAGGGCGTTGGGATATGTTTGAGCTCCTGTCTTCAATCTGCTATGACAAACAGATGTATTTTTTACAGGATGACGGCAGCGTTTATTCCAGATTATCAGGAGATTATTTATCGAGAGATAACGCAATTAAAGAATTTTGTGATTTACAGCACTGGAATTGGTAATATAAATGTGGTTTGAATACTGATTGAAATCATAGGTGAATAAAGTATGACAAAACGTGAGATTAGCGAATGGATTGAAGCGCATGATGCGCAGAATTGGAGTGTAGACGAAATAGCTAAAGGGATTGTTTTAGATACCATCAATAATACATCCTTTGCAGAAGATACTTACCCCGGACTAAAAGATCAGTTAATTCACATGGTAATTAATTGGCACGATTAAAAATCAAATGGAGTTTTTGTGAAACTTATAGACAAGATTTGTTAAGCGCGGTTTGGGAGTGCATAACCACATACATGGAAATGTAAGTCAAAAAGGGGGTCAAAGGATGTTACATATAATCGAGGGTGATATTTTACTTTCAGATGCAGCGGCAATTTGTCATCAGGTTAATTGTCAAAACGTGATGGGTTCTGGCGTTGCTAAAGAACTCTATATAAAATGGCCGGAGGTCAAACAAAGGTATCATGAGTTCTGCAAAGGCAAAAATCCGTATGATTTACTTGGCAAAGTTCAAGTCGTTGAACTTGACGAGTTCCCGGCCGGCAACAAGGTTGTTATAAACATCTTCGGGCAGCTTAATTTTGGACGTCAGAAAGTTTGTTATACCGACTATAGCGCCCTTGATGAAGCATTCCAGAACCTTAACCGCCTCTGTGCCACTAAAAAAATAGCACTTCCCTACGGATTCGGATGCGGTCTTGCCGGTGGAAATTGGAAGACAGTTGAGCGAATAATGCTAAAGCGCCTTTGGCTGCCCGAAGTATACATATATATGAAAGAGTAGAGTTTATGCCCGCCGAAATCTGCGGATTGCCGGTGAAAGACAGCCATTGCGGTGGTGTCACGAGTAGAGATGCGTTTTGAAAGTGTTTATTGCGAAAGGCGAAATCACTTATTAATTATAATGGAGGCGTTCTATGAAAATCATTAAGATCGGCGACCCGTCTCGCCTGAAACAAATTAAACGATTCACCTGTAAACAGTGCGGCTGCATATTTGAAGCCGGTAAAGAAGAGTATAATTCCGGAATGCAGTATAACGAGATTTACTACATGTGTCGTTGTCCGACATGCGGGCGCACGGCATATAAGGGAGAAGGCGATGGTGACGATGAAGATTGAAATTGTGTCAGGTGTTGAAGGTTCTTGTCTGGTTGTAAATAATACCAGAATTTCCGGCCCGAAACCGTGGGGAGGAGGAACGGTAATACATACGTGGGATCTTACACCGAAAGAAGTTGAAGAGCTTGCAAAAATATGTAACGAAACACTATCACATATGAAAGCGTGATTTGATTATGGATATTATTATTAAAGACAGAGCTCATGGCAAAACTTCCGACCTTGTAAGGTCTTCCGCATACACCGGAATACCTATCGTGTGCCCAAGACCAGATTATATAAAAGATTGCGCGGAACAGCTCGGCATAGAGATTCCGGAGCCGATTCCGTATTACCAGTATGTCAATAAGTTGACATCTGCAAAGAAGGTTTATATTGACGAGCTTGATTTCTTTATCAGATATGCATTCGGTTCTGACGTTGAGTGCGTAACGATATCTCGAAACGAATAAAGCAACGAGTGGTGTTCGCAAAAATGAAAAAACAAAATCCACGGATGCGCTGGGGCTCAATGGGTTTAAGCTAGTTTGATGAAAAACTATAGTGTACATTTCTTTGGTGGTGATGAAAATGATTTATTTAGATAACGCGGCAACGACCCAAATAGACCCGGAGGTTTTGGACGCTATGATGCCGTACCTGACCGACCAATACGGAAACGCGGGTACGCTGTACGAACTCGGCAGAAATGCTAAATCGGCAATAGACCGTGCGAGAGCGCAGGTCGCGGAGTTTGTCGGCGCCGCACCCGAACAGATAATCTTTACTTCCGGCGGAACGGAAGCAAATAACATGGTGTTCTTTTCTCTGCGTGACTTTTTGAAAAAATCCAAAAAGACTCACATAATCTCGGCATACAACGAACACGACTCTGTTTTCGGAGCTGTGAGGGCGCTGTGCATGAAAGAAGATTTTTATTCTACTCTTTTACTTCCTGACTCACGAGGAGTAATCGACCCTGCGAACCTACATAAATCCATACTCGACGACACCGGGCTTGTCTCAATAATGTATATGAACAATGAGACAGGCTCTGAAAACGACGTGTCTGAGATATCAAGGATTTGTTCGCAGAAAGATATACTATTCCATACGGACTGTGTACAGGCTGCGGGTAGCTGTGTGCTTAATGCAAAGGAAATCGGCTGTGATTTTATGTCTGTTTCTTCTCATAAAATACACGGCCCGAAGGGTGTGGGAGCTTTGTTTGTAAAGGACGCAAAGTATATCGCTCCAATGATATATGGCGGATCGGTTCAGGAATTTGGATTAAGGGGCGGAACCGAAAACGTTGCAGGAATAGTCGGATTTGGTAAGGCGTGTGAGCTCATGTCCAAACAGATCCACGAGATTGACATCCATAACTCGGTGCTGAAGCAGCTTTTCTACTCAAATCTAAAGAACGAGCTTTCTGAGTACGGACTGGAGGACATACTGCACATCAACGGGGACACAGTGGTCAAGCATGGGAAAACGATTAATGTCAGGTTTGACGATGTGGACGGAGAAACTCTGCTGGTGTTCCTTGACGCAAGGGGTGTCTGCGTTTCTTCGGGTTCTGCATGCAACAGCCATGAGTCCACTCCCAGTAGAGTGCTTTTATCTATGGGTATAGACCCGGAAGATGCCAGGAACTCAATCAGGGTATCGTTTTCAAAGTTCAATACAGAACACGAAGTGATGGAGGCTGCGGAAGTGGTCGCTTTGTGCGTAAGGATGCTGCATATATGAAGATAAAGTATCCCAAAAACGAAACTGTCTGGCTGTCATACGCCAATAAAAAAGGAGAAACAATTTATATTCTTACCAGCAAGCCGGACAGAGACTATTACTTCCTTTACGAAGTAGACGCTCAAAGCGGAGATACTAAGAAACTCGGAAGGGCAAAATCTCCTATTGAGCTTGAGAACAAATTCGATGTAATATCCCACATGAACAGCAAATAAAAAATTCCCGACAAAAAATAGTCGGGAATTTTCATCTTTTATTTTGTATTTCCTTGCAATAGCATTTCTCAATAGTGTAAAATATATTTAAGAGAGGGGATGTATCATGAGAAACGACTATGACTTTGACACAGATTATATGTCCGAAGAAGAAATCGAGAGTTTGATTAACGAGGATGTCGATGAACTTGCTAAAGCTATCGAAATTGACGAAAGCAGAACTTCCATAATCAATCCTGCAAGGCTTAAAGAAATTCAAATCTCGTATAGCATCTTAAAACGAATAGCAAAATCAAAGGGCGTAAGAATTAAATGCGATCTTTTCGAACCGTTTAACAGCGTTGGATGTATCTCTGTTATAGGTGAAGACATAATAATTAATCAACCTAAATGGTTTAATTATGTTTCAAATCTTGCGTCTAACATCGAAGTATATCCAAAAACAAATGGCACAGTTCAAATAAACTTTACATTTCATGGACTCACTAAACCTATAGAGTAAAAGGAGAATATAATGGGACGAATTAACAGCTTTGATATAGTCAAGATGGTAACAGACGAAGCAAGTAAACAGTTCGGTCGTGCGTGGACTGTCAATAAAGACAAAGAGTCTGAGTTAAATGATGCTTGTAAGCGTATAGATGAGTTTGCGGAGAGGATAGACGCCGAGACTATAGAAGTAGAAGTTGATGACATCTCAATGGATATCATAATTTCTGTCTGTTGTTCGGATTTAATTGTAGACGAAAAAGACGATGTATTTTACGACATAGCTAAAAAATCCAAGGCGATGTTCTTTAGATGCGGAGAATTGAAAGATACTTTAGATGTAGGTTTTATATTTTCGAAGATATGGGAAAGGTATCACGGATAATATGAACGACAGACGAAGAGCATTGTTAAAAAAAGCGATTGCCGCTCTTAATACTGCAGAGCAGTACATATCTACCGCGCTCGATCAGGAGCAGGAGTGTCTTGACAATCTTCCGGAGAACCTTGAGTCAAGCGAGAGATACGAAAAAATGGAATCTGCAGTCGAGAGTCTCGAAGAAGCGCTGGAAGATATCGACAACACCAGAACAAAAATAGAAGAAGCATCTGAATAGCAAATAAACTATAGAAATATAGGGGGCGGGATTGATGTTGGATATTATGCTCGGTATCGCTCTTTGGGGAGTTGCTGGTGCTATATCAAAGAAGCAGGCGAGAGATGAAAAAATCCGAAAGATGAAAGAAGAAAAGCGCAACGCTTACTTAGAAGAAATGACCAAGAACTTCCGTGCTTCAAAAGAGCTTGAGACAGAAGTGGAAGACTATATAAGAAGCGGAAAGAATGTGTATGATATATATGAGACAATAGAAGATAATCTCTTAGAGGTTTTTGGGATCGAATATCCTAAACAATTCATGCTGCCCGGTATAAAGGGATATCCGAGATATATGAGCGATGATCCTCAAAACCCGTTTTATTGGACAAAACATCTTTTGCTTTCTAAACAGGGAAAGATTGCTCAAAATGAATTTTACTCTGGGTTTCCTATTTCAAAAGGCGAGAACAAAGATTTATGCATAAAGATGGGTCGGCAAATAGAGCGAAACTTAATGAGCAACAACACGGGACTAAGACTTATACTTAAGCCGGATTTTTCTTTTGGAGGAGCTCCAATTTATAATCCGGAAGGCAGCAAGATGATTCTTGATTTTTGGGCAAACACAACAGATCCAGAATGGAGGTTATGGTAAGTCATTTTCATCCCGTCTTATTCGCCACAGACGAAGTAGTCCGGGGTAGATATTTTCTTCTCTAATATTACCCTGCCTAGACACCTGACAGATATATTACTATCTGCTCCGATGTATACATTCGTTTCTTTAAGCAAAGGGTTAGACGAAATCAAGGAAAGGTTTCTTGACGAGTCGATATAGTATTGCTTGCAATACATTGCTCCGTCGACATCAAATATTCCAACGTCCCCGATATTCATCGGGGCATTTTTCTCGACATACACGATATCTCCGTCGGATATATACGGAAGCATGCTGTCGCCCTGAATTCTTACGGCAAAATTCGCAGTTTCCGGGATACCGTTGTCGAAGGGGATCATTTCGAACTCATCGTTTTCCAAAGGAAAAGACGCGCCGGCAGCAGACGGTGTAGAATAGAGTGGTATGTATCTGCGAGTATCAGACTTTTTCCCTTTCGTCGAAGTCTTAAAGTCACCCCTCTTTTTTTCAAGAGAGCAGACGGAGCTCACAATTTGTTTGCCCAACCTGTCCAGCAGTCTGTAGTCAAATAATAGTCTCAGTTCGTCTGTTGTTAATGACAGTTCGTCAAATCCATTGTTCTCTATGCCAAGAATATCGTCAACAGATACACCAAATACATGAGACAATGAGACCAGAGCGTCCAAAGACGGTTTCTTGGCGGCGGATTCCCAGTTTCTTATCGTAACAACAGACACACCGACCTTTCGACTGAGCTCATGCTGTGTCATTGAGGCGCGTTCTCTTAACATCCTGATTCTGTTACTCAACGTCATTTTGTTATTATCTCCCAATAATTTATGATTGATTCTGCATTGACAAAATGATATGTATTATGTTATAGTTAGATAACAAAAGTTTCTGTAACAAACATTAACATAAACTGTTGTTTATGTCAAGAGTTACCATTAATTATAAGGAGGTTCATAAAATAAAAAAAAGACCGGGGCACATTTCTGCACCCCGGAGAGAGGAAAAGAGTTGTATTACTACAACCCCGGGGTTTATGTACACACACCCAAAACATAAACCCTATTGTAGTATAACATACTCTCCGTAAAAAATCAACGGAGGTATAATGTGAAAATTTTATCTTTATCAGAATTCAAAGTTTTCTGCGACAAACAGGGCTATACACAGTACATCTACGACACTACCAATCAATCATGGAAATCGAAGCTGTTTACATATAACGAGGTTTCAAGATATAATAAGGTGCAAGTATTACTATATCCGTATTATTATATCGGATTTAAGGGGCAGTCAAGCAGCATTTGTTTCAAATCGGTGAAGTATATTAGAATCCACGATGAAATAATAGGCACCGTTTTCGATATAGTATGCGGAGTTGAACACGACCCCACAAGGGAAGTTGTGTATACTATGATCGCTGATTAAAAAAAATTTTTTATCATAATTTAAAATTTCCTTCTGTAAGCGGTTTTCTTATGTTATAATATACTTATAACAGCAACGGAAGGAGCATATTACTTGGACAGCAATTGCAGACACCCGAAAATAGGAGAAATCTATCTTATGCGCTTCGGCGGAAGCGGCAGCGAGCAGAGCGGATTGAGACCCGGGCTTGTTTTCCAGAACAATACGGGAAATCTCCACAGTCCGAACATAATTGCGCTGCCGCTGACAAGCGCCATCAAAAAGACAGAGCAGCCTACCCATGTACTCATACCGTCCGACGAAACCGGGCTTCTTAAAGACAGCATTGTTCTCTGTGAAAACCCGGAAAGAATGTCTAAGGATAAGATCGGCGCTTACATAACGACGATCCCGGATAAGTATATGGGCGATGTCGCCGCAGCCAGTATAATTGCGTCTTCTGCAATTTCTTTCTTAGATCAGGAGACACTTATAGACTTATGGCGCAAAGCGGTTTCTCTCAACGCAGTTCGAAAAACTGCGTGATACATATAAAAAGGAGGGCTGTTATGTATAATGCTGTTTTAAAAGAGGAGTTTATAAAAACCCAAACAAGTGTCTCCGTAAGAACCGCATATAAACATCTGTTTGAAGCCATAGAGAAATTTGAAAGAGAGTGGGGCGCAGATATCTGCACAAGAACGCCGGAGGAACTCAGACCGGTAATGGATGATATATTGGGTGTGACCAGATACGGCAACAGAATGAGAACCGGTCTCTTAAAAAAGTACGCTTTATGGTGTATGGAAAACAATGTCCCCGGGGCTTGCAAGGGCGTTTTTGAAGTCGATCTGTCAAACGTAAGTAAGATGCGGACACAGACCGTTAAAAACCCCGCACACCTGCAAGCTTATCTTAACGTCCTGTTTGGCCCGGAAAAAGACGAAGGAACAGACAACGCATTAAGATGCTTTTTCTGGCTTGCCTACGGAGGATTGCTTGAAGAAGATGCCATCAAGGTAACAGCAAAAGATGTAGACCTTGTGAATATGGTGTTTAGATTCAACGGTGAAGAGTATCCCATATACAGAGAGGCGGTACCGTGTTTTAGGAACTGTGCGACGTTGACTCAGTTTGCTTTAAAATACCGTAACGGAACCGTATATAAAGACAGATGCCTCGGAGACAGTTTGTTAAGGCGTACCTCCTTTCCAGATAAGGATATAGTAGGAATAAGATCTCAGGTTTCAAAAGCAGTCACTACAGCATATAAGTCCGGCAAAACCGATATATGTCTGAGCTACTTTAAGGCGTGGCTGTCCGGAGTGTTTTATCGGACATACATTGCCGAGAGTATGGGCATAGCTCCGGACTTTACAAACCCGGTCGCAAAACTGATGCAGAACATATCATACTCTCTGGATAACACAAGGGCGTCCATTAGCTCGTACCGAAATTATAAGGCAAAATGGTACTTAAACGATTATGAACAATGGAAAACAACGCTGATAGTATAATCTAATCCTTGACAATCAGGAGCCTGCACAGACAGGCTTCTTATTTTGATTTTAAAATATTATTTTAACCCATGTTATAATATATCGGGATGTCGCCAAGCGGTAAGGCACGGGATTTTGGCTCCCGCATTCGTCGGTTCGAACCCGACCATCCCAGCCAAGGCATAGCCTACAAAAGAATAGAAAGGGATGATCAGATGGATGGATAACAAAGAAAGATTTCTGTCTCTTTGCGCAGACATAAAGCGAGAGGGGGTAGAAGAGCTTCTCTCCTGGCTCGGGAAGAGCGACTTTTTCATTTGTCCTGCAAGCACAAGATTTCACGGAGCATATCAAGGCGGACTCCTGGAACACTCTCTGAACGTATATGATGAGCTGAGAAGGCTTCTTACAGTATACCCGGAGATCAATGTTCCCGAGGAGTCCATAATAATCTGCGCATTGTTTCATGACTTATGCAAGGTAAATATGTATGGGTCTGAAAAGCGCAACAGAAAGAACGAGAGAGGACAATGGGAAACATACGATGCTTATACGATCCAGGAAAAATTTTGTTTCGGCGGACACGGAAGTAAATCGGTTTTTATCATTCAGCAGTTTATGAAACTGACGCCGGAAGAAGCAGTGGCGATTAACTGCCACATGTCCGCATTCGACGAAAATAAGTATGTCGGCAACGCCTATGAGCAGTTTCCTTTTGCATGGCTGCTCTCGGCAGCGGATCAATCAGCAACCTATATAAAGGAATCCAAAGCTAATACATAACTAACGGAGGAGTAAATGGCTGAAGAAAAACTCAATCTTTATCAAAAACTTGCAAAAATCAGAGCGATAGCCGACGTAGTGGCCAAGGATAAGAAAGGTTACAACTATAACTATGCCGATATCATAACTATCCTGGCAAAAGTAACCGGCGGCATGAAGAAGTACGGAGTGACGCTTATTCCGTCTGTCGTACCGGGTACGGGCAATGTTTCTCAGAATGTAATAGTCAATACGAAGTTTGACAAGACCGGCAAACCGTATGAACAGACAGCTTCGGAAATGGTGGTGACCGCAGATATGGTGTTCAGGTGGGTAAACGAAGACGATCCGAGCGAGTTTATCGACGTCCCGTGGTTTCTTACCGGCTCACAGGGAGACCCGTCTCAGGCTTTTGGTTCCGGTATTACATACTGCACGAGATACTTCCTTACAAGCTACTTCCAGATAGCGCAGGCGGACACAGACCCCGACGACTACCGAAGTAAGCAGAAGGCGGCGGAAGAATCTGAAAACAGGGCGGTCGCAGAGAGCATAATAAGCGAGCTTGATGTTCTGGTAAGAAACTACCTTGCAGATAATCAGGGCAAATCGGAAGACGTCAAACAGCTTATGTCCAGATATGCCAAGAACGGTAATTATAAAAGCATTAGAGAACCGATGCTTGCGTCCAAACTTCTTGAGGATTTCAAGACGAGGTTCATAAACAGTAATAATTAAATCGGAAGAAAGGGGAATTTACTTTGGGATTCAGAAATAACAGTTATGCCGTTGTTTGGTCAACCGAAACGGTTTCGGACACTTTGACCAAGGGAAGAATAAGCATAAGCAGAAAGAATAAGCAGACCGGAGAATACGAACAGGACTTCGGAGGATTCGTTAGTTTTATAGGAAGCGCCTGTGCGAAGAAAGCATCGCAGTTAAAAGAAAAGGATCGTATAAAACTTGGAGACGTCGATGTTTCCAATAAGTATGACAAGGAAAGAAACACGACATACACAAACTTTAAGATATTCAGTTTTGAACTCGCCGATGAGCCGGCCGGATCACGCTCAGCGAACACAGAGCCGCAGCCGTCAGTAGACTCCGGTGAGATTGACGATGAAGACCTTCCGTTCTAATAGGACGAACAGATGAGCGAGGCGATCTATCGACCACTTATAGACGATATGACGTGGAGCTACAGCAGAGTAGAGTGCTTCAATGATTGTCCTTATCGATGGTTCTTGACATATATCTGCAAGGAAAGCGGTGTTCCGCAGTTTTACAGCTCTTACGGTACTTTCATTCATAAACTAATCGAACAGTATTATCGCGGAGAGATCACAAAGGAAGAGATGCATCTGAGATTTCTGATTGATTTCAGCAAAGAGGTACAAGGAGTCCGACCGAAAGAAAGCACCGTAAAAAAATACATAGAGCAGGGAAATGAATACCTGAAAGGGTTTGAGCCGTTCCCGTTTGATATGATAGACGTCGAATCCAGAGTGGAATTTGACATAGACGGCATTCCTTTTGTGGGAATCATCGATTATATCGGCGAAAAAGACGGAGATATATATATTGTCGACAACAAATCCAGAGATCTTAGGCCAAGAAGTGGTCGAAAAACACCCACACAGAACGATAAAGATCTGGATGATACTCTTCGACAACTGTATATTTATTCAACTGCTGTAAAACAGAAATACGGAAAGTTTCCGAGAGCACTATGTTTGAACTGTTTCAGAACCGGAGTGTTTATAAAAGAGCAATTTGATGAGCAGAAATACAACGAAGCAATCGAGTGGGCGAAGACGAGCATTGAAAGAATAAAGAACGCAGACGAGTTCTATCCGAATGTAGAATTCTTCGGTTGTCAATATATATGCAATCACTACAGCGACTGCTGTTACTGGCAGGGGAGGTGATAAGAGTTTACTATGCCGAGAGGTGATTTTAGCAGTTTATCAAGCGAATCCGGGATTATAGCATCGCTCATACATAACCCCGAGCTCATATATCATTCAGAAAACCTGCTGCCGACACACTTCAGTAACTACGATAACAGATGCGTGTACGCTGCAATAGGGGAACTTGTAAAGAAGGGAATAACTTCCGTTGATCCCTACAACATTATAGAAGTTTTGAACTCGTCCACGGCTACAAAGAAGTATGCTGAGAACCTGACGGTAGAAAAACTCTTCGAGCTTATAGAGGTAAGCGATCTTCTCGCCAGAAACTCGGTAGAAGAATACAAACTTCTTGCAAATAACGTTCTTGATGCCGCGCTTCGACGAGACATGTATCAGGGTCTGCAGAAATGCATGAATATATGCATGGATGAAAACCAGCAGGATATACAGCAACAGGTTTATCAGGTAATCGACGAAACAATCTCGTCGTATTCGTCTGCGGAAGACGTACCGGCTTACTCCGACGTCGTTGACGGGCTCTGGGACGAGATAAAAGCGAGACAGGAACAAGGATACTCCGGCATCCCGTTCAAATTCCCGGCGCTTAACGATTATGTGACCGGAGAACGTGGAGAGCTTATCATTTTCGGAGCTCAACAGAAGGTGGGCAAGAGCATAATGCTTTTAAATGTGGCGGTGGATCTGCTGAGGCAGGGTTACTCGGTTTTATATATAGATTCCGAGCTCTCTACAAGACTTTTTACCGCAAGGCTTCTTGCTCATCTCTCCGGGGTGTCATACCGTGATCTCACATCCGGACATTACAGTAAAGAGGACGAAGAGAAGATCCTGGCATCAAAAGAATGGGTAAAAACAAAGAAGCTTACACACGTTTACATGCCGTTTTTTGATCAGCAGAGTATTTTTTCTCTTACAAAGAAGGTCGACCACAAACAGGGCATCGACGTTATCATAATCGATTATTTTAAGTCTACCGGCAACGAAATGGACGCTTATCAGACATACGCTGCAATGGGCAGATGCGTTGATCTGGTTAAAAATGAGATAGCCGGAGACATGAATGTGGTTGCAATAGGCGCAGCTCAGGCAACCATAAATAATAAGCTTGCAGACTCCGCAAAAATAGCCAGAAATGCATCCACGATAATAATGCTTGTGGATAAGACCCCGGAAGAAATAGAAGCTGACGGCGTGGAGTGCGGAAATAAGAAGATGATAGTCACAGTAAACAGAAACGGTGCTCAAATGGCGCCCGGAGAATACATAGACCTGATGTTTGACGGCGATCATATTTCTTATGAGCAAGCAAAGCAGCATATACCGCAGTCTCCGTTCTGATATGGGGTGAAAACATGCGAATAGAAGATCTCTTGAACTCCATAGACGCAGTCGAGTTTCTTTCTCAGTATACGGATTTAAAAGAAGAGAACGGAGAATACTGGGGAATCAGTCCACTGTCAAATCCGCCCGAAAAAACACCTTCTTTTTCTGTTAGAAAAGAAACGGGGAAGTTCTATTGCTTTTCAACCGGCATCGGAGGCTCGCTAATAACGTTTTTAAAATATTATCACGGCATTTCGGCGTCGGAAGCAATAGAAATGCTCAAAAAGTACGCCGGTGTAGACGGAGAAGTCTTTGTACCAAGAGAAAAAATGGCCGCAACTATAGTTTGCAAGCAGTTTTCAAGGCCGACACATCTGCAAAAGACGTCGAAAGCCGTGATTTTGCCCGACAATTACATGGAGCGGTATGAAAAAACGGATGAAAAGCTCTCCGTCTGGGAAAATGAGGGTATTTCAAGAGCTTCTTTGGATAGATTTCAGGTATACTACGATAGTTTCTCGGACAGGCTTGTATATCCCATAAGAAATATGGACGGAAAGATAGTAAATGTGGGCGGGAGAACGCTTGATCCAATGTGGAAAGAGAAAAAACAGCGTAAATACTGTTATTTTCACTCTTGGGGCACTATTGAGACTATCTATGGGGTTCCTGAAAACCTTGAATATATCAAACAGAAGAAAGAAGTCATTCTTTTTGAGGGATGCAAGAGTGTTTTGCTTGCCGACACATGGGGCATACGCAATACAGGAGCGATTTTAACCAGTCATCTTTCGCCATCTCAGTTGAAAATACTTGCCAAACTCGGCTGCAGAGTGGTTTTTGCGCTCGACAAGGATGTTCGTGTCCGCGACGACCATAATATCGCAAAACTAAAGCAATTTGTTAATGTTGAGTATCTATGGGACAGCGGAGATCTGCTCGACGACAAAGACGCGCCTGTAGATAAAGGCATAGAGGTTTTTCAAAATCTATACGAACATCGTCTTAAATATAGATAAATTCAATGAATAAAAGGAGTTTTCATGTCTAACAAAAATCTAATCAAAACAACCATAGCTATTACTTGTATAGTGCTTGCCATCATATTTTTCGCAAGCTGCTCTGTCGTTGTCGGTGCAGGACACACCGGAGTAGTTTCGACATTTGGCCGCATCAGTTCCGATGTGCTTCAGGAGGGTTTCCATTTGAAAGCTCCCTGGCAGAGAGTTCAGAAGATGGACAACCGTATCGTCAAGCTTGAAGTCGCAACAGAAGCTTTTAGTTCAGACCTTCAGACAGTTTCGGTTAATCTCGCTGTTAATTATAGAGTGGACACCACCATGTCCTACTATATTATCAAGAATGTCGGTAAGCACTTCGAGGATGTTTTGATTACGCCGACTGTAAACGAAGTTCTCAAGTCTATTATTGCACACTACACGGCAGAGCAGTCGATAACCAATCGTGTCACTATCTCAGAATCCATTATTGAAGGATTAAACGGCAAGCTCAATCAAAACGGTATCTATGTATCCGATATAAACATCATTGACTTTGATTTCAGTGATACATATATTCAGGCAATCGAAGCCAAGCAGGTTGCAGAACAGCAGAAGCTGAAGGCGTTGATTGAGCAGGAGCAGCTCACCATGGAAAAGAGCGCTCAGGCAGAACGAGATATTATCGCAGCGGAAGCGGCGCTTGAAGTTTCTAAAATTGAGGCAGAAGCAGTTGAGTTCGCGGGCAGAAAAGAAGCCGCCGCGAACAAAGCGATTGCCGAAAGTATCACGCCGGAGCTTGTAGAGTATTACAAAATCCAGAGATGGGATGGCGCGTTACCTCATATCACGGGTATGGACACCATTATCACCATGTCTGAAACTGATAAGCAGTAGGAGGTGGTAAAAATGTACAGCGGCAACGGTAATCCGGCATACCCGCTTGAGTAATAAATGCGGTGGTGGAATAGGTAGACGCTTAGTAAATGCATAAAAAGGCGTAAAGGAGCCGGAAATCTGGCGAGTGCAAGCAAAAGCATATGTGTGGTGCAAATCCACATCCGCATTTTCTAAATATAGATTTATTTATGGAGATGATCGCATTCTTTATTATTCTGACGCGGCTTTAAGGTACGCAGTTGATAGGTGCCTAGAACGTGACCGTTATATAGTCGGCATCACGGTACCCTGGGGGAAGAGAAACGAAGTTTCTGAAAAACTGCTCTCAATGGCAAAGAACGTTGCCAGATATCGTACAACAAACTTCCGATTTGAAATAATGTTTGAGAATGGGAGTATAATTCAGTATTTTCCTCCCTCTGAAGAAAGTCGTGGACGTGCGTTACACCTACTGATTGTTAGTAAAGACATAGATGACGATCTGTTACGAGATGTATTTATACCAATGGAACGAAGATATTATAAAAACGATGTTTTATAAGGAGAGACAAATGAGCAAAATTTACCTTGCACATCCCATTACGGGATTAAACACGAAAAATGTATTTGATTATTATGATGGAATTTCCTATGCGTTAGAGGAGAGGCATATCATTTATTCTCCAATGACTGGGAAAGACTATCTGCGAAACGAAACGACCATGCAGAAAAGCTATGAAGATTATCCAATTAGCACAGGACACGCAATCTTCGAGCGAGATATGTGGATGGTGTCATCTGCCGACATTGTTCTTTGCGACTTCACAGGAGCGCAGACCGTTTCTATTGGATGTTGCTTTGAAATGGCAGTGGCGGCGAAACTTGGCAAACACACAATTGTTGTTATGGAGGACGGAAATCCACATGACCACCGCTTTATACGTGAAGCCGCTGATATTGTATTTCCTACAATAGAGGATGCAATCGCTTATATCAAATTATTGCCTTAAATCATGGGTTTTATAGAGTAATAAAACGATGGTTTTATAGAAAGTAAGAAGGAGGCGGTTTTATAGAACGAAAAGCATTATGTTTAGTAATGACCACAATACTCTTGATTTTAATATGTGTAACCATTCCAGTTAACGCAAGAGCGGACTTTGCTCCGAGACACATAATGTTTGAAGAAAACTTAGTGTGCGGTGTTCCGCTGAGAGAAAAGAAAGACTTCTCGGAAGAGGAGCAGATCAAATCAACACCTTATAATATATGGGTTACGCCTGAAGCTCCCGTAAAAGATAGGGAAGGGATGACATATTTAGGCTGGTATAGAATTACAGGATACGACACCTGTATTGCATGCTGTGGAAAGACGGACGGAATTACGGCGTCTGGCACGAACGCATCTGTCGGACGTACCTGTGCAGCCGCCAGGAATTTACCATTCGGTACAGTGATTTACATAGAAGGAATCGGATATAGAACGGTCGAAGATCGCGGAGGTGGCGTAAACGGTAATCATATAGATGTATTGTGTGCAAACCACGACGACTGTTATGCGATAACCGGATACGCGAATGTTTGGATTGTAGAAGAATAAAAGCGTACAGCTTTATCATGACTTAGAAAGGAGGATGGAGTTGTGCGCACATAAAACTTATAAGTCTCTCCTTCTGAAGATTGAGAGTATTAGTAGCTTGCGAAGAAAGTCAAACAATTTGCAAGGCATTTCGAGAACTGGGACACGAAGCATATAGTTGCGATATTCAAGACTGTTCCGGAGGGCATTCGGAATGGCATATAAAAGGCGACGTGTTGCAGATACTTAATCCAAATCATCAATACATGCCCGGATACGACTGGTATGGATTTAAATTCAGAACAATGGATGGATTGTTGCATTGTATAGAAGGAAAATGGGATTTGATTATCGCACATCCACCATGCACCTATATAACTGCCGCCGGAGCTTGCAGAATGTACCCGACAAAAGGCAATATAGATCAGCAAAGACTTAAAAAAGCATTAGAGGCCAAAGAGTTCTTTATGAAGTTTTGGAATGCGGATTGTCCGAATATTTGTATTGAAAATCCAAGGCCACTTAAGGTGGTGGGTTTACCTGTTGAATCACAACGAATACAACCATACGAGCACGGAGAACCATGGAGTAAGCTCACTTACCTTTGGATAAAAGGACAACTCCCGTTGCTACGGCCATCTAAAATAATGACTGAATATAAACCATACATATCATGCGGGACGAGCCGAAATAAAGGAAACCCGGACAAAGCCGGCTTTAGCCGCAGCGGAGGAGCTCAAAAAGTCAGAAGCAAAACATTCCCCGGCGTTGCGAAAGCGATGGCCGAGCAATGGAGTAAGATAGACACTTTACAATTTACAGATATAAAAGTGTGAAAAATGACAGTAAAATTCCAAGAATAATGTGATGTCGGAAAGGAGGAGTGTAAATAAAGTCTTATATAATGTACCACTGTCACACGGAATATAGTCTGCTTGATAGCTGCGCCAAATATACTGAATACTTAGACTTGGCAAAACGAGACGGCTCAAAAGCCATATCATTCAGCGAACATGGAAAACCGATGAATTGGACGGAGAAGTGGGCGGCATGCAAAAAAGTCGGCATGCGATATATACACTCGGTAGAAATCTATCTTACCGAGTCTCTTGAGGAAAAAGTCCGCGATAATTACCACACGGTATTGATGGCTAGAAATATGGACGGCGTACAAGAACTCAACTCTTTGGTGAGCAAATCCTGTGACGAAGATCATTTCTATTATACAAACAGAATAAGCTTCGACGAGTTTTTGGGGATGTCCGAAAACATTATATCGACTAGCGCTTGTCTGGCGTCGCCGTTGAATAAGCTCCCCGACGACCATCCGAGGTATATGGAACTCGCTCGAAAGTATGACTTTCTCGAAGTCCAAGCTCATAATCATCCTGAGCAGATCGAATTTAACAAGCGTCTCGCAAAACTTTCAAAACAAATCGGGAAACCGTTGATTGCGGGAACAGATACGCATAGCCCGAGCAAATATAAAGCCGAGTGCAGATCAGCTCTACTTTCTGCAAAACACAAATCATACGGCGATGAAGATGCTTTCGACCTTACATATAAAACATACGATGAGCTTGCGGAAATGTTCCGCAGACAAGGGGCTTTGTCAGAAGAGGATTATGTAACAGCTATCGAAAACACCAACCTCCTTTACGACATGACAGAAGATATCGAGTTAGATACTTCTATAAAATACCCGATACTCTATGGCTCTAGAGAAGCCGATTCACAGAAGTTTACTGAGACAGTCGAACGACTGTTTAAAGAAAAGCTTGACAAGGGTATTATTCCAAAAAGTCAGGAGCAAGCTTTCCGAGTTGCCATTGACGAAGAGATGCGGGTTTTTCAAAAGCTGCATATGGACGGGTTCATGCTCTCGATGAGCGAAATAATCAGATGGTGTAAAGAGCAAGGAATGGCGATAGGAACCGCAAGAGGTTCTGTAGGCGGTTCAAGAGTCGCTTATGTGACCGATATCATAGATTTGAATCCCGAAACATGGCACACAGTATTCTCGCGCTTCGCAAATGAATACCGAGAAGAAATCGGTGATATTGATATTGACTGCGTTGAATCTGATAGACCGGCAATTTTCAAATATATTACCGGACGATTCGGTACGGATAAGACAGCGCGTGTTGCATCGTTCGGCACAATGCAGGCAAAGGGAGTTATCGATGATGTTGGGAGACATCTTGCGATCAAATGGAAAGAGTCACATCCGAACAATGAGGATAACCCGTGGTCTTTGCCGAACATTGCAAAAATAAAAACCGAGTTTGATTCAGATCCGGAAAAGACCAAGCAAAAGTATCCGGAACTCTTCTATTATTTCGACGGTTTGTTCGACACAAAAATATCTCAGTCAGTGCATCCGGCGGGAATGGTAATTAGTCCGATCACACTTGCCGACAATTTTGGGGTGTTTGATAAGGATAATGAAAACTGTCTGATGCTTGATATGGAAAACATTCACGACTTTACCGGTCTTGCCAAGTATGATTTTCTTATTTTGAAAACAGTTCAGGTAATACGTGATACTTGTCGTTATCTTAATGCCCCATATCCACAAACCCACGAAATAAACTGGGATGATGAAAATGTGTGGAAAGACATGGTAAGAAGCCCTTCGGGTATATTCCAGTTCGAAGGCAGTTTTGCATTCGACAGTTTGAAAAAGTTTAAACCCAAAAGTATTTTTGATATGTCAATAGTTACCGCCTGTATACGTCCGTCAGGATCGTCGTATAGAGAACAGCTCCTTGCAAGAGTTCCACATAAAAACCCATCAGAACTCATTGATAAACTACTTTCGGACAACCTTGGATATCTAATATATCAGGAAGACACCATCAAGTTTTTACAGGAGATATGTGGGCTTTCAGGAAGCGAAAGCGATAACATACGCAGAGCAATCGGGCGAAAACAAAAGGAAAGGCTCGACGCGGCTCTCCCATCAATACTCGAGGGTTATTGCAGAAAGTCGCCGCAGCCACGAGAGACTGCCGAAAGCGAAGCAAAAGAGTTTCTTCAGATAATCGAAGACAGCGCCAGCTATCAATTTGGTTATAACCATAGCGTTGCGTATTGTCTTCTCGGATATCTTTGTGCCTATTACCGCTATCATCATCCGATAGAATTTATAACGTCATTTTTGAACAACGCGGCGAACGAAGACGATATCAGAAACGGAACTGAATACGCAAGTCGGGTAGGCATCAAGATCACGATGCCCAAATGGGGGCTGTCGAAAAGTGAATACTTTTTCGACAGGGACAAAAACATCATCGCAAAGGGTCTGACTTCAATAAAGTACATGAGCGACGGTATTGCGGAAGACCTGTACAATCTCGCTCATCAGAATACATACACTACATTCATGGACGTTCTCTTTGATCTTGACAAAAAGACTTCGCTTAACACAAGGCAACTTGACATTCTTATCAAGCTTGACTTCTTCTCGGAGTTTGGAAATCAGCGCGAGTTGCTTCGCATAACGGATATGTTTTATGAAACTTTCAAAAAGGGCGAAGTAAAAAAACTCAGCAAAGAAAAGGTTGATGGCACTCCGCTTGAGCCTATAGTCAAAAAATACTCCATCGGTGTGACAAAGTCGGGGGGCGTTGCCAAGAGCTACACGATACTCGATGTGACGTCCATCCTGCGAGAAGTTGAAAAGGCAATCAAAGATATCCACATGGACGACCTTGGAGATGTTTTAAAGGTCAAAAACTTTGTCGATGTCATGGGGTATGCCGGATATGTTTCCGGTAAAGAAGAAGACAGAAGAAAACTGTATGTAATGGATGTATTCCCTGTGTGCAGAAAAAGAGACGGAAAGCAGTTCGCTTATTCAATCATAACGAAGTCGATAGGCAGCGGGAAAGAAGCGAGGTTCACTGTTTACAACAGGGTTTACAACACAAATCCTATAAAGGAAGGAGATATCGTGTATTGTAAGTCATACGAAAGAGACGGGTCGTATTTCAGAATGACTGAATTCGACAAAATCTATTGTTAGGAGGTAAAAATGCCGATGGGATATTTTTACAATGATTTTATTACCAGTAGCACAAGCGGGTCTATAAGGATACCCGGGAATGGGACGCCCCCGATCCTAATCCGCCCCATGGAACCGCCTATTACCGTAACGTTGAGCAGCAGCAACGTGGATCTCTCCGACTATTATAATGAGTTGATGAAGACATATAATGATGAACTTATTTATAATGAGTTGATGAAGAAAGATAATGATGAACTTATTCGGATATATGGCAATGCGTTTGATAACTTCTACTGCGAGAAAAGAATTTTTTCAATTAAGGAAGACGACCCAGACGAAGCAACGGAAAACGACGGTCTGGATGAGTTTCTGAGATCGTTCAAAATAATCCCGGAATAAATATTTTAATTTGAGAGGTATATATGAAGGCAGAAAACAAATGCAGTATGTGCGGTAAAACATTCGATATTTGGGATGAGCAGGAGGATTTTTCGATAGAAAAACAGTTGGGCTACGGAACAAAGTACGACGGACACAGAGTAAGCGTACGGTTATGCTGCGAGTGTATGGAAAAAATCATAGATCAGTGCAAGATCTCTCCTTTGGGTGAACGCATATGGGAGTAGAGATTCTGAAACACCCGACCGAAGACGACTGGATACTTTGTAAAAAATGCACGCTTGTAACCATATCCAAGGATTCTAACACCCCGCCGACAAGCGAATGGAAGGTTAAGCTCTTAAAAGCAAACCATTCTCCGATACGAACGCTGCAGTTCTGTTTCAGACTTACTGATATACCTTACTGGGTCTCGGTGCATCTTGCGCGACATGTTCATGCAACACCGTTCGTATCTACGCAAAGAAACGACCGTCAAAATAAATATGACCGCGCAAACGCACCGCAGGACGCCCCTGTTACTATGTGCTGGTATATGAATGCTGAAGAGCTTATAACGGTTGCTCATAAGAGGCTGTGTATGCTTGCGGCCAAAGAAACCAGGGATATAGTCAGAGAAATATGCGACAGAGTGATAGAAACAAACCCGGAGTTTGAGAGTCTGCTCGTTCCGAACTGTGTTTATCGCGGAGGAATCTGTGATGAATTCAATTGTTGCGGGAAGAACAGACAGTACAGAAAAAAGGAGGCGGATGATTGAGAGTTTTAGCAATATCCGGACATGCTCAGAACGGAAAAGACACCATAGCCGGTCTGCTTGCAAGTGAATTGCAAGCCAGAGGGCTAAGAGTGCTGATAGCACATTATGCGGATCTGCTGAAATACATATGCAGAACGTTTTTCGGCTGGGACGGAAATAAAGACGAAAACGGAAGACACATCCTACAGTATGTGGGAACCGACGTTATCAGGAAACAGTCTCCTGATTTCTGGGTCGATTTTATATCTTCAATCCTAAAGTATTTCGGAGATAACTGGGATTACTGCATAATCCCAGATTCGAGATTTCCGAACGAAATAGACAAACTGAAATCTGACGGGTTTGATGTTACTCATTTAAGGGTTGTAAGAAGCAACTTTATAAGCCCATTAACCGAGGAACAACAAATGCACCCATCTGAAACCGCGCTCGACGATATAAAAGCGGACTTTTATATAGAGAACAACGGAAGCATAGCAGATCTTAAATCAAAGATAGAAGCATGGGTGGAGGAAAATGTTTATGAGTAAACGAAGCAGACTTAAAAGGAGTAATGTTGAAATTGACCTTGAACGTCTTCTTGTGGAGAACGGATTCGTTGACGAGTATTACTATCTCGATGCTCTTAAGCAACGGAAGCTTTTTCTGGAAGAAGAAATCAGTCAAGAGACAGTTTCCGAGATAGTAAAACACATTTTAAGATTCAACAAGGAGGACGAAGCAATCCCCGTAGCGGAGAGAAAACCCATTATATTATATCTCTCTTCCAACGGCGGAGATGTCGATCCGGGTTTTGAATTAATAGACGTAATCTTACACAGCAAGACGCCGGTTTACACAGTAAATCTCGGATACTGGTACAGCATGGGATTCCTTATCGGAATCGCAGGACACAAGAGATATGCGTCTTCCAATTCCAAATGTCTTATGCACGACGGCTCTCAGTTTATTTACAACAGCGGGTCTAAGGTACAAGATCAGTTGGAGTTTCAGAAGAAGATCGAGGCGCGTGTAAAACGTCATGTTCTTAACTGCAGTAAATTAACCGAAGAGGAATACAACGGCAAACTCCGGGTAGAGTGGTATCTGTTCGCAGACGAAGCAAAGGAAAAAGGATTCATAGATTATATTATCGGCGAAGACTGCGAACTTGACGAAATCATTTGAGGAGTTATATGGCTACAAAGAAGAAACAAACGACGGACTCTTCGTCTCCCGAAGCTCCGCGAGAAATAGAAAGAGATTTATTCTACGGCCTTTATTTAGACGACGAACAGCTTGCGTTTGCAAACGCGATCTGGAATCCCGATATAGATATAGTTTTCTGTAATTCATGCGCCGGTACGGGCAAAACAACAATAGCTACAGGGGTTGCAAATCTTCTCGTTCAATATAAATTCTTCGACAATATTGTTTATATCATGTCGCCTTATGGCGAGAAGAAACAAGGGTGGCTTCCCGGAACAATTACAGAGAAGTCCTCGGTATATTTTGAAGCCTTTTATCAAGCTCTCATGAACTGCGACATCAATCCGCACACATCCGTAAATACGGAAAGCATGGTTAATCAGAAGAACGGGACGGGATTTATAACCTGTATTACCGACACATTCCTTCGCGGAACCAACCTTGACAACGTGGTTGTCATTGTCGATGAAGCACAGAATTATACCGTTCCGCAACTCAAGAAAGTTCTTACGCGAATCGGCAAAAAAGCAAAAGTAATAGTCATAGGTCACGAACTTCAGTGCGATCTTGACGATAACAAAGTAAGCGGATTTATAAAGTATATCGAACACTTCAGAGATAAAGAACGCGCCGCAGTATGTTCGCTTTCCACCAATCACAGAGGATGGATAAGTCAGCATGCGGACGAGCTTGAGGGGTAGGTGAGAAGTATGACGCCTATGCAAGCAATTAAGGCAAAGTGCGCCGAGTGTTCAGAGTCCGCAAGAGAGGTAAAATATTGCCCTGTAAAAGACTGCGCTCTATATCCTTTCAGACTGGGACGCAACCCAAACATAAAGCGAAGTTATACAGAGGAACAAAAGCAGGAAATGAGAGACAGGCTCGCCGCTGCCAGAGACGCGAAAATCGCCAAGGAACAGTAACAAACCATTAGCAAAAGTCTAATGGAATCTCTCATGACTTAAAAACCTTGCGTACTGATATTATCAGACAAACCTACATAAAACATAGCGAAATATCTAATGAAAAGGGGACGAAAAAATGAAAGCGTTAACGGTACTTGTGGATATGGATGACGTTCTTGAAAACCTGTGCGACACCTGGCTCTCTGTGCTAAACGAGCGTCACGGGACAAGCGTTGGCGTAGAAGATATACAAGAATGGGATATAACAAAGTTTTTCCCATCACTTACAAGAAAGGAAGTTTTTCGTCCCCTTGAAGAAAAGGATACATGGATCAGGGTAAAACCCTGTCAGGGAGCCTGTGAGTATACAAAGAAAATGATTGAAGACGGGCATAGAGTTATTGTCGTAACCGCTTCAAATCCCGGTTCGAAGGCTGTGAGTTATAAATTTAAATATGTACTGTTTAAATACTTCCCGCATTTTTCATATAAAGATGTGGTAATCGCCACTCAAAAACAGCTTATAAAGGGCGATGTTTTAATTGACGACAATCCTGCTAATCTGGAAAATGCGGATTACTTCGGTATACTTGTCAACAGACCACACAACCGGAACTATAAAATACAATCAGGCAGGATGAAGCGTGCGGACACATGGGATGAAATTTACCGTCTCATCTGCAAGCTCGCACAGGATTAAAGGAGTGATTTATGAGAGAGATTATATTGTACTCGACGCACTGCCCCAGGTGCTGGGTGCTTGAACGCAAGCTCAACGATAAAGGAGTGTCTTATAATACAGTAGACTCTGAAGAAGAGATACTCTCGATGGGAATTGAAGAGGTTCCGGTTCTGAGCGTTGACGGTGAGCTCATGGAGTTTTCAAAGGCAGTGCAGTGGGTGAACGCTTTGGAGGAATAAATGAACATCAACATAGACTTAAAGCGGAATTTCGTTAATGCATATAACGCAATGCAGAGCCAGTACGGAGAAGAAATGGCCGCGTTAAATGGATTTTCCGGCAATCAGCTTAGCTACACAGACTTTATAGATAATTTTATTGACTCGGACACAGTGGCGGATGCATCTGTGGACGGCAATGCAAATGTTGGGCAAAAGGATATAGTTACTCTCGTGAATGAAATGCCTAAGCCCCACCAAAAGCTTCTTGCTTTTAATAAAGTTTTCTACGAAATAAATAAAAAATATGGATTCAAGGCCGCAAACGACTGGCTCAAGAACGAATGGGACGGTCATTTATACATGCATGACGCCAATACATGCACATTCGTTTCGTATTGCTTTGCTTATGATCTGAAAGATCTGGCAGAAAAAGGTCTGTTCTTTATTGAAAACTTTAACTACGAACCGCCGAAACACCTTACAACATTCATAGACTTCGTCAAAGAGTATGTATCGTACTGTTCCAACAGAACAAGCGGTGCGGTAGGTCTGCCAAACATAATTCCTTACATGTATTATTTCTGGAGCAGAGACGTCAAAAGAGGATATTTTACTGAGACGCCAGAGAAATATGCAAAGCAGAACATTCAACGAGTGTTATATGCTCTTAACCAGCCGTATACAAGGAACGGCATTCAAAGCGCTTTTACGAATTTTTCGATATTTGATCATCCTTATCTTGAGGCTTTATTCGGAGGTTCTGTGTTCCCAGACGGAACATACATGATAGACGAAATAGAGGGCATAATGAGTTTCCAAAAAATGTACCTGGAAACGATGTCTGAAATTCGTGCGAAGAATATGATGACCTTCCCTGTCAATTCCATTTCGTTACTGAGACAGAACGGTAAGTTTGTAGACGAGGAGTTTGCCAGATATGCGTGCGAGCATAATCGCAAGTGGAACGACAGCAACTTATTTATAGACTCTTCAGTAACAAGCCTGTCCAACTGCTGCCGTTTGAAATCAAATATTGAAGACCTCGGATATTTTAATTCCATTGGAGGTACAGCACTTAAGGTAGGATCGGTAAAAGTAAGCACCGTTAATCTTGCAAGACTCGCTCTTGAAAACAGAACAGAGACAGAGTATATAGATGCGCTTAAGAAGATCGTGTGGTTAGATATGCAGGCTCTTGACTGCGTAAGAAGTATTATCCATCGCAATGTCGATAAGGGCTTACTTAAAAACTTCTCTCTCGGGTTAATAGACTTTGAACATCTTTATAATACAATAGGATTCATTGGCATATACGAGACAATGAAGACGTTCGGATATACTCGTGTAGACGAACTTGGCAACACTTATTATACGGAAGACGCAGAAAGATTCGGCAAGATGATATTTGATACATTACACGAGGTAAAGGCCGAGTTTGCAAGAGATAAAGACTATCAAATTAATTGCGAACAGATACCCGGTGAAACCGCAGCCGCAAAATTAATGAAAAAGGATATGTTCTTTTATCCGAACTCAGTAGTTAGAGATCTGCCGTTATATGGAAATCAGTTCATACCCCTTGGCATCAAAACTACCTTACAGGAGAGAATACGTATTGCTGCAATGTTTGACAGATTTTGTAATGGAGGCAGTATACTTCATGCAAATATTGAAGCTCCTTTCAGTACACCTGAGCAGGCGTGGGACATGCTTAACTATATCGCCGATCAGGGCGTTACATATTTTGCATTCAATACTAAGATTCAGGCGTGTAAGCACAATCACGCATTCTTCGGAAAGGTTTGTCCAGAGTGCGGAGAACCCGTGCATACTGAATATACGAGAATAGTTGGCTTCTATACCCCCATCAAAACTTATTCAAAAGAAAGAAAGGCAGAATACTTAATGCGAGAGTGGGAGAACTTAAATGCTGATTAAAGGAATCATAGACGAAGACTTTGTAAATTATAGAATACCATCAATGTTCATCAATACTGCCTTCTGTGATTTTAAATGCGAAAAAGAAAGCGGGGTTCGCTGTTGCCAAAACAGCGACCTCGCTCACCAAAAATGTATTAATCTTGATACAGACGCAATCATTCAGAGATATTTAGATAATCACATAACGAGAGCGATCTGCTTCGGAGGACTCGAACCTTTCGAGCAGTACGATGAACTGCTTGAGTTTGTAGCTAAATTCAGGAATGGGTATGATTGCAACGATCCGATTGTAATATACACCGGCTACAATAAAACCGAGATTTCATTTCAGGTAGAGATGCTCAGATTATACGGCAACATCATCATAAAGTTCGGACGCTTTATTCCGAATCAGGAGTCGCACTACGACGAAGTGCTCGGCGTTAATCTCGCCTCCCTAAATCAATACGCAGAAAAACTGTAATCTAGGAGTAAAAAATGCATATCAAAGTTAATCCAGATGAAGAGTATGTCCGCGAGGTCAGAAAGAAATTAAAGGATAATAGCGGATATTGCCCCTGTAAGCTCAAGAAAACACCCGAAACAAAATGTATATGTAAAGAGTTTACCGACATGTGTGAACGCGGAGAAAGCGGCATGTGCGGCTGCGGTTTATACATAGCAACAAAGGAATGAACGGAGGGTTATATTGAAGATTAAACTTAAAAAGTTAAGAGAAGATGCCGTCATGCCTATTCGCGGATCTAAGCATGCCGCCGGAGCAGACTTATACGCATGTCCCGAAGAGCAGATTATTATAATACCCCCTAATGAAACAGTCAAAATACCAACAGGAATCGCAATAGAAACGCCGAGAGGTTATTTCGGGGCTATAGTTGCGAGAAGCGGTCTTGCGACTAACTTTGGATTACGCCCCGCAAATTGTATAGGCGTGTTGGATGAAGATTACCGTGGGGAAGTGATAGTTGCTCTGCATAACGACTCCAAGGCAGACCGGGAAATACGCAAGGGTGATAGAATCGCACAGCTTGTTATGATGCCGTATCTGCCCATAGAATTTGTGGAGGCGGATGAGCTTAGCGAAACAGTCAGGGGCGAGGGGGGATTTGGTTCGACGGGAAAGTAAAGTATATAACCGAGAATAGTGGATATAATTGTAGCGAAGGTGATAATGATATGATCGTTAGCTGTTCAATAAACGGCGTGCAAATGAGTATTGAAGAAATAAAGAAGATCAAAATCCACTCGGAAGTTATAGATCGCGCGGTTGAGTCAGTAAATAAAAAACTGAGAAAGCCCGCAATTCCTTGTTGAGCCATTTCTAACATGGTATAATATAGGCAGGGCTTAACAGCTCTGCCTTATTTTTTTATACAAAAGAAGGTGTGATGTGGCAAAATCAAAAATGAGAAAACCAAAAGAGACCAAAGCTACGGAGAGGGTTGTGATAGCTAAATACATCAGAGTGTCAACAGACAAACAAAGAGAAGAGGGTTACTCTGTTGATATTCAAAAAGAAAGACTGGACAGTTATGCAAGATCTCTCTTTCCGGAATCAACATACGATGTCGAATACAGGGAATATGTTGATGACGGGTTTAGCGGCGGTTCCCTTGAAAGACCACAAATGACGCAACTCATTGAAGATGTTAAAAACGGAGTAATAACCCATGTCATTGTAATGAAACTCGACAGGTTAAGCAGATCGCAGAAAGACACGCTTTATTTGATTGAGGATATATTCCTCCCAAATAACGTGGCATTTATTTCGATGGGGGAGAGCTTTAACACAGACACTCCTTTCGGAAGAGCCGTTGTAGGAATACTATCTGTGTTCGCTCAGCTCGAACGAGAGAACATTTTTGAGCGAACACGCAGCGGAATGCAGAAGAGAGTAGAGCTCGGCTACTGGCCGGGAGGAGGCGCCATTCCCTTCGGTTACGATTACGACGCCAATCAGGGCATACTCATTCCCAACGGAAACGCCGACACAGTACGCACTGTGTTCGAACTGTATACAAGAGGTTATTCGGCTCAGTATATAGCCAATCTTCTAGGACTTAAGTACGATAAGCTCGTAAACAATATACTGACTAGGAAAACATATACCGGTGCAATTGTCTATAATAGCATAGAGTATAAAGGAAAACATCAGCCGATTATCTCAGAAGAGTTGTATGAGAAAGTACAGGCGATGATTCAGGACAGATCATCAAAAAGGTTTGTTTCAGCAACGACCAACCTGCTTACCGGCATGGTATACTGCGGCAGATGCGGAGCAAAGATGCGATATATCAAATGGGGCAAGCACGGAAGGTCGAGATTGATGTGCTACTCACAGGAAAAGTCCAAACCATATCTTGTCAAAGACCCTGACTGCGAAAATGAAAAGCCTTGGGCGGACGATGTAGAAGACACCGTAATTAAACTACTTTTCGAACGAGCGCATGTCAACGAATGTAATAATACGAATGAAGAACAGGCCGACCCGGTTAAGATGCTTCAGTCCCAAAGAGTTTCCCTTGTCAACAAACTAAAAAGACTATATATTATCTACGCAGAAGGCGACGATGCTATTACACAAGTCATAAACGAGACAAAGGAAGAAGTAGCGAAAATAGAAAAGAGAATCGAAGGAGAGATTGCTAAGAGAGCGACCACTATTATCGAGCAAGACATTCAAGAGAAACTGTCCTCTCTCGAAGAATCGTGGCAATATTTAGATGTATCAGAAAAACAAAATATAGTCCGATCTCTTATAAACAAAGTCACGATAACCGGACATCGTATTCACATTGATTTCAAAATTTAAAATGTACTCGACATCAGATAGTCATTCCGATGACTGTCACATGTCGAGAAAGGCAAATGAGGTACAGATCATGACAAGAAAAGCTGCTCTGTTAGAAGCCATAGAAATTATCAAAACAATAGAAATTAATCCAGAACATAAAGAGATCCTACTCAAAAAGTTACAATCATGCGCCGACGATCTGCCCTATAATAAATGGACGAAGGAAAGCATATTTGACGCATTCGATCAGTTTATCGAAGAACATCACCGCAATATCTCAGTCCGCGATATGGACTCTTACGGACTGCCGCCCCGATGTGCGATAATGAGGGAGTTCGGAATGACGGGCGCAGAATTCAGAGATACTTACTATCCGCTTGAACCTATATCAAGGATTTATTACGACCCAGATCTCATTGCAAAGTTTAAAGAAGAATACATCCGATGTGGAGCAAACACAAAACAAGAATTTGATATACTTCGTAACAGGTCAATACCAAACAGCGCGACGATATTAAGACGCACAGGAATCAAATCTTGGAGGCTTCTGCTATACATCGCTAACATAAAGAAACCTGTTCCGCCGAAAGAACATACACAGTTTGAGATAACATATCACTCAGACCAACTTGATAAAATGCAAGCAATCAACAGATTTAATCTATTGCCCGATGAAGAACGAACAATAGAGAATTTACAAAAGATGCTCGAACGGCGTATTGAGCATATATACACAGCGTAAAAAAAAGGCTCACGACATCAAAATCGTGAGCCTATATTTTTACCTTGTGTCTATATTCTCAAATGAACACTTAGTGCAACAGTCCGATAAGAGCAGCAATGACTGCGGTAACAACAGTTGTGCACGCCGCTGTGATAACAGCTATTCTTACTGAGTTATAATTATGTACAGCTTGTTTACTGGGAGCGTTTTCAACTTCTGAAATCTTCTCAGTAAGTTTACGGTCTGTTTCTTGGAGTGCTCGTCCCTGTTCCTCCACCTTTTCTTTGGTGTCTTTGACCGTCTCTTCAATGGTTCCAAGACGCTGGGCTATTACCTCAACGGATGTTGCTATTTTGTATATTGCCTTTTGGTCGGTTTTAATATCCCGGATCTCGGCTTCCGCATTGTCGAGCCGGTGTGAATTGCTTTTGGCGCGTTGATCTGTTTCAATAAGCATGATTCTTTCTTGATCAGTCATCGATTACTCCTCCGTCACATGACAATCTGCGACGACGGCGGCAATAGCACCATTTGTTTGGATGAGTTCCTTCATCTGTGCTAAAGCGTCATCGACATATTCGCTGAACTGTGCAAACGAAATAACTCTAACAAGCCAAGGAAATCTTTCGCAGAACTTATCGTACACGGCGGAGAGCTTGAGTTTGCCGGTGCCCGACCCAAATTCTTTTTCAGCCAAAAGAACGGCCTGAAGCAGCCAGCCTAAAATCATGTTGTAACGCTCCTCGGAGTTTAATCTTATAAACTTAATTAAAGAAATGGCTCCGCCGCAAACAAAAATGATTATGCAGGTTATCCAATACCAATTGTTTAATATAAAATCCATTCCTACACCTCTCTTATATTGGGGGACTGACCACGTCCGTATCCAACTCTTTGAAATTATTTGCTTTAGCGGTCTCGAAAGTGATTCCGCCTTCTGAATGGTCAGACTGTGCGAGCTTTAAATAAAACGAACAGACGGTTCCGTGCGCTGCCCATGGCAAACCAACCATAGAGCTGATCCATGGCAATGAACCCATATACCCTTTATAGATGCAGTAAAAAGCCAGAAGAAATCCGCCTGTCGTTACGATCCAAAGAAGCGACCGTATGTCCGATACTAGCTTTTTGGAGTAATCTATTTTCTTTTTCTTCTTTTTGCTCTTGCCGTTTGCCATATTATTTGTCTTCCGTCAGTCCTTTGCTGATTTCACGAAGAGACAAAATAAGCTTGTCTATAACCTCTTTGACGCTCTGGGGAGAGTCGGAGCCGTCGGGTTTTATATTCTTTTCCATCCAGGCGGCAAGTCTGTACATGAGAGTGATAAACTGCTCGCGTGTAATAAAGGACGGCCACATATAATTCGGCTCACCGTTAATACTCTCTCCATTGCCGTAAATCAGACTATTCTTAATAGCCCAATTCCGCGCTTCCGCACTATAAGGGCTTGCGTCGTTGTTTTGTAAAGATTTAAGATAAGTTGTAAACATCTCGGCAAACTTTTCGTTTGTCATATCTTCATCCTCTCCTTCTTCCGTGCCGGTGGTATCCGTATAGTCTACCCAGGGGATAAGCCCCCACTTAGTCCATTGCCTTGCGTTATACCCGGGCTTTTCTCCGATATTCTTGACGGCGGTTATCTGCACCCCGTCCTTCCAGATCGGCGTGCATTCTACGCCCAGTCCGTTTCCGATATATACACCGATGTGTCCGCTGCACCAGAGCGCGGCACCTATCGGGATATCTGCTTTGAAATTCGTAGTCACGCCCTTGCAAAGCTGTATCATGCCATCCGCAGATACGTCGGGAACTTTGTTAGAAGCGTATTTTGCGCCGCCATATGTGGCGGAACGGTCGCCATTCCACCCCCAGAGTATGGCTTTAATAAGATTAACGCAATCAAAACCCCAATAGTTTTTGTTTACAAGAGTATTGAACTTATCTTTTTTAGCCTGAGTGTACCAATTAGGATACTGTGCAGCCTTGCTTGCAATAATTGAGGGGGTGACCGGCGAACCAACACACCCCCACATATACACCGTATTATAATTCTTTGCTATATCGAGACACTTTGCCACCAATTCTTTGGCGTTCATTTTAATTCCTCCCAAACAAAAGTTGGTTTAGCCTGTTTTAAGTTGCATCAGGAGTGACAGAATAAACATTTTTCTCTGCGGTAAATGTACCCATACCAGGTATAGCTTCCACATATTGTAAACATATCGTTGTAAAATGTAACTTACTATCGCTATAATTTATGCCACCGCTAAAATACGCATAAGAAGTCGAGCCAATAGACGACGACGCATCGATTACTTTGTCGAGCATATAATACTCCGGATTTTCAGACCCCGACGGAATATATTTAAGAACGACCGCCTTTCCGTTTCTGGCTGCGGAGTTTATATCACCTATTGTGGGCGTCCCTGTTGCCGTCTCTGTCATTGATGTACTCCCTGCGGTTCCGCTTGTTTGTGTAAAGGTGACAGTACAAACAGTGTTTGTAGCGGCCGTGATTTGCTCTGCGGTCACGGTATGATCAGAACGGACGCTAATAGCGATAAACGACATGTCTCCGGTAGTTCTCGGATATCCTGACGGGTCAGACAGTACGGCGCGATATGTACTCAGATAAGTCATCATATCCATAACGTCTCTGGGTTCCGCAATGGCGCTAGACGACACCATTAGATTTGTGTATCTGAAGATTACAACACTGCCGGAGTTATAAGCTTCGTCTATCTCTTCATATGTCTTGTCCGCGCTATAGCTGGTGGTACCCGATTGTGATATAGTTACAAGAAAAGTACCGGAACTATCGACGGACTCCTCTTCTGATCCGTCCTCGGACATTGCATCGAGCCTATCTGCGATTTTCAGCATAAGCTCCTCTTCGGTATTTGCGGCTACCGGAGGAGTCATAGTTTCAAGACTGACGTCTTCTCCGGCAATTTTTGCAAGTAATATTTTCTGACGAGTATTAAGATTATTGTTCATTTAACGCCTCCTAAAAAATAATTCCCCATACATAAGAAATGTGCAGGGCTGGTATATTCGGATATTGGTTTGCCTTCCTTGTAATAGAAGCTGTGACCAGAGAACCGACATATTCGTGTTTATTACGACACCGTACATACCAGGTAGCCCGTTTCGGCGTCGGTATGGAATTCAAACTCGGAGTCTCCTGACATTGACGTAAATTTTGCATAATTGTTCTCCGGATGATCATAGTCGTAGTTGTAGATTTCTGTGCATCGATAAATGTCAACCGAATATACATTAGTGCTATGGTTGTAAATGCGAAGTATGAACAACACCATATTATTAGAATTGAGCATGGTGTCTACAACATCAGTTAAAGTTTTATCAAGAGTAATTTTATTTAATGTAAAATCTGGATATCCGCTAGTGTCAACATCCGTATTACAAAAAGAAAAATGAGGCTTTTGAAAAGGCAGCGCATCCGAAAGTTCTCTTATATATAATGAGCTAAACTCTGATTCGGGATGAATAAGTTGAAAAGAAAATGTATAAGTATTTCCAGGGACGAAGGTTGCATCCATAAAATAATCAAAATGAGCGTAATCCGGCTCCCCGTCCTCCCCTTGGACAAACAGCAAGGTGCCACAGCGCAAACCAACATAACCTACATTGTCAGAAATATGAACGGTTGCACTGTCACTGGCATCATTTACTTTATAAGTAACAATGTCGCCATCCTCTGGGTATGGAACCTCAAAATGATAATCCGCAACAGGCACATCGCCAATTTCATATCGATAAGATACTGTCGTTGAAGCCTTAATAACCACTTCCTCCGATGCATATGTGCCTTCTTGGTATTTATATCCTGTTTGTTCAATACCAGCGGGTATATTATCAAGTCTCTCGGCAATCTCAAGCATAAGCTTTTCCTCGGGGCTTGTAGCGACTGGTGGTGTCATGGTTTCAAGACTCACATCCTTGCCCGCTAACTTAGCGAGTAAGACCTGCCAACGGGTTTTAATGCTTTCTGTCATATAAATACCTCCTAAAATAATAATGCCCGCGCATAAGAATGCGCGGGTTATGGCAATTTCTTAAACTCTATTATTACAACGCTGAGCCCGGGTTCAGCATGAATCCGGAGATAAGGCGCCCGATGTGTTCAAACCCGTTATAATACGGGAAGGGATTTATGCCGTCATATGGCTCAAAATACTGATGTCGATTATATTGATTAAATCCGCAGGCACGATATAAGTCAAAGCAGGGTATCTGATAATCCTCTGTCGCCATTTCACGTAAGGCGTCGCAGTATTCTTTCAAAGTTTTATTCTCTGAATTCTGCTGAGTATTCGAATCGGTATATGAAACAACTCCAGACGGATTGTTTTCAGTATATTCATCCCACCATCTCCATAAGGGCGTTACAAATATTATTTTGATATGTGGATATGCGCCGAGTATATATAAGATTACAGAACGAGTTGCGCTTAACATAGAAGACGTGACGCTTGTGGGGCCGCTAGGATTGTCAATGGGAATATTCCCGAGCCAGTCATTACCGCCATAATTGATAACAATGTAATCAACGGTATTCCAGTCCAACGCCTTAAGCATTGACAACTTGTATTGAACATAATTGGTTTCCGTGCCCCACCACTTAATATCGTTATAGTCGGAAGATGATACGCCAGACTCAATCCTAGTCCAATTGCCGTCATATATAGATGCGGCCAGGGAAGCCATTGAAAGCCAGCGGTGTACGCCGGTATAGCTCATGTTGGTGTTGCCGAATCCCGCGTTTATCACATTCAGTCCGGTGAACTTCGCAATATACGACGGATAGTCGTACGGAGTGTAATAGTCTCCAAGAACAGAATCTCCGAAGAAAACTGCTGTCTTCCCCGACAATATTCCTTTAGCGCCGACCAGCTCATCGTTACCAAACAGAGATTCATGATCCATCTCGCCGGAAACAGTGATAATTCCGGAGCCTTTCGCAACATTAACACCCGAGATAATTCCGATGGCCGCCTTGGTGCCCCAACTGACGCGCTCTTGAGCAAGTTCATACTCCACTGTTACCGGTGAGTCGTTGGTGTTCTCGTACTGAAGGAAATCCTGGAAGTCTGCCAGCTTTTCTGCGTTCGTTGTTCCGGAAGCATTGTAACAGAAAATATATTGTTGCCCGGTCGCAGATAATCCACACGTATTATAACTGGCATGATCATATCCGTTCCTTGCCGCTATAAAGTGACTGCATCTACTTAAGCCGGACGCAACGCCATACCCGTAGGTATAATCAGATGGTATTGTATATTTGAATATCGTAAGCCCTTGGCTGTTTGTATCTACAGCGAAATTGCTCATTTCATCATTTGAGCCGCTGAAAACGATCTTGCCAAACGTTTCCGCCAACCTGCCGGTGCTCCAATTATATAAACCCTCGGACACATCAGGCAGTGTTTTAGAAAAACTGTCGGTGTTGACGGATAAGTTGACTGTGGTAACGGGTACAAAGGGTCTTACGTTTCGGTTGTTTGTTGCAGGCGATACTGCTATTGGGTCTGGGTTCGGAAGCCCCACACCGGTCTGCCTGCTTTTGATTTTTGTTGTAATTATCGGTATTGATTTCGGAGTATATTTAACGGTCGTGCCCGTTATTTGATATTCATATTCTTTGGGTATCAATCCACCGTCTTCTCCGACCCGCAGAGGCTTTCCAGCGTTGACCTCGCCCTGATTTTTATCAACTTTATCAAACAGTGTTTTTATTACGCTTTCGTCGTTTGTCCACTGAAACCCGTAATACTCCGATGTCGATACAACGTGAGGTAAAACATATCTCGGATTTACGGTTACATACGGTCGTATATTTTGATTAAATGCCGCTCTGGTAGCTTCGCTTGAAACATAATACCAACTCGTGCTTTGCCCATCCGTATCATACCTTAGTGTAATTCTGTCTGCGTCAATATTGCATCCGCTTCCGACATATATTATATTATATCCGCCTGTCTGGGTCGTGCCCAACTGATCCATTCTGATATATTTCCCAGATGGCAGGTTGCAGTTAGATATGTGAAGTTTCGCATCTAATATAGTTCGGAAAGATATATATTGAAGATCTGAGCTGGAATCAAAGGTACAGTGATCTAAGAAGATGTTTGGATGGGTATTAGAATCATCTCCGATATAAAAAGCAGAATTATTCCAGTTTGCATCGTTCGCCGGCGTTAAATCCCCAATATATGATCCCGATCTGACCGTGGCGTTTTGAACCATCGCCGTATTTCCTGCGCCGCCAAAATAAAAACCGCCATGACCCCTTGCCTGGTATATGCCGCCGTCAACATACAGATTTCCATTATTGTTGACAGCGCTATGCAGTCCGTTAACATTTATCCCTTTTAGATACGTAACAGAACCGTCGCCGGTATTAATTCCTATTATGTACTGGTTTCTACTATCGCCGGAGTTTGGATATCGAGCGTCTACAGAAATGGTCGTTTGTGAGTCGGTGCTCTCAACCGTCAATCTTCCCTGATAGTTGAATATTCCATATGTTCTTGAATTTCCGTATATGTAGGTTTCTGTTTCCGAATCCCATCGGCCTGTGTACTTCGCGCTGATATTGCATCCTCGTATTACGGCAGCTCCACGGCTCATTAGATATGCGCCAACTACATAATATGTATTGCTGTCGTTTTCATCATAATAGCTTGAAACTATAGAAATATCACAATTCTCCACCAGTATATTTCCGCTTTGCACCAAAAACGTCATGGCCTGTCTGCAGTTGGCAGTTATAGAATATGTCCCGCCATAGACGCGCAATTCAGACGAATCGGATGGCGACTGAGCATTGGTTCCCCAGCGAAACAATTCCGCCGCACCATTAGCCGAGGTTATATTACTCATAACGACTGCGCTATTTGTGGTACTGCCATCAATCGTAACGTTCGCAACTGATGATGTCTCGCGCCTTATAAGTCCGGCAGGAGATGTAACAGTGATCGTATATCCGGCAAGGTCTATAACAATATCTACGGCGGGGGAGCAGGTGCGCGTCTCGGTATAACTAGAGAGAAGGGTCATCCTTGTACTTCCGTTTATATGAGTCTCTACGCGCACTTTTGCATCGGCGCTTGTTTCAGCAACGTCCGTTCCTTTGGAAAAACTTGCGTTCGCATCATCTACAGCATCGTATAGACTCTTATAGAATAATACGGGCTTAAAGCTAGGCTGAGGGGAAAGTTCTCCGTCCTCACCGACTTCCATTATCTTTCTGTAATTCTCCGCGCCCTGATTCGCGTCAAGCTTACTAGAAACGTCTACATCCTGAAGCGCAGTATCCGCTAATGCAAGACTGTCCTGAACATCTTGAGCCAGATCATTCCTTTGTATATTGGTCAAATTGAGGGTGATGACAGCGTCCGGAATGTCTACTCCGCCGGACTGAAGTTTTAATTCTCCGGTTTCGGTATCGAAACTAAAGCCGTCTGCTTTGCCGCCAACCGATGTATTGAGCGCTTTGACGGCACGGTCAATGATTCGCATATTTGAATCGACCTGTGTGCCGTTCATCAGCAAACGCCAGTCTAGGAAGGACATTGAGGTTTCAAGCGCATCAGTAAGCGCGAGACCTAAAAAATCTGTACTACTTGTACTCATGTATCCTCCTTTGTGTATTTATAAATCTATTTAATTTACACATAAGTCGTATTGTATGGGTCACGACTGAGACCCGTAGTTTTCTCCGGTATACACCAGATGTTCTTCTATTTTTGCTGTATCTCGTGTCAACGTCTCATTTGCTCTTGGTGTATATTGCACGTCATCTGCAAGCACAATATCCGACCACTCCACGCCATTATTCCAGTATCTGGCGGTACGCATGTATATCTTGTCCGCCCTTAATGTGGACGTGTTAGTGTCGTACAGGTTGCAGTTTTCGCCGATATAAATCATATTATAATCATCTGGTGTATCGGGGTAAGTGTATATCCGTCCTTGCGGATCATAATCTCTCAGAAGCTGGTCTATGCGCACAAACTTACCGTCCGGAATATTTGTATTTGAAATGTAGAGCTTACATTTCCGGCTTCGTTTAAACGAGACAAAGTCCGTACCAGCTCTGCCGCTGAGAATGCAATTATCCATATAAACAGTTGGGTTTACTACATCTGTAAGATTCCATGTAAAATAGAAAGATACATAATTAAGAGATAACCCCGGGGGCATCAGGCTTCCCTGATAATCTCCATCTCTAAGAGTAGCGTTTCTTACATGCGCAACCGTGTTTACACCGCCGAAAACAAATCCGCCATGAGCAATTGCCTCATATATACCGCCATCTACGTTAGTGGTACCCATATCAAATACACCGGAGTTTACTCCGGTAATATGGCAATCCTTCAAATTTAAAACGCTTGCGGAATTATGGTTGAGAATGCCATAAGTAGAAGCGCACACGCCCTCCTCATAGTAAGGTGCGTCAACAAAGATTCTGGTTCCGTCTGCGGTAACATTACTGCCGATATTCCAAACGCCGAGCGTATATGCATCACCCGATCCGGTATATCTAGTGTCTATATTACAGTCCTTAAGACTTATAGGATCGCTATTGTAGGCAAGAACCCCCGCAAATTGTGAACTCACAGCCGAACCGGATCCCCTGACAACAATATTGCAGCTATCTAAGTTTATTGACCCGCCGGCAATTGCATAAAAAGCGGCTCCAAAAGAACTTTCACCAAATAAAGAGTATTTTCCGCCAACTATCTTTAGTGTAGCATTGTCGTTTCCGGTATATCTCCAATACGCCAACATGAGCGCGGCATTCGGGCTTCTGAGTTCAACCTCACTTCCTGTCGTTTGACCGTTGATAGTGACATCTATGGCTGTGCTGCTGTCGTAGCTGATAAACCGCGCCGCAGTGGTGCTTATTTTATGTCCTGCAAGATCAAGAGAAAAACTTACCTGTGGCGTTATTATTTCTGTCTCTCCGCAGTCGTCCAAGAGTTGCATACTTACCTGACTGCCGGTATTATCGACAACGACTTTTGCAGACTCGGCACTTGCAGTAGATCCTCTGGCAAATCCGTTATTCATGTCGGTCACAGCCTCATATAAACTCGGATAATAGTAATACGGGTCGTTTATGATCGTGGTAACTTTAGAAGTTGCGAGAACCAGACGACTGGATGCAGGATCTCCCTGAGAACCTCCGAATGTCATGCTGTCAACTATCCCGAGCATATAAGGATCAAGTTCTCCAAGCGTGGTGCCCATAAGTGAGCCGGCGCTCGAACTTGCAATGCCGATCAGGATAGACTTTATCGTACCGACAAGCTCGCCCGAAAGGTTCAGGTATCCCGCAATGTCTTCTATGCTTACCGCCTTGCCCGTAGTCAAGATGGAGCTACTGTTAAGCACAAGCCTCGATATGTCGGGATATACATATACTTGTCCCTCTACGGGTATATCACCACCGGTGCCAACGCTTATGATAAAAGGAAATTGGATTGAAGACTTCCCAAGCCCAAAAGGAAATGTGATAGACTTACTGCTAAGTATAAACGGGACGGAATGTGTGTTATCACGCATTATAAAGGGGAATGATATTGTCTTCATCAAGACACCCCTTTATGTAACAGTCTGGTAATCCGACAGTGTAATTTTCAGAGACTCAGCAGCTATTGTAACTGTGGTGTTGCTTTCTATAGTTCTTGCTTCGTCAAGTAGTCCGGCGGACAGCAAATGTGCTCCCGACCCGCTGCCGTCAAACAAAACCCAATATCTGGCTTTATGATCCGAGTCAAACCATGTGGCCGTACTCTGCGGGAATGAAAGTGCGGCGGTATTTTTCACCATACCGTTAGACGGTTGAGAAAATGCTAGGATCTGCACTCTGGAGTAGGCGCCGCCGGAAGGTTCGCTGACTCCCGTTCCGCCAGCTACTGGCAATGTACTCGACAGGCCGAGCCAGAATTGACCGGAGCTATTAGTATAGGCTGTACTCATGATGGAGTTAATCCAGTATGTACTGTTCATAAATCCAGTCCTTTCTTTTATCGATTATTATTCGCTTTAATATAAATATGACCCTGGCATACCCTTGCAGCCTCGTTAGACACCGCTTCAATCTGGTATATGTATTTCCCACGAAGATCTTTGGTGTCATTCCGGGCAAAATCAAAGAAAACCAGAGCCCCTCCGTCTGTAGAAATTCTCACCTCTCCCTGCTTTGTGAGGCTGGGGGAGACAGCAACAGAACTGTCTCCGAGCCCAGACGTAACGCCGAGAGGCGTCAGGGTTAAAGTGAACGAATATAAAGAAGCATCTTCTGTGTCATACGGAGAGCGGTCTTCATTTAGCAAAGGTATTTCCCAGGGGGTAGTATCGCCCCCATAAATTTCTAAGTCGGGGAGGCGTTCAATACAAAAATAAAATTTATCTTTCATAATCAGACCCCCACATTTATAGGAAACTCACAGAATATTCTTAATATACCGTGTCCTGTTACAGTTAGGTAGTTGTCGCCTTTCACCAATCTGAAAAACTTCAGGTTGGAATTTGGATATAGGTTCAGCCCCGCATTGTTTGTGATTATACCGGCATTGTTGTCGATACAGATGGACGAAACCGCATTGGGAATGTTTTCAAACTTGAACAGCCTGTTATTGTCTGATCGGTTAAGTATAGAGAACTCCTCTCCGGGCTGAAGGATCTCAAGCTTCGGCATGTAGTATCCATGGTGGCTGCTTTCATTATAGAAAACAATTGGGGTAGCTCCGTTAATCTCATACTCGAAAGTCTGCGGATAAAGATATGCGTACTGGCTGTCGCATTCTATCTTGGCCTGAAAAGCCCAGGGTATCATTTCAAATTCTATAATATCCAGCTTGGTCACGATGCACCGATATCTGACGTATGACAAATCTTCCTGTTCAACTTCTAGCCATAAGTATTTATCATATCCCGTCAGCCATGTAGCTATCGCGTCCATTTCATACCGGTCTAAGTATTTTCTTTCGTCAATCCTGTGCTGATTAACACCGAACACCATAGTGTGTTCCAGTTTATTGTTGTTCTTAGTACCATAAAACAATGGTTTCCATCGACTCGCAAGCTTGTCTTCCACAGGAGTGACTGTACTTGCGAACGTACCGGCGCCCTGAGTATGACTTTCGATATCATATATCATAAGATCGAAGTCGTCGCATGGAGTCCCGTTAAATATAAATGATTTGCCCCAAAAAGCCAAAACCGCACCTCCTTTCTATGAATATATCCAAGATTTATTCTTCTTTCAGCATGGGAGTAGCAACATTGCACTGACTCAACATGCCGATTGTTTCATTCAGTATCTGATAGCATCCGACAAGACTTGTAGCGTTTTTAATGCCCGCGACATTAATGCCGTCCAAAGCCTTGGCCACCGCGTCTATGCGCTGAATTATTCCGTTTTTAAAAGACTCGTCGAATACAATCTTGTTAACTGTGTTTTCCATAATATCTCCTTTTATACAAATATTTTAGGCACGGCGACACGCCATGCAGATCCGTCGTAAACGTAGGGTGTTGCGTTATGCCACGATCCGTTGTAGTAAATTTTACACACAACAGAGCCCGCATCACTTCCACCGCCGCCCGAACCGTCCGGAGGTACAACATATAATTCCAGTCTTCCTGCATCGGTGCCTCTTACGCATCTAAACCATAAATAATACGTTTGTCCTGCTCTGACAGGGAAGCTGATGTTGAGATTCCTTGGCTGTCCGAATAAGTTGTCGTAATATATATACGAAACCGGACTTCCTTCATAGAGGTTATACATATTGTCGGTACCAACATAGCCGCAAGTTGCAAGATCTCCTGTAGTATAAAACTGTGCCGTCCCTGAATAAGCAAATCTGACATTTAATCTGTATAGATCAAACTGTTCCATGTCTACCGCGCCGTAGAACAGCGTCGTTAGAGCATCGGGCGCCACGCGAGGCTGGAGCGTCCATGGAGTATTTTCGTCTCCCTGATCGGGTATCCCGTCCCCTGGAGCAATAATCTGTATATCGAATACTCCGCCGGACTCTCCATACCGGAAGCACTTATACCAGAAATAGTATTCGGTTCCCGCCGTGACGTTTGCCGATATCTCAAGACCGCTTCCGTCTAACGACTGATTTTCAGCAGTATATAGCGAATGAAGGGGGAATCCGTCGTATAAATCGCAGTATTCAAAATCATATAAATAGTCATTGTTCTGGGAAACTACATAACCCACGCATCCGTTATGATAGGTTGTGGAGACAATTTGAAATTTTGCCACACCCGATGTCTCAAATACAAACCTCCTGTATCCTATTTCAAAGGGCACCAGTTCGTGTTGATATCTAAAAATCTCGTCTTCTGACAACACCGGAACCACAGTAGAATAGCGGCTTATACTCCACTCTTCGTGACGCAGAGGTGAAATTTCAACAGTAGTTGTTCCGCTTGCGTTGGCAGATTTTGGTCTCACCCAAAAGTGATAGGTATATCCATGTATTACATATATGTTGTATAGGAAATGATTTCCGTCACCGCTCACAGACATATCTTCAAGGCTTTCCGCGTTGTATGGAATGCCCGTGGATCTATCAAATGTGGTGTTCCCTTCCATTGTAACAAATCCCACAGTCTCAAGGTCTGGCTCTCCGTCTCCTTCTAGCCCGTTATAACTAAAGAAAGAAACTCGCCCGTCCTCAGTAGCGGTGAATGTAATTTTCTGAATCTCACAAACTCCAAGAGATATATAGTTTATTTGAGAATAGTCGCGTATCTCGATAAACATTTCACTCTTGGCTGTCCAATTCATCGCGGGAGTGTCTATGTGTGCCACGCACGACCCAGACCAGGAAACACATTTATACCAGAAATAATATGTCGTATTCGTATCAACATTTATACTGATGCGAAAATTTCTTCCGTCTCCCGAGTTTTCATCGTAATATATGTAGCTGGCCGGTTCGCCGTTTCCATTGCTGAAGTCGGGCGTGGTGCCGACAAATCCGCAGGTGTCTATGTCTCCGGTGGTATAAAAAACAGCCTGTCCTGAAACATCAAATCTGCATTTGATACATCTCACATCTTCCGAGCCAAGGCTGACGCTTTGCGTATAATTCGTATACAGAGGAGAATTGCTCAGGTCTGTCGTCGTCAACCGCCAGTTTCCGATTATTTCGGGAAGAGGTTCGCCTCCTCCTTGCCCTCCGCCTCCGGATCCGCCGCCTCCTTCGCCGCCTCCGCCGGACGTGTTTGTTATTGTTATTGAAAACTCTCCGGATGCCAGTTCATGCCACAATCTGCACCAGAAATAATATGTGCCCGGCTCCAGTGTATGCGTAATGTCAAAATTTCCGGTGGCCGGGGTGTCCGATACCACAAGATCGGTAGGCACGCTGGTATCTACATCAAAGTTATTGCTTGTAGAAATATACCCGTATACATGTTTTGTGCCGGTAGAGTAATACCTGACAGTACGGCTCGATCCCACAACTACCGGCATGCAATATATCTCCCAATAGTTTAAATCAGACTCAAGATATATATCTTCCTGAATAGATTGATCCAGAGTGCGCCATACCGATGATTCCCTTTTTACCCAGCTAATATGACATCACCCCTTTTATATCTGGAAAAATAATTGGCCTGTAACCGGGTTGGATGGCAGGTCGCTACTGCTTCCAAAATTTTCACCATAAGTCAAAGTAATGCTGTTCATCAAATTTATATCAGATATATATATTAAACCTGCTGCACTTATCGACATATTACCGGACGATTCAATTTTCAACGCGACACCATTTAAAGTAGTAAGAAAGACTCTCTCAGCCGCTTCAGACGTAGTTCCGCTGCCCTGATTATCATAGCTTAAATATCCGATCCTGTCGCCAAGAATGACGTTTCCTGTGTTATTATCTAAAGTACATCCGTTATAAATATAATAAGCCGCGCCGTCATCGGCTCCCTGCCCCGTAGCATAATATTTACCTCCGTAAATCTGCGGAGAGAGTATTTTGGCTGCATCAATATGTGAGCTTTTAATATACCCTGGTACCTGGACTGAATTCGCCGCAGTAATTGCTTGATTCGCTGCGGATAACGCCTGACCCGCCGAAGTCAGCGCACTATTTGCCGTATTTTGAGCATTTGCCGCAGCCGTGCCTATAGCGCTTACAGACTCCTGAAGTTCAGAAACAATTCCGTCGGTATCTATGTCGCTCCAGCTAATACTCGACCCGGGGCCGAGCGTAATGTTGCCGCGCATGGTTATATTTCCATCTCCGTCAATAACCAGAGTATTTTGACCTGTATCATCGTTATGAATCACAAGCCCTTTAAGATCAAGATAACCCGGAAGGAATTGCCCGCTACTATTGGTCATCGCCCTTCCGCTGCCGTCAATAAAAGTGGCGCCTTTGACCGTCCCGGAAAACGTACCGCTACTTGCGTATAATTGACCGGAACTGCTAACTTCGAACGGGTGCCTTCCATCTACTTCTTCCCCGATTGCTATAGAACCACCGGTAATGCTTCCGGAGAACGAACCGGTAGCGCCCGAAAGCTCTCCCGAAAATGTTCCGGTAGCCGCCGACAGTGTTCCCGAAAACGTACCATCGCAGCCCTGAAGCGTGCCCTTTATATAAACATTGCCGTTTGTATCTACCCAAAACTTGGCATGTCCGTCCGTATTCCAGACTTCGTTTCCGTTATTGTCCAAAGTCACGATGGATCCGGCGCTGTCTACACTGCCTATTCCGAAGCCCAGGTTCGGATCGAGGATGATTTGACGAGCAGAGCTTGAAAGCGTAAACTTTGCGTTATATAACGAAGCCCCGCTGCCGTCGACCCTAAAGGACATGTTACTTCCGTCCGGCTTGGTGCTTTCGATTATTAAATTCTGTCCGGCGACCATCGTGCCGACAATATATGGGGCTGCTATTCCGTAAGCAAATCCCGTCGGATTACCGGCAAACTGCAGGTTGGGATCAAATATTTTACCAATCGCCATCTTTGCTGTCGCCCAGTTATCTTCCGTAAAAGCCACCATACTGTTAACAAGCCAGATCTCTTCTGGTTCATAAGCGGTATGAGTGCTGTCAGTCCATTTCCTGATTCTTATACCGGTGTCATCAAAAGAACTCGCCTGTTCGCCGGATGACATGATGCTGTTTTTCGCGACGTCTACCGCCGAGTCGATGAACTCTTTTATCTTTGACGAAGCGCCGCTGTCAACAAACGATGAGTAAACTCCGTTCTTATAGTTTAGTGTTTTGCCAAAAGAAACGCTCTTATCTAAAAGCTTTGTGAGCTTGAATGAACGGTCGAACGAGGTATACGCGCTGCTGAATTCAATAGAAAAAGAAGACGGGTCTTCATAGTTGATATGAACGCCGATAACATACGGCTGAAGAATCTCGTCGTTTATATTAAGATATATCTTTTTGCCAAGAGATAACTGCTGGTTGAATATGGCGAACTCTTCGAGGCTTAAAAAGTTTGCGCTCTTAACGGTGAAATTATATGTCGGGCTCGCGTGTTCATATAAAACCCCCTGCCCATATTCATACAACTCCCACTCAATTTGATGCTGTTCGTAATTCGTAACTTCCTGAGTAAAGAACAGTCTTCCATCTTCTACGGTGAATACCGCGCCGATTTCACTGTGGGATGAGATTGAGCGCACCCCCGTAAGGGTCAGATTGCCGGAAGGAAAATATGAATCGCCGACGTGTCCGTTTGTTAAATACGCGGTAAATACATAATCCCCGTCCGATTGTTCGGATAATACCGCGCTGACTATATATCCCGAGAATGTATCAAAACTTATGAATCCGCCAGAGAAAGAATATGTATCGTATTCTCCGTCAACATACGAAACAAGAGAATCCGCAATCGTAATCTCTGCATTTTCCACAGCGGTATTCAGATCCGTACTGTCATACGTAGCAACTGTCTGAGCAACGAACGTACTGTCCTGAACGGTATCTTCAATAAAATACCTGTTAAGTATTGCCATTTCTTCGGCTGTAAAGAAATTTTCAAAAGCCACCTGAGCGTTAATGTTTCTAAGATCATTAAGCAACCCCGCTGCCTGAGCCTTTAGCTCCTCTACCATCGCAGACCTTGAATCGATTTCAAAATGCATGGCAGATATCTGACTATTAATGTCGTCGAGATTTTCCTGTGTGTTTATACCCTGCGAGATGCCCTGTATGATAACGGCCTGCACATTTTCAAGGGAAGACAGCTCTGCTTCCGAGTCGGAAATTCCGGCCTGTTCCGTAAGTATCTGAAGAACCTTTACATTGTACGCGACCGTCGTATTGTAATAGTTGCTCTGAGCAGACTCGCATGCGCTTTGCCACGCACGCCACTTGTTTATTATCTCCTGGGAAAAATTATCGGTAGTAAGAAAATAGTCAATATTGTAAATCTTATTTGTGCCGGTGGGGTTGACGCTGCGTATAGACACTCCGTCCGCACCGTTTACGTCAAGACAGGTAACAATACTGTCGCTGTCTTCTTCTATTTCTATATTTTTAATCAGAGAATCGCTAGACAGGTATACCTGCTTTGTTGGTATAATCGACTGTACCGATGTGACATGTACGATTCTCCCGTATGTATCGAAATCAAAAATACATCCGTAGCTTTCCTGCGCATCAGATTTTATAAAGTCGTATACCTTTTTATTTATATCTTTGAATGTCCTGTATTTGCCTATCAAAGATTCGTCTATATCAAATCTCCAGTCTGGCATCTTCTCTGCGATACGCCCTATAACGGTGTCGGGATTCCCGACGTTTGTTCCGTCGAAGAAATTGAACGTGCCGTCTTCGAGATAGATGGTCTTTTTTGTAAATTCATATTCAAGCGAATATGCCTTGCATGACTTTACCCTGCGTACACCGTCCGTAGTTTCGGTAGGGTCTACGAGAATAAACTGCCCAACTCCTACGAGATCTATCATGCGCATACCGACAACCTGATCGTAATACGGGATCAGTTCGCCGTCTAATGAATACGGTATGTCAAATTGTAAAACGGAAATTTCATTATAATTTAGTTCGAGTTCGACATTGAAGGCATAACCTAATGTGGAAATCGGAGTATCGTCAAGGTTCTTTAAAACCAGGACAGGCTTTTCTCTGCAATCAAATCGGGAAAAATCTACAATCAAGTTATCACCCCCATGTTATATATTTTGAGCCCCGATAAACGGGGCTCATTAACGTTAAAATAAACTCGGATCACGTTTAACTCCTCTTTTTGAAAAGCCTTCTTCGATGTACTTCGCAGACAAAGTTCCTATAATCTTCGCGTGCTGTTTGATTGCATCATCATCGAGCTTTTGAACTACCTGTATAGGAGCAGTCACTTCAATACGTTCGATGTTATATGCCGGAGCTGCAGCCGTAATTCCAGACACTGCTTTAGACAACTCTCCCATAGGAGAAGCCAGTCCTGAGAAATACGCTCCTCCGAAAGCTTTGTCTATAAGATTATGGTCTAACGCGGTTCCCAGCTTTTCAGACAGTACAGAAATAAAATCAACGATCTTGTAAAGGCCGCGTTCGCGCTTTTCATCGAGCACAGCTTCTCCTTTTTCAAGAATCGCCATTACTTCATTTTGTTTGAGAGTAGGGTAGTCTCCGACAATTCCGCCGGCGTGGTAGATATCATACAGCTTCTTGCCGTTGATCCACCAGACTCCATTTGCGTCTCTTGTGACGGACGCTCCTAAATAGTCGCCAAGCCGAGTGCCGAGAACAACGTTCTCGTCTGCAAGAGCTTTTCTTGTGGATTCGTTGGCGGCGCTCCAAAGAGCGCTGTTCTGTTTCATCTTTGCAACTATTGCTTTTGCAACGTCGTCGTCGTTAAGATTAAACAGGCGGCTTCCGTCCGCGCGATACCAGAATCCGTTATCGGAATATATATTTTCTCCGGTTAAAGACCTGTATTGACTCGCGAGAGAATTCTGCTCTCGCTCAATGTTAGCTCTCTCGGCGTCAGTACCAGACCACCATTTGTATGCGTTATTGCGCATTGTGCCGACGATCTGACTGACAGAATCAACCATCTGGCTTTTATTATTCGGGAGTGCGGCTCCGAGATTTTGATATGTATCAACTCCCGCATATGCGGATACAAAAGAGCCGTATCTCTGAACCGCCTCTGACGCAGCATCCCACGCATTTACAAGGTCTTTCTGCAGCGTAGAGCCATACTCATAGTTCCAAGAAAGAAGCTCCTGGTAAAGCGTGTCCCACCCGTTGCTGATTCGGTCTAATGTCGCCTGATACAGTTTCTCTGCGCTATTCAGAGTATCTTTTAGGGCGTTTATCTCTTTATCCTTTTCGCCCTCGTACGCCTTGAGTTCATTGTCAAGAGCCTGAGTTTGGATGTCATAAGCATAGTCGCTCTGCTGATCTGCGAGATCCTTCTGGAGCTTTGCGAGCTCTTCTTCAAGACCGCGACGCTCAGCCTGAGCTTCACGGCTGTCGTCAAGCGACAACTGTGTTATCTTAGACTGCAGTTTTGCAATCTCGGCAACCTTTTCAAGTACGCTCTTTTCTCTGTCTTCCTGCTCTTTTTGCAGCCGCAGAAGTTCCTTCTTTTGACTTATGATATCTCCATAGTCTTCTTTAAGCTTTTCAAGCGCTTCGACCTGATTGCTGTTTTCCCACTTCACCATCTCCTGCGTAAGATCAAAGATGGTGTTAAGAGCATCCTTCTGGCTTATATAACTGCTGTCAAGAGTTTTATAGTAAGCAGATACGGAGTTTATCGCGGTTCTGCTCAGAGACTGTATCTTAACGATGTGTTCTACAGCGTCGTCAAAGAATCTGGATTCTATGCCGTTTGCCGTGCCGATTGCCTTGGCAAGTCCGATAGTAGCATACGCCAGATCCCATGTAGAATTGGCTCCTGCCGTATTGACCTGCGTTAAGTTCTCAAGAACAGAAACTTCTCCCTGTTCCGCCGCAAGAAGAACCTGCTTTGCATAAGCAAGAGCGGTCTCAACCGCCATGTCTTCTGTCTTGGCGGCAATGACGTCCTGCATAGCCTGCTCGTTTAAAACCAACTCGCCATTCTCGTCAATAAGCATGCTCAGATATTTCGGCCCGAGCTTGAGAAGGGACTGCAGACTATCGACGCTGAGATATCCGGTCTCTGCGTACTCTCGTCCGGCACTTACTATTGTAGAATAGGCTTCTTCGAGATTGTCTACAACCTCGTTAGCCTTTGATATGATATCATCAAGGGCGTCGCTCAGAGATGTTATATAAGACTGAAGCTTACTCTGTAACTCCTGAAGATACTCATCGCTGTCTCTCAATCCGCTTGCTCTCGCAGAAGCTATTTCTGCCTTAACTCTTGCAATAGCTTCTTTATAAAGAGCTACCACCTTATCGGTGTTATAGTCATCCTCCCCAAGCATAGATATCTCATGTTCTATATCTTCTAAGGAGTCGCGGAATACATCGCGCAGCCCATTAAATACTTCTTCCTGATACTGCCAGAAATCATCAAGCGCCAAGATGCCTTCACTATACGCTTGCTGATACGCAGAACCGAGCCACTCAAAATATTCAGAGTCGGTCTCCTGCTCCATGGCAACAAGGTGTTTATGATACTTGTACTGCTTCTCGAACCATGTTTCTGCCTTTGAGCCGCCACCACCGCTGCTGCCCGAAGGCGCGGTATAATCAATAGAGAACTGACTTAAGTCGAAAGGCTCAACTGTTATTGGTTTGCTCGCAAGGTTTTGTGCTTCGCTCTCTAAAGCTGCTATTGCTTCCTCGCGGAATTTGGACGGCGACGATGCGTTCTGATTCCTATAGTCTTCGGCAAGATCCATCATCGCCTTGGCCTTGGCTAGATTCTCAAGAGCTTTAGTGTCCGCCCTTGCTGCAGCGGCAAGATTCATCAACTGCTGAATGTCATTAGCCGTCTTAATTCCGTTCTGGTTGACCATCTGCTTTGTCTGAGCAAGTTTGATAAGGGTTTCGATTGTAAGCTTCCCACCCTCGCATTCGTCATACAGAGCAGTTAACTCATCTTTACTCAGCTCGACATAATCTTCGGTTGTATACATCAACCGTCTCTTATTTTCATCAAGTTGGGCATCAACAAGAGCCGCCGCGTTACCGACACCATTCTGTTCGAGCCAAGCAATGGTAAGATCGCGTGTGTCCTCCGTGATGTTTTTCATTGCGTCGGAGTTTAGGATATATGCCGTGGTGAGCTTATTAAATGCGTCCTGACAGGCCGCAATATTGTCTGGAGATTTTGTAATTGTTGCTATAAAATCTTCGTACTCTTTGCCAAGACTTCCAAACTTTTCAATAAACTTATCATTGATTAATAACGAAAAATCGAAGTCCCCTTTGTCGACTATATCTTCGTAAATCTTAGATATATCCGACAAACCGTCGCTGATAGAGTCGAGTCCTTTAAGAGCCCTTGCGGTGTTTGTCAGCTTGGAAGCCGCATCGTCTGCGCTCTTAGCCATATTAGCGTAGGCCGTCCGCAAGATCTTTAGCTTTTTCTGGTTCTTGTCGATAGCGCTTGTTGTGTTGCTTAATGCTTCAGAAAAATTCGAAGCAAATTCCGCATCCATAAGACCCGCTTCATCAACCAGATCTTCATGTTCGCTCTTTATCTCAGAAAGTTTTTCTTCAAACGGCAACCAATAAGATGCGTCGTACTCTCCTTGCTTAACATTGACAATAAGATTGTAGCGGTCAGACGCCAACAACCCATCGATACCATCTTCTACGATTAAAGAGTCAATATACTCTCTTAATGCTTGTTTTGATAAAACTGTACCATCTTCAAGAATTGGTGTTATATCGATGGTATATACATATTCGCCATATCCTATGGTTTCCCCTTGAGTATATGTAGTGGCATAGTCGCTTCTTTTATAATCTCTCCATCCGGCGTCCTGCATTTGTTTAGGAGATATAAACGGCCGCTTATTATATTCGACATTTCCGTTTGTCAAGTTGTCGTGTTCTTCCCCGAGTTCTTTGATGCGAAGAAGAACCCTTTCTTCCTCCTCTAAGGATTTGATTTCTTCTTCGATAGGAGAAATAAGCTCCCGAACATCTTGATCCAGATATTCTTTCCACGCTTTAATATTCAGCTTGATAACGCCGTTTTCTTCATAAAGATAATCTAGGTAGTCGTCTGTTTCGTCAGCAAGGGCTTTAATGGTTGCGGGAGACAATCCTATTCCGGAGTCCATCTCCTCCTGAGCTTTTGCTATCAAATCATATTTTGATTTAAGCGAAGTCAACTCATCGGAAAGGGTTTTAATATCCTTAATTTCATCCGATACATTTGATAGAGCCCAACCCGTATCTTCTGCGTCAACCGTAACCCCATTAAACGCTTTTGCTAACAAATTGAGACTATCTTTTGAATCGTCTGATACAACTCCGAGATCAATTGCCTTCTGAATGAAATCTGCATATGCGGGATCGTCTAATATGTCTGCCGTGATCTGCCCCTGTTTGCCCAATTCGCGTAAAGGCTCTATTGCGTCAGCGTATCTCCAGTTATCAATAAGATAGTCAAATGCACTCTTCTTTGATCCTTCGCCACCAGCAAGGATATCAAGCTTATGTCGAAAATCATTTATAAAATCAAGATTTTCGTTTATTCTTTTTTCAAAAGACGTATGTGGGTTTATTATATATTCAACATTATCGAACTCTTTAAACTTCTCGTTTTGATCGATTAATAGCTGAAGAATTTTGGCGGTTTCGTTTTCAATACGTTCTTTATCTTTTTGATACTGTTCGTTTGCGAGATCGTCTTTATACTTTTCAGCAAGTTCAGCAAGTCTATCGAGGTTTTCTTGATATTTGCTAAACTGACCCATTATATAATCTCTGCCGAGAACGCGATCTGAACTTGTTCCGCCTATGCGTCCCCCGGACGATGCGGGCTTATATTTGTCGAGCTCGAAATCCATTGATTTCAGGAACGCTTCCTGAGCTTCTCTATTCTTTATTTGCTGTTCTAGCTTAAGAAGTCGAATTTGTGTGTTAAGCTCAATATTGGATTGTTTGAGTTTGTCTAATTCTTCCTGTTCAACAAAACTTATAGAGTTTCTCTTTTGGCTTAGTTCTTTTATGCGAGACTGAACATTCCTTAGTTCTTCGCCCAATGAATCGAGTTTTTCTTGGTTTGCGCTGATTTCGTTCCTAAGACTTACATATTTTTCACGAGCTTTATCAGCCTGCTCGCAATATGACTTTACAGCCTTAACCATAAGGGAAATAGCGGCGACGGTTGCAGCAATGTACAATGTCGGCCCTTTAAACGCTTCATTTAATACGGTACCAAGTCCGCCTCCGGCGACGATCTGCCCCCGAATGGTGCTTATAACTTTTGAAAGCTTAATAAGCGCAGGAACCAAAACCGTAGTTATAATACCTGGCACACCGCCAATTAAGTTAATAACAAATGAAATAGCAACCCCAATATAGTTTAATCCCTTAAGTAATATTGTCCCAAGAGATATAGCATCTGTGATGATGCTCTTATCAGCAAGAGTATAGGCCATCTCCTGAAATACCGCTTTGAACTGCTCGGCCTTTGCTTTCGCACTATCCATATAAATGCTGTTTGCTTTGGAAGCAGTGCCTGCCGAATTCATAGCGGACTCATATGCACCCATCGCGTCCTTGATGTTAGTGATAGTAGACATGATTCCGGAAAGCTGTCTCGTTCCGCCGAGAATCTCAGAGACTCTTGCACGGGCTTCGTCGCTTCTCATTTTGTCCCATACGGCGGCAAGCTCGGTAAAGATGGTATAAAGGTCTTTATACCGATCCTCGTCGAGCATTATATCGACTCCGGACAGAGCCATTATTTCTTTTCGATATTTTGAGAGACCGTCTGCAAGGTCTTCGGTATCTTCTCCCATAGATTCAAGCTCTGTTTTGGCGCCCCTGATACGCGCGCTTACCGTCTTCCACATTGTACCAACGTTAGCGGCATTCTGAAGAGCGGCATTGGTAGCGGCAAATAACGCAGCGCTCTGCTCAAAGCTTGTTCCGGAAGCATTTAACGCGGCGCCGCCACGCTGGAATGCTTCCATAAGCTCTTCGGCGGAGATGGCGTATTTCTGACCAACTTCAACGAGAACGTCTGCAACATGTTCTGCGTCGCTGACATCCAAGCCGAATCCCTTAATAATAGAAGTAAGTCCGGTCGTAGCGTCGTCCGCATTAACCGCCGCAACATTCGAAAGAATGGTTGCATATTCCGCAAGGCTCGACGCATCCTTAAGGGAGTATCCGAGTCTTGAGAATACTTCGATAGATTTTACTACATTAGTCGTACTCTGACCCAGTTTCTGAGAAACTTCAAACGCGGTGTTTGCAAACTCCCGCATCTGCGAGTCGGTCGCGCCGGTAACTATCCTGAGCTGAGTAAATGCGCTGTCCAGCTCCATTGTGGTAGACACCATTTCTCTAATGGCTCTACGCGCCAACATTGTAACGCTATAAATACCTGTTAACTGCCCCAAGACAGACATTATATTTTTGAATCTGTCGCCAAAAGACATTATGTCTTTGCCGGCAGATTTAAGCGTAGAAGCGTTTTTGGAAAAAGATGTCGTAAGCGAATCGAGTTTTTGTTTGAAATCCTCAAGGGTGATTTCGTGCTTTTCGTATTGACTTATCCAAGTTTTTAAATTTTGAGCGTCGTTTTTAATCGAACCAAATATGCCAGCATATTTTTCATTCTTCGAAGCTGAGCTATATTTTTGCATCACTTCATACTGTCGCGTTTCAAGAGCATAAGCGCGTTGTAAAAGACGTTCACGTTCTTCTAAAGCAGCGGCCTCTTCTTTCTTCATCGCCAAATCCGCCTTAAAGATTTCCGCGCTTTCCTTCGCAGACTTAGAGGCATTATTGATACCGATCAGATTATTTATCTGTTCTTGCAGGGAAGTATTTGTGGCGGCGGCGGCTTTTTGAGCCTCTCTTTCGCGAGCTTCAAATTCTGAAAGGTATTTATTAGCTTCCTTTTGAGCTGCCGCATCTTCTCTATCCATCGCCCAAGCCATTTTCATTATACTTGCGCTATCTTTAGCGGATTTTGCGACCCTGTTTATTCCTAACAAATTGTTTATTTGCTCTTGTAGCGCAGTATTTGCAACAGCAGTTTCTTTTGCAATATTTCGCTCATACTCTCGGATATCAGATAAAAACTGAATATTTGACGGCGGAACGCCTAAGTCGCTTCGAGCATTTGTTCCAGTAGATAATTCAAGAACACTCTTTCTTAACCTTTGAATGGCGGCGTTTGCTGCTGATAAATCTACGCCAATCTTGATTTTTAGCGGACGCTCGCTTTCAATTTTTTTAATTATGTCTTCGAGGTCTTTAGATATCGCGTCAAAACTGCCTTCTTCCGCACCAAATATAAGTTTTACATCAGCTTCGCTCAATTGCATCACCGTCCTTCGTAAAGTAAAGAATTAAAAAAGACTATATCCGATATGGATATAGTCTAGGCTTTTGTTATGGTTCCGTTTAACGATCCGGCATAATTTCCATCATACTCGTCATCATTAAGAACCGCTGTTATATTATATTTGTTGTGGTACTTATTTATAAAATCTTCAATTGATCTTTGCATGAAATGCAAACTTGGTCTCGCGGGCACACTATGAACATAGGTGTCATGCTTTTTCCAATATCCGTACACGCTCTTAGACGCGACATATCCGTTGTTAAACAGCGCTACAATATTATTTATACCTTCGCTTGTGTTGTCTCCCCTGTAAAGCGACTCGCGTCCCAGGTCGTCTCTGAAATAGATAAAGCATTGAAAAACATTATTGCCCGCGTCTTCAATCATATAATCCAATGAATCAAAGTGTTCCATAACAGACTCAGCCAAATCAAATGACGCCGCCTGCTTTTTTAGCATATCAATAAATTCTTCGGCAAGCTCGGACATTTTACTGTGGGTCAAAACTTCGTCACCCGAACTTGTCACGCCGGAACCGCTCTTCTTTAAATTTGTTATGGCTTCGCTCATCTTTTTTTTACCGGAGTCTGTTTTTGAATATGCCTTTGCTTTATCCGAAATAGAAGACCAGTTTATAACTGCCATTATCCGTTATCTCCGACATTCTGCTTGCCGGATACGCTCATGTATGCTTCAACCACTTTTTGAGCATCGAATTTTCCATCCGCCATAGCGCTTAAGAAGTTTGCTAAATCTCCCTTATCAACCCCGGTAAAGATATCTTTAAATTCATCTTCAAACTTTTCAACAGAAGAGAACAGGTCGTTAATTCTCCTGGTTGTTTCGTTGATATTTGACGATGCCTTTTTATCTATCTTCTCGTCGATAGCGTCTATCATTCTGAAAAACTGGTTTTTGTCAATACGCTCCAGTATGAAATCTACAATCTCTCCGCTCCTGCAAATAAATTCATATCTCTTTGTGAGGTTTGAAGGCAGAGAAAAATTAGCATACTTTTCTAAAATACTAGATTTGATCATAAAGTCTTTTAGTTCGGGAAGATAACTGCCATCCTCGGAAAAACAGAACTCTGTTACCTGGTCGACGAATGTCATCATTTCCGAAATAGAAAGAAAATGCTTAATCGTAATATCCATATCTCCGATGCTATCGGTAATGACAAGCTGTGGAGTATGTTCGTTTATATATTTTTCTAATGCATTAATCGAAATTCTTTTTACCTTTTCTGCCATATAAAATCCCCCTTTTATTTCTGGTCAAACTTTCTTTTCTTAAAATTCTTGCATGTGTTGTTTTGAATTGCGTCCTGAATTTTGCCGGCCTTTGCATTTTTTAAAACAGAACAATTCCTGCTGAATCGAGTGCATCCGACGCATCTGGAGATAAATTCATCCATCTGAGGCGCGTTATCAAAAACGCCTATGTAATCCACGGGATGAATATTTAATTCTACTCGCGGATTGACTGTATCGTAATAAATTCCCTGCACTCGTTCGCACACAACATTGTCATCAAGCCAGATCAATTGTGTGTCGGTAATAGCATCAAGCATTACTTTGAAATAGTTGTTTGCGTCGCGGTCTATCTTATCAAAGTAAAAAACGGCATCCACATAAAAATGCTGTGTTTTATTGGGTGTATAATCCCAGCCCTGTTTTTCGCACTCGGCCTTAACATATTTCGCAAACTCTTCTCGATATTTAACCGCCTCCGGTGTTTTGTAGGACATCGCCATAGGCCGTCCGTTTTGTATAATCGCTCTGTAGCTCAGGTAATGATTTACAGACGGAGGAATCACGCTTGTCAAAATCAGTTCTATGTTTTCACCCCATAACGAAGAAGAGGCCGCATCCATGCAGATGCAGCCCGTTCAAATTATTCGTCTTCTATGTCATCGTCCCATTCGGAATCGTCTGTATCGTCGTCCCAATCGTCAAAGTCGTCGTCTTCATAATCGGCATCGGCGAAAATGACTACCGGCTCTTCCGGAATATTGTCTTCTGCAACGGGTCTCGTAATTCCGCGAGACTCATTGATTCTTGCAAGATAGATGCTTCCGTGCTCAGGGCAGCATGCCACATCCTGATAACGGAAGATCGTGCTTTTACGCTCAGTCCTGCAGTATGGATATTCTTTTCCGCAGACTTTGCATATTCTAATTCCTTTAGTCATATTAACACTCCTTGATAATATATAGGCTCGGCGTAATGCCGAGCCTATATTTAATTAGCTTACGCGCTAACGGTAATCGCCTGAGTCGTGGTCTTGGTGATAGAACCTTCGGTATACTTAATAAGAATAGAAGTATTACTGGCGGCCAGAGAGCCGTTCGGGGTGTATGTATAGGAACCCGCATTCAGAGCCGCAGAGTCTCCGTTAGAATAATTGGCAGTTACAACCATTCCGGTGGGATCAAAGGTATCTCCTACGGTGTAAGAAGTTGTGGTAGGCGCGGTAGTAATTTCAATGCTGGACAGTAATCCGGCGTCGCTGTCTTCCGCGTTATCACCGAAGACGGTATAAGTCCACAGCAGTCCGGCTGCGCCGCAAGCGCCCGCGAGAGCCTCAGCCTCGAAAGAGTGAACGGTCTGATTGTCGCCCATCTCAAAGGTGAAGTTGCCGTTGAAGTCTGCCTTCGGAATGTAGATCTGCACACGATAGACGTTAGCGCACTTGTCTTCGCCGAACGCATCGACATAGAGAGCGCACTTGCCCGCGAATACGTCGCTGTCGTTTTCAAGAACGTCGGCAACGATCTTTCTCTTGTAGTAGACAACGATCTCTGTGTCGTCTTCTAAGCCGGAGAAGCCGAGGGTCTTGGTAGCGGGGTCGTAAGTGAATACGCCGTTGCTTGCGGTGTCGCCCTGAACGAGCTCAGCACCGAGAGTACCGTCGGTAGAATTTCTCAGGAAGAGACCGTCGATCTCAGCACCGGCGGTGCCGACAGCCTTCCACGCGGTAGTAGCTTCGCCGTTAAGAACGCTAAGATAATCAGTCCACATGACTTCGGTAGCCTTATTCTCAAAGGTGCCGCCAGTCTGCATCTCAAGCAGTCCGCCGGAAACAAGGCCGTTGGAGCCGCTGATGGTTACGGACTTATTGCGCTTAAGGTTTGCCAGTCTGCGTCCGCCCTTACCGGTAAGTTCGGTAACGTCTTCAGACTGCTCGATAGTCGCATTCTGAAGCTCATCGATAGTAAACTTATAGTTACCTGTAACGATATCAAAAGCGGTAATGGTTTCGAGACTGGTAATTACGATATCTTTCATATACGCTTATCCTCCTTGTTTTATTTGTGGGTGAGCCAGTTAAGATCTTCCTGACTCAGCTCCTTCGCGTTAATGGTGCCTGAATAGACACCGTACATTCGATTGTCATAATCAATCTTTTTAATTATTTGTCTAACACTCTCATTAAATTGAAAAATCGAGAGCTCCTTGGTGCTCTCGAAGTCATACTTATATTGTTCGGTGTTGACCATTGCAATTATGAGCGCTTCAAGTTGAGAGTCTTCTTTGCGGTTTTTGCTGTGCCGCATCTTGGCTCTTGCTCGCTCTAACATAAATTTCTTGGCTTCATTATTTGCCGGCTTGCGATTATTTTTTTCCAGGTGGTGGATCTTACGCAGGGTCGCGGCTATCTTGCCGTGGATCGCGCGGTCGATTATAATCTCTCCATTCTTATTGACCAGCGCCAGTTTGCCGTTTTGCTCGTTGACTGCCACTTCAAGATCTGATATGTCCAAATCTCCGAATATGAGGCTTGTGTCCTTTGATTTAAGAATCGGGAACAACAATAAAAAAAGCTCATAGTCGTTGATTGAAGTGAAGTCTATCTTGAGATCGTCAAGCTGTGCCATAAGGTCTATCGGCATTGCCGTCAAGAGAGAGACGAGCCCGTAATACGAATCTTCGTCTTCTATGATTTGACCGACCGTCGGAACAATAATATGGATAGAGTCATTTATCGCAAACTGCTTTTTATAAAGCAGACTTAAAGTAGACATTAATTGTCTTTGCGGTTAGCAGGAACAGGTTTGGTGGGATCGAACTGTCTGTTGAATTCCTTAGCATGGAAAATCAACACCTTTCCTTGATAGTCCGTCTGCGGAGCAAATCTTTTTACAGAGTAAAGATTCAGCTCGCCCAGCCCGTAATACCTGCTTCCGTTTATCGCTAATGCGATCTCTGAGCACAGCTTGTCTGTCCGGACACCACCTTCCGGAAGGCGAAGCTTGCTTTTATGTGTAAAAACCCACACATAAAGCGTGGGTAAAAGAAAGGTTTTATTCAGGGACTTGTCTATATCTACATCAACACAGATATACGTCTTGGCTTCCTGTATTGTTTCGGGAACGTATTCGAACGGGAATACTTGAGAATACACCAGACTTCTGGCGTCTTCAATTGAAACCGTATCGTTTATAAGGTTTACGATTGTTTCGTTTGTAAGCAGATCCTGCATTAATCGATTTTTATAATCATAAAAGTCCTGAAGCTGCATTATAACCACCCTCCATTCCCGGTTTCCGTCGGCGTGTCGGGTGTAGCGCTCGTCCCGGGTTCATTCCCTGGTTCGTCAGATGTACCCGGCGTGTCGCCTGTTGCGGGATCATCAGATGTACCCGGCGTGTCGCCTGTTGCGGGATCATCAGATGCGCCGGATGTATCGCCGCTCCCGGTGTTTTCATTTTCGATTCTCGGAAAATACTTATAATAATCTGCTATACAAAGTTCGTGATTGTCGTCGTCCGTAGAATTAACTTCCTGCAAAACAAATTTAAATGCTCCGTTGCCGTTAAACGACCACCCCAGCTTAAGGGGCTTGCTTAAAGAGTAGGAGAGCATCAAAGGAGATTCGGGATCGTCTATCAGGAACCGGTTCAATCTGTTAAATTTAACGGTATGCTCATTTTTTGCAATTGTCATAGCTATACGAGAGTCGCCCCTGGTTACGACAAAGTTTCTGTCTTCAAACTCACCGGTTAAGTATTTCGTACCATCTTCTATAATGCACCACTGCGTAAAGATACTTCCGTTTTCTATCCACTTGAGTAAATAGTTGCACTGAATCATCTTTGCACGGGTGTATACCGTGGTATTGGCGTCTCTTTCGGTCACAAGCCAGTAATTGTCCATCCAGTATACAAGCCCGCCGTGCTCTATATCTTCTCCGGGCATCGAGAATATAAACTTCTCGTCAAGATTGTCCGTATTGACAATTGCGACATCCCTAGCGTATTTCTCGTCATCTGTGTGACTTGTAATATTGAACCCATGATCCTTATCATAAAAGACCACATGTTGATAAGATAAGCTATCCGGAAGCTTGGTGTTAATAAACCGCACCTCGCGCTGTAGTGCGGCACCGCGCTTCGTCGTCCCATGAGCTTCTATCCTGTCCTGATATATATCCCACATTCCCATTATTGCACCTCGTTCTCGGCGTATATAGCCTTTAACTTATTGCATATGCTGATTGCGCGAAATACTTCTCGTCTTACTTCTGCGGTCTCGCAATCGGGGTTATCAATCATATATTGCAGTATTGATAACAGAGCAAGATAGGACGCATTGGTGCCGAAGTCCGGCACGAACTCCTTATTTCCGAGAAGTTCTATCTGAAGGCTTCGAAGATATACAGGAAGGGTATGCCCTTCGTTCTCTCGTATCGGGAGAATCTTAAAGAACTGATTCACGAGAGATTTAAAATAGTTGCGGATAAGTTCCGCTCCGACCGGTGTTCCGGCTGCAGTATTGATAATCATAAGTGCAAATCCGTCAGGTCTCCGTGATTATAACTGTATTCGCGGATCATTTGTGTATAGTCTCTCTGCGCCTTTGCATAAGCGTTCCCGACCTGCTTAAGCAGTTCTGCAGGAGAATATGTAGTCCAGTCGCGGGAGTTCAAAGCATTCTCCAAGAGCTCCTGCTTGTAAATGTAAGGCTTGAGCCACTGCACTACCATTCCCTCTGAGACAATATCAACGATTTCATCAACATCCGTTTCAGGAATGCTGACGGTAAACTCGCGTTCTTCATCATCCGCGCTGCCGTATAAATTGTATTTGCAATTCTTTCTGAACGCACTGACGGCTCTTTTCAGATACCCGTCAATTACTGCCTCCCTGTTTTCGCTCTGAAGCTTGATAAACTCAAACTCTGTGATCTTTGATAAGAACGCGGAGGCAAACAGATCATAAGGAACGCTCATTTTTCAGCCTCCTTACTTTTCGATAAGTTCAATACCCAGAGCCTCTTCCAATGCGGAAACCATCTTCATTGAGTCAATTTCTCCGCTGGAGATCAGCTCCGTAGCTCTGTATGCAACAGATTTCTTCTGCCCCTTTGAAAGCCCTTTGATGATTTTCTTAACTTCTTCCGGAGACTTTTTGAAAATATCGTCAAACTTATCAATGCTGATTGCATTCTTGTAATACTGCTTTACACCCAGATAATCTACGATCCAGCTCTCGTCGAACATGAACCAATTGTTGATGAAGAATTTCTTGCGGGAGTTTTTGGCATTGCGAAGCTCACGGAGCTGCATTTCCTGCTCCGATCCGAACGAGCTCCACACAAATTTCTCTCCGGTTCTGGGGCTCTTGTAAAGTAGTCTTCCCTGAAATCCGTTTCGAACTATAACATACTGTTCCGGATCTATATCTTTTGCGACAATCGGTTTCTCGACAGTCGACTCCGCCGCATATTCTTCAGTAACTGTATTATCATTGGCGTCCGTTTTGGGTGCAGTATTCTTTGATCTATTGCTGTTAGCCATAATTCATTCCTTTCATTCATGCATTCCCGCGAGGTTTATAAGACCTCGCGGGCGCAGATTATATTCAATTTAGATTTGTGTTTATTAGTCGTTGTCGATCTCGTAACGACCGATGCCAGCACCGCTGTTGCCGGCGAGTACAATACCAACGCCGTACTTTTCAGCGTAGAAATACTCCTGGGTGAAGTCTGCGTTGGTCATAGGATCGCCCATGAGAACAAGCGGATCGCCCTCGCGGACAACCTTGATCGGCTTCTCGTCGCCGGCAATAATGGTAAGCATATTGTCGTCAAGCACAAACTCGGTGGAACCGATCTTGTGGCGCTGAGGAGTAACGATTACCGGAGTGCCGTAGAACTTGCCATAGTAACCGAGGTTGTAGAGATCTTCCTTAGCAGAGTCGCTCTGAATGGAAGATACGAGATTACGGACTGCCTTCTTGGTGCCGATGATAGTTGCGGTCTTTCCGCCGGCAGCAGCTTCAACATGTGCAATAAGGTCGAGAAGCTCGTCCTCGTCATAGCTGCCTGCCTCGGGGAAGTATGTAATTCCGCCGAAATCAGTTGCAGTAGCATTGCTCCAGAGAGCGTAGACGTCGTTCAGGATCTTCTGACGGAAGGACTCCGCTACCTTTCTGATGAACACATTGAAATCAACTCTGCCGGAGAGAACACGGTTAAGCTCTTCATAGATTCTTACAACCTTAAGGGAAGTAGGAACAGATGCTTCGCTGGAACCGCCGAGTCTCTGGCGACGAATGCCCTGTGTGCCGTCTGCGGCTTCCGCAACAACAAAGAGGTTATTGTCTTCGACGATGAAAAGATTCTGATCGCCGAGAGAGAGATCTCGATATTCAACGATAGCCTGGAAATACTCGTCTCCCTGTAAGCCTTCGGCAACAGTCTTGTTCAGGATCTCTTCGATAAGGCGGAACAGACCCTTGCAATTACCGTCGCGGATATCCTTATAATCTAAATATGTCTTGCCGTTATTAGCTTCGATAAGCGCCTGACGGACAACTTCCTGGGACTGAGGTACGGAATACTTTGTTACGGTGCCCTTGTAACCGTCAACAGCAAGCTTGACAATATCGTTCATTTCAGCCATTGTAATATCCTCCTTCTTTCTAAAAATTACGCTACGAGAATCGCGTAGTACGTGTATCTGCCGACAACGTCAACAGCGATGATCTTGCCGACTACGGTGGAGCCGGAAGTGGGTTCGCCGGATCCCGCGACAATATTCAGCTTTGTGCCGGCGGCGAGTTCAACATAGTCGCCAACATCGGGAGCTGCAGCGCCGGTAAGCGCATCCTTTGTAACGGAGAAAATATCTCCCTTATGGAGACGGTAGCCACGGCAGGGCTTGCCGGCCTCATTGATAAACTCGTCCAGATTACGCTTGCGCTCGTCATACATAACTTCCGGAGAAGCAATAAGGACGATATCGGAAAGAGCGTCAGTGGCTGCGGGAGCGCTGCCTTCGAAAATCTCGCGCTCGCCTTCGATAAGATCTCCAACCTTGAGAACGTTGCCGTTCTCGATCTCGGTCTCGGTCTTTATGGTCGCATCGTCGTTGCCGACAGATGTGACAATATACTTAATAGAAACAAGACCTGCACGAACGTCGGTACCCCAGAGGTTGTCCGTGCGTACAACACCATATGCCATATAAAATTCCTCCTATTAAAATAATAAAAATCCACCGATACAGATCGGTGGTTGTGTACTGCCGCATAAGGCAGTCGTGTGATTAGTGCTTAATGCCGTATTCGACGAATACTCCGCCATACGGCTCGTCAGGCTCGTCTGTCTCCTTCGACACCTTCAGCTTCGGAGACTTATTTTCGTAAGAAAACTTAGCTCCCATACCGCTCCTTCCGCGAATGGCAAAGCATTTTTCTTCAAGATCTTCAGCGGTATATTCCATACAATGCTCGCGAAGGGTCTCAAACGCCTCTATGCCGTTTAAATCCGCAAACCGTGCGAGGACGGCTTCGTTGGCGCTCCTGGCAATTGCGGTTTCGGTGTCAGACTTAAACTGACGAAGCTCACCAAGCTCTTCGTCCATAGACTTAATCGTGTCGGAGGCGTCCTGGTATTTCGCTTCCCACTCGGCATTGTCCAGAATCTTCTGCTGCATCTGATCAAATACCTGCGCAAACGGAGAAAGCTGTTCTCCTTCGTCGAAGTCTTCAATCACGTATTTCTTACGCTTCTTGCTCTCGTAATCGATTGATATACTGTCTCCATCAACAGAATACGCAAAGCCGTAAAGCAGCCAGTCGTTTGCATCCCAGCAATACACTTCTCCCGCTTCGAGGTCACAGTCTACATACCAGTAGCGAGTGTATTCGCCCCAATCGGTCTGAACCTTTTCATTTTCGAGTACGCGGATCATTTCGCTGATAATATTGTTTGTGAGAGCAAAGCTGTCTTTTTCCTCATTTTCTTCGACAGTCTCATCGACGTCTTCGTCGTTTGTCTTCATGGCTTCAAATCTCTCAGTTAACTCTTCTATCGTCAGATCTTCGATAGAGTAGTCAAGACTGTCAATATCGATGCCATACTTTGCGGCTAAATTCTTTTTCTCCTCCAATACCTTCTCTCCTCCTTCCGTTGAATATTTCTGTGAGTATGTATCGTAATCCCCAGACGGGGCGCTCACCGATCCGAAACTTTCCTTTAAGTCTTTTTTCATCTCAGCCATCTGTTCTGCGAAATCCTTCATTGAAAACACCTCAAGCGCAGAGCTTTCAAAACACGGCTCTACTCCTATTAAGGCAAACGCGGTAAACTCAAAATCGTTTATACAATATACTCCGTCCACCATTTCTCCATCTTTAACAGTTATTTCCATGGAATGGGCGGTGATACCGTCTTGTTTGATTTTCCGATATGCCTCCTGGCGCTTCCAAAGCAGTGCTTCTGCAAAAAGATACTCGTGCTCAGTTCCGTCTTCTTCTACCACGGTGTCCCACCAATACTTTGCCGATTCGGGTATACATCCGACCGGAGTGGTTGCATTTATAATACGCAAAGCTCCTTCTGAGTCGCGCACAAGTTCCATGTCGTGCCCGCCGAGCGTATCCGTCTCCCTGTCGTAATTGCAGACAATGGGGCAATTGTACATGGTTTTTATACTCCGCTCAAAAGCAGGCTTGGATATAGAACTCTTGTTCCGGTTTTCTCCGGAGTAAGCAATCCTAAGCACGCCCGAGTCAAAAGAAGAGTTGATTTCGCACAAATTGGTTAGAGATGATGCGTACGTCATATTAAGAACTTTATTCATCTCAACCCCCTATAGAAAAAGCCCCGCAATTAATGCGAGGCAGGCAGTGATTTATTAGAATGTCAGGACGTCCGAAAAAACAAGTGTTGTATTTGCAATTATATCAATTGAAAATTTGAAATCTGAACGATTTGCAAATATGAAAACCTGTTGTCTTTCATCAGATTTTATTAAATCAAATCCATAAGATAACAGTTTGTCTCTGTCGTCCGAACTAAAAACGTAAATAAACCTTTTATTCATATCCATCTCCATTAACCCCAATCATCCTTGTCTTCGGAAGACTGCTCTCCGCTATCTGTAAGCTCGCTCGGGTCTTTTTGCGGCGCTCCGCCCTCGTCCGTAGCTCCGCCGCCATCAACGTCGTCAGAACTCATTTGCGCCGAACTTCTTAATGGCTTAAACAGCTTAGGCAAGTCAAGCACCTCTCCCTCAAGGAAGCTCATGCTGTCCAGTTCTGCCTGTCCGATGCCTTGCGACGCCGCAAACGCAGATATTGTGGGCAGTCCGTATGTCGCTGCCTTTAAATACATGTCTCCGACTTCTTTGCGATTGAATGTGGACACGTCAAGGATATTTACCTTAAAATTCTTCCCGTAGCTCAAGCTCTGAATGAATCGATTGATCATATCCTGAACGCTTTTTACGATTCCGTATGTGATCGCCTGGTCTGCCTTTATTGACAAAAGGAGTGCGTTGGCGGACGGCTTTGTATTATTAAACAGATGAGACGAGACTCCGGCTGCGCTGTAAAGCGCCTGCTCTGCGTCCGCCACCGTGTCTGTGTCTCCGGTGTGAGTCTTTTCAAAACTTACCTTGCCTATATCCATCGGAGTAAGCACGGAGCCGACCTCTTCCGGAAGCACTGCGTCTAAGTTTTTCCAGAATTCTTTCGCCTTTTTAAGATCGATGCCCCACTCTCCGTCCTTCAGCGGTATCTTCATAAAAATCATCGCGTAGTTTTCAAGCGCGGTTCTGGCAAGTTTCAGCTCTTTATAGTCTTCAAGTTCAAATACTTCTCTTAAAAGACCCACAAAAGGAGGGATCGCATAGTCGAGGATATCTATATTGCACTTGATTGCAAACGAGGTAGGGGAGTCCAGCTCGATCCAGGGAGACAGCGCTCCTTCTTTGCTGTTTCTATAGATATTGTATTTGATCCTAAACTCTTCGGGATAATTATCAAGAAGGTCGTCATGTATGTCAAAGTATGTGAAATTGAAAGAAACATTTGGAACGTTTCCTTCAATAGAAGAGATTTGGCAAAAATCACTTGGCAGTTGCTGAATCGCTATATGATCCTGAGTTATCCACAAAGTTCCGTAGAAGACGTCTTCCCTGAGACAAACCGTTATAATCTTGGGTACCTGTGTCTTGATGCTCATTATTGAAAGAGTGTTTAGCACCCTGCGGTAGTTGAGCTTCGTAGTCCTTTCGTTGGCCTTCTGAGGGTCTATCCTGTACGGCTCTACTATATAAGCAAGATCCGTAAGTCCGGCAAAATACTGTATAAGCCTTCTGAAGTGGGAGCTTGCGTTATATATATATCTGATAGCTCTGCGAAGCTGCTTTTCGTACTTTCCCGGATGCCTGAGAAATTTTCTTATATCGTATTTGTTATATATGTAAAAAGGCGGCGCAGATGTGTGCTTGTTCAGGTCTCTGGTAATCAGACGGTTGATTATTGCAAATCGATCCGAAATTCCGATTAGCCCTGCGGGTACATCGTCGCTTTTAACTATATTATTGCCATCCCGAATATCCATTTCTTCCGTCAAACCCTGTCACCGTCCTTTCTTTTTGTTGTGGCGCTCTTATTACAAACATTTCCGCTCCATTGCAGTTGTTTCCTTGGCGCTTATTATATTTATTTTCAAGCTGTGTAGCTACGTAATAGTTGTACGATAAACTGGAATACCGGTCTTTCCGCATGCCAGACCTTTCAAATACACGCACCTTCCCGCCGGCTTCTTCATGCTGAAGTTTTACCAGCTCGTCTATAAGCAGAGTGGTGTGTATATAAGGCAACTGAAACAGTATTCGCTCCGGGGGATTCAAAGACCCATATCCGCGCAGTTCGCTCAGAAATTCATCCGCATCGTATTCGTTCACAAGGAGTCTGATTCTTCCGCTTCTGAATCCTTCTCTTAACAAAAAAGCACAATCCGAGTTGAATTGTGCACTGGCTTTAATAGCCCATATTACTTTGTCTGCGCCGGGAACCGTACATCTCGCGGCCATTTCGGTGTTATTGCAGCACGAAAGCGCCGGATATATCTCCCCGGTTTCCGGATCGACTATGTCTCTTGCAAGGCAGTCATATACCCCCATACCGAGGCCGCTTGCATCAAGCACTATATAATCGCAGTGATACTCATCATACAGCTTTCTGATAGTAAGAGCCTGATCGTCGGTTCGTTTACCTTCCTGCGCATCACCATATACTATATTGCTTACAAATCGTCCTGCCTTGGTCGGCATAAGAGAATTAATAAAAATCGACGTTGCGTCGTTGTTGTTTTTCCTGCTTGACATTAACGCTATGTCGGCAGACAGGATTCTTATTTCTCCGTTTTGCTTGGGCTGAATCCTGACCTGCTGTGAGCCCAGCACCTTTCCGGAAATATTATTCGGAAGCATTGGATATCGAATATGTCTGTTCTTTGATATTGAATCGAAATCAAAGAACGCGCCGTCGGCCGAGCCGAAGAACTCGGCGCACATCTCCATGCTCCATTTTATTTCGCTGAAATCGCTTTCCGCCATTTCATCGGCTACAACTTCGGGATCAAGAAGTCCTTCAAGAATCGAAAGCTGATAGGGGAATCCGCAGACAAACTGTCTTCTTTGCGGGTCTATCATAGCTTTAAATGCGTCCAGGCATTTCGTATAAGACCAATGGTCTTTAAAGTATGCCGAACTAAGATACATAGTCATGTTCTTTTCCTTAGCATACTCTTCCTTGCGCTGTTCGTCGGTAAGTTCTTCATACCTGGGCATTCTGCGAAGGGTAAGGAATTTACGCAGAACTGTATCTATCGTATTCTTGGAAATAAGACGATACTCGTCCAACAGCAGAACATGGCATCTGTTACCTCTTGCACTGTCGCTCGCCGTGACTACTTTAATAACACTGGTGTTAAAGAACACAATCTGAGCGTTGGTGCCGTTCACCTTCGATTGCTTCTCGTCTATCTCCGCACATAATTCCGGGGATATAGGTTTTAGCTCATACATAATTTTTTCGAGGACATTTATCGTTTGTTATTTATTACATTTCTTCTGTTGCGAGATTGTGCTTGCATATTAGTCCATCTGCAATTTGACGGCTCATAATTTCCATTAACATCTATTCTGTCTATAGTACACTCTCCGTGAGCAGCTTTGTCGTCATATCCGTTTAAAAGTGCCCATTCTCTGAATGCCGCATAATCCTTTAGCCATTCATCGCAGATTCTAATTCCACGTCCTCCATAGTATTGGTAGTCCTTCGAGTTTGGGTTATAACATCTATTTCGCATATTATAAAATACTTTATATAACCTTTCTTGTCTTCCGCCGTGTCTTTTATTGGTTCCAGCGCTTAGAGTTTCATCACGAAGACATCCGCAAGACTTTGTTTTGCCTGATGTAAGCTGACATGCGTCAACAATCGTCTCTGCTCCACAGTCACATCTGCAACGCCAGCGGACATGCTTGCTGCCGTTCGGAGCCGTGTAATCTTCTGCTCTGGATAATACCACAAGTCTGCCGAACCTTTCACCAACTCTGTCTTTTAAAGACACACTGCTTACGATGTCTTTATTCAAACAACCGCAGGACTGTGTATGGCCGTTACGAAGACATTTTCCAAGTACAATCCTCTCATTGCCACAGTCACACCTACACAGCCACATAGTTCTACCATCTTTATTATTTGGAGCACGTCTTACAACAACGAATCTCCCAAATCTTTTTCCGGTTAAATCAATCGGATTTGGCATAATAACACCTCTGTAAATGTAATAAATTATCGAACGCCACTTCGATATTACTTGTATTTCTACAAGAACCAGACTATATCTTCACCCAAATAATGGGGTCTACCGCTTCGCGAAACCAGTCGCTTGTTTCGCTACTCCCTTCCGGGATAGTCGTTGAACCTTCCCCTGTTCGGGGCTTGGCTGCTGATTATCCAATCCATATTCTTTTCGGCTTTCGCGCTTGTCAATGTTTCAAGACTACGCTGTAGCGAATATGGCTCTAAGGACATTCCAGCAATTCAATAGATTGGTCATTTGCATTACTGCAAAAGCGGCCTATTTTACTAAGCCTGTCCCCGTGTTCCCGACGCGATACAAACCTTTGTGCCTGGATATAATATGCATCGAGTCACACAGTAAATCGCGCTGAGAAACGTCTTGCCTAAACCTCTGCATGCTATCACAATACATGTGGTGCACCAGAACATCATCGTCAGAAGTATTTTTTGAAACCGCTTCAGTTTTAGATGTAAGTAGTCTTCGGCAAATTTGTCTACGTTGTTTCTATAAAACGAACCCCAGTACGCAGCGCCCTCCATCACCCGTTGATATCTGCTCATGTTGAATCCTCTCCGGACTCATATCCCGGAGGCTCGTCCAGCATAATCTCTTCGAAGAAGCTCTCGTCGTCGTCTCCGTCGTATTCGGGCTTGTCGACCCTGAGCCTGGCGATCTCGTCTTCATACATCCTGGAATAAGCGTTCTTAAGACCAAGCATCTTACAGAGATGACCCATCCATGTGAACACATATCGTCTCAAGCCGTTAACGTCTTTCAGATCGTCGTCTATTTCAGGCAGGGGTCGTTTGTTCTCATATCTGTAAAGCCAAACCCCGAGGGGAGTGCTGGACAACGTGGAGTCCATTTCGTCCTGCTTTTTCTGTCCCGGCTTCAAATTGGCGCTTCCCAAGAGTCCCTCAAGCACCTTTACATTTTTATCAACACTTCGGCCTGCGGCTCTGTCTCGGTTGATATCTATTTCCGTAGAACATATCTGTCTGATTAACGCCTCGGTGCCGATATCCAGTTCATATCCTTCGGGAAGCTTCGACATCCAGTATTTTCTTCTCTGTTCGAGTTCTGCGTACATTGCGGGCGTGTTGCCCGGCCCCCAGAAGGCAATTACTTCTTCCGGGATATCGTATTCATTTTCTGAGGTGTCTGTTTTGGGGTTGTCGTCTGCTGTCTCAATATCAACGACCGGGGCTGTCTCTATTTTGCCAAAAGACCATAAAGTACCTTCGCCTGCAAGCGTATCGTCATACGACTTTCCCGCATATGTAATACTGCTTATTCTTGCGATATACTGAGTCATCATCGAACGGGTCGTGTTTTTCTTTTCAACCGAATTATATACAGATTCATTCCAGTACAAGTCGAGTTTCCTGCACATCTGTCTGACTGCGTCTTTTGCGTTTTTGCACTGAGACAGATATGTATTGTACATCGTATCGATACATGTCTTGCAAATCGGTGTGTATCCCGTGCCTTTGTGCGTCTGCGCGTAGCTTACGGGAAAGTTGCCCTTTCGTCTTCCGAAGGCGGTTCCGCACTTATTACATATCGCACGATCCGTATTTACTTCAATGGGCATTACTCATCACTGTCCCCCTCGCCGTCTTCATCGAACACGGGGAGCGGCTCTGTATACTGACCATCCTGCAAGGAAAGCTCGTACATCTTTGCACAAAAACGAAGTCTGTCTCCAAATGAAAACTTCGGGACATATCTTGCGGCGACATCTACCCATTCGTCGGATATCATACCGCGTGTTTTCCTAGCTTTTCTGTATCTAAGGCCGAGTGTTCCAAACCCGCGTATCGTCACGGGCTCTCCGCGTTTTAAAGAATCTTCGATAATGCTGAGACACGCATCGAGCACCGCATCGATGTCTTCTATCGTATACATTACGGTCTTATCCGTCTTCTTTATAATAAAGTCTTTGGTATTCCCTTCATCGTCCGAAATATGGAAAACATGCTTCGGTGACGATATGGGTTTTCTAATGTTATTTTCGCGCATTGCTGTTGCAATATGCCTAACAAGTTCCCTTCTATTCATATATTCTCCTTTAATTCATGTTTTATATATCTTCAAAATTTTTCTTATTCGGCACAGATATTTCTCCGTCCTTAAAGAACTGAGCTATCTGGTCGTCTTTGGAATTGTCATTGTAAATATTAAACATTTCGGATGACGTCCAGCCGATTATCTGCACAACAACGTTATCAGGTATCCCGGCTCTGGAAAGAGCAGATACAAAGAAATGTCTTAAAGAGTGCGGATAAAAGTCCTTGCCGGTTATGGAGCTGAACGTTTGCGCCCAGCTATTCAGTGTGGATATCTGTATCGGCAGAGACGGATCTTTACTGTCCGGGAAGAGCCAGTCGCTCTCGATACCAAGTTCATTTCGCTGCTTCATCCAGTTATCAAGGTAGGGTTTGAATTTCTTCGCAAGGGTGTAGCATTCAAGATACTTATTACCCTTGGTGAGAATAGGGGAGCTCTTATATAAAGCTCCGTCGCATACCAGCCTGTCTTCCGTAAAGTCGCTCAGCTTAAACCTGCATATCTCAGATTTTCTTCTCCCGCCGTACATTGCCAGCGCAACGAAGCAAGCCTTCTTGTACTGACCGTTTTGAGTGAGCGTATCAAGAAGACTTTCAAGCTCTTCGTCTTCCCAGACGGTCTTTTCTCGCACGGTCTGAAGGGGAGGATTTTCTATTTTTCTTACTATGGAACGATATCCCTCAAAATCAGGGTCGTCGTCAGAAAGTATGTTTTCACAGTAGTTTGATAACGAACTTATCGCAGCTTTTATCCTGCGGATTCTCGCACTCGAATTCTGATTTGAGATCAGCCAGTTCTGCAGTCCGATTAAGTCACGCTTCGTAAGCTTCTGAAAATCTTTATTGTCAAGATGCTCCATTACATATGTAAACACGATCAACAGGTCATTATCATATCCCGAAATTGTGCCGGGACTTCTTTGAACCGACTTAAGATATATAAGAAAATCGTCCTTTAAGCGAAGGTTGTTCTTGTTGATCTTTGCCGTTTTTTCATCGCTTGTTATTCTGTTCATAACAGTCTTGCGCCCCAACACAACTCACCCCCGTTCCGTTGATATGCGCTATATATAATGTTACAGTTGTATATCATAGGAACACATTATGCCATCCGAGTTGCAAACACATACAAGTTGTTCCGGCACTCCGTATATCCTTTTTTCAACACAAAAGTCATCCATGCCGAGGAATGACCCGGCCATGATCGTTTTAACTCCCTGAATACTGTCTATCTTGTTATGGTGTTTATGTCCCGAGAGCACAGCATACAGAGGCCTGCCTGCCATCTTCTGAAGATTTGAAATCTTATCCGGAGTTCCGTCAAAATCCCCGTGCACTCCGCAATACGTTTTGCCGCGAATGTCCAGGAGATACATGGTGCTGTCTATTTTATCGGCGCCGTTTATAACGACGTTTTCAAAGTCCTTGAGCCTAGCTGCCAGGTACCATTCGACAAGGTCGTCAAGTCTCTCGTCTATAGGAGAATTCTCCTTGGTGTCGAGTCTGCTGTGATTGCCTGATACGCTGACAAATTTAACGGTTTTAAAATGGGGACTGAGAACAGCCAGGAATGCAGAGATGATCTCGGACACACCCTTTATCTGTTCAATAATGTTTTCTCTGTTAGCAAGCTGTACGGTCAGATGTATCTTTCCGCTTATACTGTCGCCGTTATTGAAAACAATACAGTTTTCGCTCCCGTGTCTTTTTGCTATATCGATGATCCTGTCGAGATACTTGCACATCATCAGTCTGCACTCTTCGGGGTTATATGTATTCCATGCGTTCGATACGTCCATTCCATAATGTATGTCGTTAAGGCTGACAAGCAGGTCGTTGTCGGACTGCTGAATATTCACCGGCTCATATTTCAGTTCCGGAAGATTGCCGGACTGTATGGACGATATGAGTATTTCGTTCAGCTCTTCCTGTCTGGCTCGTTCTCTTATTACTTTGTTTAGCGCGGTGCGCTGATCAAACATCTTCTGTCTTTCCTTGCGAAGTTCTAACATCTTCTCGTCTATCTCAGAGAGAAGATCTTCTTTGCCGTCGTCCCGCTCGAGCCTGTTAAGTTTGTCGGCTTCCAGAAGAGCAATCGTTCTTCTGCTCCCGTACATCATACGCCGGGCGACGTCACTCGAAAAAGACTCCCCGTATACCGCTTCGGATAATTCTGTGTAGTCCGAGTCTGACAGCGTTCTGTCTACAAGTTTTCCGTATATAAGCCTTTTGTGGTATTGGTACTGGGTTTCATCTTGCATTCTTTCCGGCAGTATGGAAACCATCCCCCTTTGTTCTCGTATTGCTTTCTTCTCCGCGCAGCCTGTCAAGGAACTTCATAACTTGTCTGTTTTCTTCACAATAATACTTATGCCTTTTCGATTTCTGCTTCATCGTTCTGGCAATGTATACATTCGGGAACCGTTCCCTGATGGCATCCTTTTCCATCTTGTTAATTGCAACCATTTACACCCTTCATCCTTTTCTTCTTATTTATAGTTATTGGAAATAAAACGTCCTAAGTAATACCGGACGTGATATACCCATCATATAAGTATCTCATCAAAAAACCCCGGATGCCCTGGGGCTCAGGGCATTCGGGGGTGTCTGTTTTTTCATGTCGGTTGATATAATCAGTCAACGCGGCGTCCGTTTCCGTCCACTTCAACGCTGATAAGTTCGGGGCTGTCATTTTGCCGCACCTTAGTATAACCGGCGTAGTTTGTGTTGTAGCCGTATTTCGGTATGTATGAGCGCCGGCTTTTAATGGCGAACGCCTTTGCTGTATCCGCCTTGCCTTTGTCGGAGCACTCGTAAATAATATAGTGTTTTACATTATCCCACCCGTATGATTCTATCGCATTGGATAAAGATGAACTGCGGTACGCATGTCCGTTGCTCCACGCATCTCTGAGAGTCTTTTCGGTGAGACCGATATACACCTTTTTATCCGGAAATACATGCATATAAACCGTGTATTTCTTATCGTTCGGACATTTGTTTTCTTCGCCGCGAATACGCATTACGGAGTTGATCTTCTGCTGTGTAACAACTTCAACGGAACAAGAGGAACAATATCTCTGATTGGTTCCCTTTGTAGGGTTGTTGTATTTTGTGGTAATGCCGCAGTTCTGACACTTGAAGTATGGCTCTCCGTGGTACTTTAAATACTGATATCCGAGATTCCTGAAATCCGAAACCTTAATAGCCGTGTCGCCGTCTTCAATAAAACAAACCCTGACATTGGTGTTGTCCACCTTTTTTGAAAACCGCACCATGCCGGCCGCATTAAGCGTATTATACATAAGGCTCTGGCGCTTAATAGACGTATTGATGTTTGCCATGCGCATTATATCGCTGTCTTTGCTGTTGACCCAGTGGTCTCCGCGCGGATTTACGGCGTCCCAGTATTTCGCCAGGCACAGGAGTGTAAACGCGAGCCGTCTTATTTGACGTCCCTGCAGAGAGTCTATTTTTTTCATCTCCGGCTTTGTAATGCAGATATAATCTATTTTGATCGCATCGTTTTTAAGAGCCCTGTCCAAAGCATAGTCTATTGTGTCAGACCACCTCGGCAGAGACGCCGTCGGCTCACACTGAAGCAAAAACGAATCGAGCATCTTTCTTACTTCTTTCTTCGGACAGTCGTTGTCTATATAATACCTTGCCACGCGGCTCAGGGTCTCAAAGGGCTTCTTTCCGAGGCTTCGGGATGTTATCATGTCCTTCGCCCATTTATGTTCATTTAATACAATATTCATTCACTCACTCCGATCTGTATGGATTCTACGGCAAACTTCTCGCCGCAATATTCTATGTCGCCCTGACTGTTTTTTACCGGAAAGGTTATCGTGTTGTTGTTATGTATCAAAAGATTATGTATGATTTCCGACCCGCACATACTCCACGCAAATTGTTTTGTTGAGTTCCTGGTGTAGCATATGTCCAGAATAATATTGCAGAGAGCGTCTGCGTCAGAACATACAAGCTGGCACTCTTTCCTGAACTCGTCGTTTATCGCACAGAACATTGCGTACGAGTCATATTCGTCCACTCTTTCGCTGTCTGCAAATATTGCATAACTGCTGAGCCTTTTATTGTAGTTCTCGTAGAGCTTCTTGATTGCTCGGAACTGATAATTCGTATACTGAGCAGAGCTTCTCATAATACTGTAGTCGAACTTGTATGTAGAATTGTGCTTTCCCACATACCCGTCAAACTCCGCTTCAAAACGCCTGCATATCTTGTTCATGATGCAGTCGCCGACTCCTACGGGCATTCTGTAATCATAGTATTTCAGAAACTCCTTCTGCCTGGGCGTAAGGTCTTCATACGGAAGAGAACGGAGTTCCGAAACAGTGAGCTGAAATTCTCTCAGCGCATTTCTGTCGGTATTCTTAATGTATGTATTGTACTGTTTCATGAGAGCCGGGTAGATATACCTCATGAAATAAGGCTTCTTATCCGCGACGATCCTTCTGTACAACTCTCTGACATCCGGATCTTCTATTTCATACACGGCGTGTCTATCATGCCATTCTCTGGGCATTGGGTTACAAACAATCCCTTTTGCTTTATCTATGGAATTCTGTTGGTAGAGCTGGCCGCACCTTATTCTGTATGAAAGCATTTTGTATTCATCGGACTCGGGGGCAAATCCTGATCTGACTTCGAACATGCTCGTTATCCAGTTCGTGGTCTGCCCGATCTCATTTCCGAAGCTTTCTATGTTCGACCTTATGAAATCTTCTTCCGCAGATACACGCTTCTGTGCTTTGCGCTGTATACACATGAGCGCAGGCAGCGGAGTAAGCCTTTCCACGAGTACACGGTTGTCGGTAAGCATTACGATGTCCCCATCGGAGTCCATCCCGTTCAGAGCCGCAAAGGTTGTATCCCATCCGTTGAATATTGTCACGGTGTTCATATATCGATACCAGTATCTGGCGTCGGAGTTATCGACCGGGCGCATTAGCCTTATATTGTTGTGGCAAGTCATCGGAGCGCGAAAGCAGGCAAGTTTCTCGGCTCCACAGTCCGCCCAGTATTTATTGTAGATCTCTCCGGCCTTTAAAAGCCCCGTCTTCTCCAGACCGAATACGCTCTGGCAGAGAAGATACGGATCTCCGGAGACGATGGAATAATTGCCGTGGACTTTTAATACTCCTACCTTTGCTTCGTTGATACGGTTACGTATCGTTTGGTATATGGCGTTTTGAATAAACGGGTCGTCTATCATCCTTTTGTCTATCATCAGCGCCTTGATATAGTCGTCATCCGCAGCGGCGATGTTGTTCTTGTTAAGGCCGGAGCCCTTGAGAAACAGGATGGTCTTTCTCCAGTCTCCGCGAAGCACGTCCCTGATCTCGTCCATCGTGGGGGATATGAGCTCTTCTATATCTTCGTCTGTAAGCTCGTAGCTCTGGATGAACTGGTAATTAAGGTTGCGTTCGTTTTCGAGTTCTTCCGGGCACGTCTTCGCAACGCCGAACGTATATCCGTTCTTAACAGACTTTTCAAGGTAATCTTCACAGCTCTTATAACTGTCCCACAGCTTCACCATTGATACGGTCATTATCAGCTCGACTTCGCGCACGTCGACGTCGTTTCCCCATGCGTCCTTTACTATATAATTACCGGCGATTCTTTCCGCGAAGTCTATGAAGTCGAACGTGAAAGCCATGCCCTTTTCAAAAGAGAATCTGGTGTTTACGCCGCTTACGATATAATCAAGTCCAAGCTCCCGGCTCCACCTTTCCGCAAGCGAGGGCAGCATTATTCCGAACCCGTCCGATGCGTCCATTGTAATGAGCCGTCCGGTCTCTTCTTTCATCACCGGCTCCCCGGCGTTCTCGTCTGTAAGCGAAATAATATCAGAAACAAACTGTGTTTCCACATCGTTTACCACAAGTATCCCATGGGGCATTGAGACCGGGTTTGATGCACTGCACGTAAGAGCGCGGTACGCTTCGAGCTTCGCCGTCACCAACTCCTTATTGGGATCTCTGTCGTTTTCTATTCTTCTTTTCAGTTCTTCCGAAAGGCGTTCGCTTACAAAAACGATGGTTGAATTCTTGATGCCGCCGTTTGTACCAAGCAGGCGCTTATACTTTATATTGTTTATAGTAAATCCATGGCAGGCTCTATGGTAATCCTTTTTCTTGTCGATTATCAAACACATGTAATCCGGCTTAAACTGAATATCGTCCAGCTCGGCATAAAGCTGCTTGATGGCTCTTCTGTTTTCAGTCCCGCCCGGCTCCCTGCGCAGTTGTCTTATTCTGTATTTGATCTCGCGGGCTCTGTCATCCGCGTCGGTTATTCCGTTCAGCTCGTCTATCCATCTCAGTATCTGGCTGTCGGCAATCGATATGATCTCTTCATTTCTTCTTGCCTCGGAAATAGGCAGCGTAAGCTTCCACTTCTCTCTCCGAAGGCGGCTGCTGTGGATCTTATATATATACTTCTGGCACACCAACTGTTTGCTTATATCCTACCACCCCTTATCATCATGGCTTAGAATCATATTCTAACGTCAAAAAAAATTAATCAGAGTATTCTTTTATGTATAGAAACCATGCTTTGTAGAATTCTTTCCTGTCCTGCTCGACGGCTTCCAGAAGAGATTCTTCTTCGTCTTCAACGTCCGCAGGAGCGTAATATTCGCATATTCTGCCCGCGCAACACACATCGCGGAAGCAGCAGCGTGAGCAACTCTTAGCCAACCGTACCTTCCTCCTTGCTTAAGCTTTCTATCCAATCAATGAGCAGCGTTCTCATTCTCCTGCTCGGTATGTATAAATAGACTTCAGTGCCGTCCCTTATTGCAGACCGCCATATCCACTGCACCATAATGGAGAGCGCATAAACGTCTTCATTGACATCGATGCCGTGCATCTGGTAGAACTTCTTTTCATTTACGTTCATAAAAAGGTTTGCAATATAGACAAGGCAGTCCTTGTCTCTGAAATCGTTCGTGGCTTTTGCGTTGAACGTAAGAAAGGATTTTGTATAACCCTTTCCTTTAATGGCGTTGTAAGCCCCGTTGTACGAACCCCAGAGTCTCCGGTCTGATGGAATATCCCGCCATATATTATTGTAGCAGTTTATTACGTTTCTCTTTAGCTGTTCGACGCCGCTTCCGCCGCGCTTAAACCAGTTTACCGATAGAGCGTGGTAGTCGTCTCCGACGTCGTTGATCCTGTCCCGCTCCATAATATGAAGCATATCCTTAAGCCGGCTGACATACTCCGGCGTATAGCCGGGGTATTTACCAAAACGGTAGCCCCCGCTCTCAGTCCGTTCTATTCCGATGTACTCATACGGGATATTATATATTTCCATAAAGTAGTGCAGGCTCTGACCTTCGAACATATAGGTCAGAATAAAAACGTCGTTGAACGAAGTAAGAAGTTCGGGCGGCAGCGCCCAGTAAAACAGGCTGTTCTCGTCCTTGTCTGTCATCTTAATAAGCTCTCTCGAACGAAGCAGACCGAACAGGTCTGCAAGAGCCCGCCCCCTGTACTCCTTATCAGTAACGGAATACACTCCGTTGTTGTCCTTAATATATCCGGCCTCCACAGCGAGTTGAAGATCATCGGTGTGAAATTCGAATGTTTCAAGCACATCCACGTTTTCATCTATTATAAGCGTATAACCCTGTTTCCGTATATCATCCAGAGTTGCCGGGGTGTAGCCTTTGAACGCCTGGTGCGTTGTCGTGATGTTCCGCCCCTCCTTAATCAGAGCCGCAGTATGGACGGATTTCTTGAACTCATACTGCTTCAGCTTATTGCTGGGCTCGGCGAAGTGCATATGCGGGCACTCCCTTTTTATCCTGTTCGCTTCGCTCAGGTACGGAGTGATGTAGATGAACTTCTCGTCCGGGTGCTCGTTCAGGTATGTGATGGCAGCGCTGGATTTTCCGCTGCCCATAATGGCATCGCACACTTTTACCGTGGTGAACCGCCCCCTTTCTCACACTTTTCCATATACATATATATCATCCTTTCTTAGCCTCCGGGCAAACCGTGCGGCTGTTTTTGTATTTGTATTATTAGCCGAGCATCTCATCCGACTCGCCGATGTTGCTGTCAACAAGCCACCCGCAGTCAGAGCTGCCCAGGTTGAGATTGCGGTATGCGTTCTCTATCTCTTCTCCGGTCAGTCCTATATAATCGAGAGTCTGCGCGGGAGTAGAGTGCCCGAGCATCTTCTGCAGAAGAAGCAGCCGTCTGGAGTCGTTGTAGCCCTGCACCATCATCCAGTAGCAAAACGTCTTTCTTAAGGTGTGGGTAGACATCTTCATATTCAAATCAAGGTCTTTCGCAATACCCTTGAGTATGCGGTCTACAGACCATGTGGCTAAAGGCTCGTTCAGGTTCCCGCCGCGATTTGAAACGCTGCGGAACATGTAGTCGCTGAGGCACACGCCCGGGGTGTGCTCCAAATATAAAGTTACGGCTTCTATTACCGCGCTGTTAATGGTTATGTACCTGTTCTTCCTGCGCTTACGAGTGTTGCGGGTCTTCTTTTCAAATACGGGGAAGCTGTCCTTAAACGTACAGTTGTCGTTTATCAGGTTGGAGAACCGCAGCACGCGAAGATCGCTGACTCTGAGCCCGAAATTGATACCAACGATGAAGAGCATATTGTCACGGTACCTTCCGTTTGATACAAGGTACTTGGAGATCCTTATAATATCATCCATGCTCTTAATGGGTTCCGCCGCGTGTTCGGGCGCAAGCTCGCAGAGCGAGTCTTCCCTGGGGGGAGCTATAAGCCCCGGGGAGAGCTTGCGGACGCCGCTGAGTTTAAGGGAGTTAAGGTCTATTGCTCCGCCTGCGCTGTTAGAAAAATCCAGATGAATAACTTCTGCCATAAAAAACACTCCTTAATGTAATTCTGAATGCGTGTTTGAGCTGCGTGTGAGATGCGGGTTTATGACCGTTTACAACCTTTGAGGTTGTAAAAGTTCTCGAAACCCATTGGGGCTCAGGGGATCGGGGGTTTGTCCTTAAAAGACAAAAACCAATTTGTGATTGTATTAAATCTGCTGTTGTTTTGCCCTTACATTTATGTGAGCGTCCGCTCATCACACCCCGCCGACCAAGCCGTTCACGACCCGATCCTTTTGGTTCTTACGGTCGGCTCCATTGCTCACCGATCCCGTTAACATCCAAAACATAATATATAATAATATATTAAAAACCGAAAAAATAAGTCAACTATCAATTGGCTATAATTAATTATAACATATTAAACCCCACGTTCAGAAGGAAATCACAAAACTTTTTGAAATAATTTTTCACAAACTTCCTTCTAAGTTTATGTGGGGTTTTATGACATTTGACAAAAACATTGCGATCCTAAAAAACAAAAAAGAAATCAATATATAGGTTGTTATAATGCGTAATAACACAAAATATTGTGGTGTGATGGATTTTTTGGGTGGGGATGGGAGATGGAGCGACTGGCACCGTCTGCGCCGCGAATCGCCGCGAAAATACCATAACCAAGCTACTTTAATGTGCGATAGCAAGAACAAAGCACTTTGAAATTAAACCGTCAAAATGTACAAGTAAGTTTGTGCAAAATGCCGATATACAAAATCGGCGGCATGGATTATAATAATTGACATAAACCCGCACGGGCACTTTGAAAATTTTATAACGAAAGAGAGGAGCAAAACACATGAAACACACGACCGAAAAAACCGCGCTTGTAATCCGTGTAAAGTACGCAAACGGACGATACGCAAAACAAGAAACCGCAAGGGGTATCTGGCATGAAGTAGCAATAAGAAAAAACGGTGAACAGTATCTATCAAAAAAATCCGAATTGCTTTACAAAGGCAATTTAAAGTATGAAGCCATGTCGCGCGATGAAATTCCGAACATGGCAGTCTCTTATATGGCATATAAAGCTCCAACATATGTTTATACGGCACTTAATCAGGTGTACAAAAATACAGGACACGAGCGTATATGGCAATTAATGTGTGAGACATTGCAAGTCATGAAAAACGGAAACCGCACACGAGCAGACGTATCAACGAACATTGATAAAAAGTATATACTCCACAGATCACAAAAAAAGCGCATACAAACTTATACAATGAAAAGGAACGGAAACCGCAGATACAGAATCGAATTACTTAAACCAGTTGAAAAGCTAGAAAATACTGAATACTGGAAGGAATATGTTGAAGCACTAGACGCGCACAAACTCGTTGATGTCGAAGCTTCGGACTTAATTCAAGAAGCCACAGAACACATGATTCTTTTATATCGGCTCGGGGTAATTAATTCTTTCGCGGATGTAAACCTTTTTAGACACTCTGTTTATCGGGCCGTACAAAGATATATACATCGGCAAAAACGCGAATGGACGGAAATAGATATTGCCGATGTGAAAAACAAAACGGCAGAGAACGAAGCCCTTGCTCGGATAGAATCGTCAACGGTGATTGAAGCTATTTTAAAACATCTTAAAGATGCAGCGCGTTCCAATGTCAATCTTAATACGCTAGAATCGATTTACAAGCTTGTTTTGATACAGGGATATAGTCAAGCGTACACAGCGGAAAAGCTCGGCATATCGCAACAAAGAGTTAGTAAAACAGTAGCATATGTTAGAGAGAAACTGACAAGCCCCGAAATTATCGATATTATTCATGAAATGCTTATTGTTTAAACAGAAGCATTAAAGAGTGGTATAAACCACTCTTTTTTTTTTTTTTTTGAAAGTGTAGTAAAAACCGTCCTAAAAACTCGTGTATAGTGTCGGTCGCTCGGTCGGTCGGTCGCTCGGTCGGTCGGTCGCTCGGTCGGTCGGTCGCTCGGTCGGTCGGTCGGTCGGTCGCTCGGTCGGTCGGTCGCTCGGTCGGTCGGTCGGTCGGTCGCTCGG